GCGGTGGTCACGTACCGCGAGCTTTTGCAGGTGGTGCGCCGCCTCGAGGAAGTGGGGGCTTTGAGCAGCCCATTGGGGTTGCCAACCCAGCTGGTGCAGCGTGCTATTGAAATCGAAGAAAGCAACGGCGTGACGCCTTGCGAGACGCAAGTGCATTGACTGTTGCAAATAGATGGCCCTCGCATCAGCTGTAACTGATCGAGGGCACGGCCCAGAACAAGGATGATTGTTATGGACATTTATGTGATGGCCAGGTTTTGGTCCAAAGTCAATCTTCATGGGCCAGAGCACCCCAAATTGAAGACTTGCTGTTGGATTTGGCCAGTGGCCAAAGGACACCGGTATGGGACATTTTACATCGATGGCAAAAATGAGATTGCTCATCGGGTAGCCTGGTTCCTAGCCAATGGAAAATGGCCGAGCCCAAATGCTCTTCATCGTTGTGACAATACCTCTTGCGTCAGGCCTGATCACCTGTTTGAAGGAACTCAGAGGGACAATGTCAATGACATGTTGGGCAAGCACCGTCAGGCAGTAGGTGAATTCAATGGGAAATCTAAGCTAACTAGTACTCAAGTCGCAGAGATCAGGGAAATGTACTCTGAGGGAGGAGTGACCCAAGCATCCTTGGCCAGATTGTACTTCGTAAGTGAAAGTAGAATCTCCAAGATAGTTTCTCGTAAAGAGTGGCGGCATGCCAAGTAAATCTAAGAGTTACGCTGCCGGGCATGCTTGCCCAGAATGTGGTTGCCGCATGCTCCATAGAGATAGCGACAAGGGGAAATTTCTGGGATGTGAACGCTTTCCGGTGTGCGTTGGAACCCGTCCTATTGGTCCTGGCCCGCACTCGTACACCAAGCTGCTGCTGGCGGCTTACGACAAGGCTTTGGTCTTCCTGAGTGGACCGAAGCTTCTCGGGCCAACAACTGCTTCCATGTGGCTGTTGTCTCACGCACTGGGCTTAGAAGAAGGTGAATTTCCTCTTGAGAACCATAAGGCCAACGAATTGGCCAATGACGCCCTCGAGCGCGGGGTGGATGCAGCCATCACATACCTGGCAGGTATTGGGATAGACCACGACTTTCTGGTTTCTGCGCACAATGAACGAATGCTGGGGATCAAGTCGAGACTTCGGTACAACACTGCCCCTATCCAGCTGCGGAACATGCCAAAGGCGGTTATTCAGCGCAGGTACGACATGGGAACCATCGAGCAGTTTGAGGCTGCCATTACCACGGATTGGGTGAATGATGGGCAGCACTGTCCCCGCTGTGGTGGTTGGGCTGAATCCATGCGTAATGTGGCTACACGCGAGTTGATGGACGTCTTCGATGAAGGGTTTGAATTCGCTGAGACTAAAATCTTCGAGTGTGGGGAATGCGGTATCTTTACTAAGAAAAAGAACACGTACACGTATGAGATAGACAAGGACACACCGGGGGTTGCTGCAGGCATTACCCTGGGGACTACAACTTTCAAGAGAAAAACGGAGGACTAATCATGTTGAAAATTGTTGCAACCTACAGCGTTCAGAGAATCATTGAGGTAGAGGGCTTCGACAGCGTCGACGAAGAAGGAGCCCATGACGCCGTGGCTAGCGCCAGTTCATCGGTCGTAAAGAAACTTGAGGACGAGGGATGGAAGGTCAGTACAATTGACCTGGAGTCCGCCGATGAGTTCGAGGACGATGAAGATGACGAGGACGAAGACGACGACGATGACGATGATGAAGACGACGAGGGCAATGAGTCCACGTGAGTAGGCTACAGCTGCTTCAACAGCGCGTGCTACTTGCCGCGAGGAACTGGTGGGTAAGTAAACGCCCCAAGGATGCCAGCGAAAAGAGCCACCTCAGCAATTCCACAGTGAATACAACCACGGTCCTGGAGCATCAATTGGCCAGGGCTGTGGCTACTCTGGTGAAGGAAGGGTGGACTCCAAATGAGACTCGGCAGCTTGTGGAAGACCTTTTGGCTTGTGCCAAGGGCTTGGACAAGGGCAATTGGCGTACTTGCGATGAAGTCATCAATCGTCACGAGATCTTTCGACGTGCTGAGGTGTTTTTGGGAAATCGTGAAGTCGTTGAGGATTGTGCCCCGCAGGCACAGAGACCAAGGCGGCTCGTACGTATCCAAAGCAGAGATGGCAGCCGCTGAGGAATTTGAGAAAAAGCTGCGCCCTGAGTACCCATTTCTGCGGATCTACATGGATGCTACCAACTGCTCGTACAAGGAGGCTGAGCATGCTTTCAATAGAGCGGCGGCGCGCAAGGAGACGGAAGAAAAAGCTGCTGCTCAGCAGAGTGGTCAAAAATCCGACAAAGCTGGCTAAGCGACGCGCAAAGAAGCTCAATCGTGACGGCAAACGCATGGAGCGTACCATTGAGTGTAGTATGCGTAAAGAGGCTGTTGGGCATGCGGTAGCAGTCGATGGGATTGACCTTGAAGACGGTGACAAGCTTCCATTCACCAACGATCCTGATCCGAAAAAGAATGGCATCTACAAAGTAACTCTAGGGAGGTGGGACCGTCTATGAGTAAGCGCAAGAAGAAAGTCCACAATCCCAGGACTCAACCTTGGTGGGGCAAGACCAAGTCTGCTCCAGTGGCTGCGAAAATCATGGAGAGGAAAATACAGGGAGCCATGGGCAGACAGCACCCCCCTGAGCAGCAGTGGTTCACCCTTGGTCATCCACCTCACCTCTATTCGAAGTCAACTCCATACGATCCGCCTAAATCCCCATGAAGGTGATGAGATCTCGGGGTTCAATCTTGCCGGTGGAGGCCTCGCCCGACGCAACGCCAGAAGACATTGTCGCTGTGCACATGGAGGTCAAGTTCCTCAATGGTTGGATGGCGTACACCGTGAAAAGTCCTCACGATCATGTGCGCTTCAGAAAGGGTGAAACAGTTCTGGTGAAGTTTGGAAAGGATCTCCTGAAGCGTTTGGCCGTAACCGTAAAGTACGTAAGGCAACGCTGGGATGGCAGCAAGTACGTGGACAAGTACGAACTCACTTACCCCAAACCGAACTATTGGTTCTGGCCTGGTCTCGAGGATGAGGTACACGCTCGGCAAACTAGGCAATTTCGCATGAGGGGGCGCAGCGAGAAGCGTGTGCTGAAACCCTACTGATGGAACAACTACTTCTGCCGTACTTTGCAGGGGAAGAGTTCGAAGCGCTCTTGTGCCGGCCTTCTTTGCAATCCCCCGCTTGGAGGCATATAGCTAACACGATGTTCATGTCCCAGCAAAGTTGGGAGGACATCCTGCGTTGGCAGTATTACAACGAAGATCAACTGGAGTTTTCATTCATGAATGTGCCCAAAAGCTACTTAGATACACCCAAGAACCCTATACGCAAGGTGCTTCGCGCTATGACAGGAAGGAAGCCACCAAAGTACGTGCAGGGCTACAACTACAACAATCTGACCGATAGGCAGTACCAAAGTCTTCAAGACTGGGCTGCGCAGCATGTCACCCCTAGGTGGCTCACAGGCATTGGCCTCATCGAAGCGGCAGAACGTCAAGTGAATGAAGCCGTAGATAATGGGAACATCCCGCCGGAGAACGAGGGATGATCAGTTTTTCTGCCAAGCACGAGTTTTCTCCACAAGAACAGTTGCTTCTTGAGCAGCTCTCCGTGCTAGTAGCGAGAATTCCCGAAGAGATTGCCAGCCCAATCAGGTGCCACGAACTTGTCAGGGCAGTGGGCAATCTGTACCAAATGCAGGTGGTGGACGGGCACTACAACAGAACTGAGCACTCTTGGCTGTACACCAGGAACAAGCCCCGCACTGCCAAGAACTACATCTTGGATGTCTACGCAGTGGGCAGGCTGCCCATGGTGCAATTGATGGATGCGTACTACTACCGAGATGTGTACGTTGAATCGCAAGCGCGGGATGATATCGACCACAATGTGGTTGGGCAAATACTGGGCTGCTTGACAGCCTGGTCCCACCAATGGAAGACACTTCAAGTATGAAACGAATCCTGATCCTCGACACTGAGACCACTGGCACCGACAAGGAGATACACTGGGTTGTCGAAATAGCCGCCATTCTCTACAGTATCGAGCACGCCACACCCATCATGACGTACTCAGGCCTCATCCCGGGCACGATGAATTTGGCGGCAGAGTTCAATGGCATCCCTCCAGCTCTGTTGAAGCAGGCAGGCACGCTGGGGGCTACTTGTGCGCTGCTGGATGAGATGCAGATGAACGCCGACGCCATAGTGGCTCACAGCGCCCAGTTCGACTATGACTTCGTAACGAAAGAGCAGTATTGGGGCTTTGACTGGGACGGGCTTCCGTGGATTTGTTCCATGCGGCACATCCGTTGGCCCAAGCACATCAAAAGTCGCAGCCTGGTGTCATTGGCGTTGGCGCACGGAGTCCCTATAGTGGCAGCACATCGTGCCTTGACCGACTGCGATATTCTGGCCAGGTTGCTTACGAAGGTGAGTGAGTCGGGGACTGATCTCGAGTCTCTGCTTGAAAAAGCGATGCGTCCTCGTGCCCTTGTGGAAGCTTTGACCACCAAAGATGAGAAGGACTTGACGTACCTGTGGGGCTTCGACTGGGATCCTGCCCATAGAAAGACTTTGCGGGAAATGCCCCCGGAGGATATTGATGAACTCCCCTTCAAATGCAGGATCCTCCGTGAAGCGCCCACTCTTGCTAATGGGGAAAGCGACGTAGATACAAAGGCCACGGCGTAGTCCGGCACTGCACTCTTTGACGGAAGATGCAGAGAAATTCATCCCCACTTCTGAAGCCACGCTCGCCGACGAGGTGGGGATCCGCATGGAGAGGACTATTGCAGGCTCCCAGGACCATTTGGTCCCTTATAGAACCCGCAATGCACACGGCAAGAAGCTTCGAAAGGGACTTCCCTGCCATGTGCGACGTTCTGCCGCAGGCCACATCATCGTGCTCGTTTCCACGACATACTTGGACCCCACGGTGCACGACTCAAAGCTCTATACTCGGCTCACTTTTGAGGGGTCTTGGTACTTGAGAGGCTACGAGAACAAGGAACGACTCAACAAGATTTACAAAACCCGCAAGTCCAAGTACTTTGTGGGATGCAAACCATTCTAGGAGAAACCACATGATTCATTACGTTGGCGGATTTCTGTTCGATACCAATCAAAGGTATATTCTGCTCATCGAGAAGAACAAGCCAGAGTGGATGAAGGGCTTGTACAACGGCGTTGGCGGCCGCATCGAAGAAGGCGAATCCTCTTTGCAGGCCATGGTGCGCGAGTTCAAAGAGGAAACCGATCTAGACGTCGAGCATTGGAATCCCTATTGCACGATGGTCGGGGACAATGACGGTGGATGGGACGTCGAGTGGTTTTGGGCTGTACTACCAGAGCAAATTCTGCGTAAAGCGCGCACAGCCATGAAGGAAGAAGTTCGTGTCACTACGGTGGCTGCCGTCATGGCGTCCGAAATACCGCTCATGGCCAACCTGCCTTGGCTTGTTTCCATGGCTATCGTCAATATCTTCGGTAAAGATCGCTGCAGCCACCATGTGGTTCACGAAGAGGGGGTGGTGCAGGATGACCAGGAAACCTCTGAGCACGAAACAACTACGGGTTCTTGAAGCTGCCTGTGTAGGGTTCATAGACAAGTACGAGGTGAGCTGCGAAGGGTCAGCCTATCAAGTGGACAGAGTAAATGAGGCAGCTCCTGAGCTTTTGATTGCCGTAGGCAAGATTGTGGGGTTTCATGAGTATGCCGACTCAGGATAAGCATTTTACGTCCAGCGAGTGCGAGTCCGCAGTAGACCTCGAGGATAGGCTCTACTGTAACTGGTTAGCCCCGGAGATAGCTGAAGCTCTGAAGACATTGGTGGGGCGATCTATTACGGAGAACAATCCATTGCCTGACCGTTTCAGCTTTCTGTGCTCCAATGGGGAGGCATATCGGGCGCGCATCGCTGACTGGGAGCCGCGTACCATGATCATCAAAGTGGAAATACCTCTGACCAACCACAATGCAGAGCTTGAAGTCGCCGTCAGCTACTGAGTTCACCCACGACGAGGTTTGGGAAGCCTTCGAGTTCGAGGAGCGCATTTACAAAAAGCACCTCCTGGACGAGATGAGCATTCAAGTAATGGATCTCATGACGCAGAAGGCCAAGAGCAATATCCACCTGCGTGGCTCAGTCACTGCCGGGCAGTTCGCGGCCATGAACCCTCCAGAGCTCGTCACAATACTTAGTGAGGAAGTACGCCTGACTTGGAAGTCCTTTGGAGAAGAGGGCATTGAGGTTGAGGCGTACACCTCAGTTGGTACATGGCGCTTGATGCTAGGATTTTGAGGTGACTATGGCCAAAAAGTTCGACAAAAGGTTCAACAAGGAAAAGAGCGTGGTCCTCGGTATGGCGCAGGGTCTCACCGTCGATCAGGCGCTTGACGCCATTGAGTTCGAGGAGCGCATGGAGCGTCGCATAGCCGAGGATGCGATACGGCCGATAGCTATTGCCACGCACGTTCCCGTTCACTACCTATTGCCACCTCTATGACTTACACGCCCGCCTCGCACCAGCTCATCTCCCACGAGGATTTCCGTAGCTCTTGAGCTCGAGACAATCATCAATCGTTACCTGTGGCGTCAATGGATGGCCGATCTATTGGGGAGTATGTCGTGGGAAGACACAATACTCCCGGACAGCTATTCTACATTCAGGAGAGAGTACATGGGTCAATTCATCGAGGAGCAAAATCGCGTGTACGAAAAGGCTCTCCTTGGTGCGCTCATGCACCCAGTGAAGCCTTTGGTAGTGAAAATGCCACCTTTCTTCGAGGAGAAATACATTGACGAAAGACGGTTGTTCCCCCGAACAAATCCGAGATGCTCGGAGACTTGAGCATGTACTCGATGGAGGCCTGGACCCTGCTTGGTTGTTGAAAAAGAAGCATGCTGAAGTTGAAGTAACTTTCTCAAAGGTCAATGTAAGCAGATGGCTGGCCAGGCATGGTTGGGATCTCGTGGACAATGGGTTTCACAAGCTGTGGAGTCACCCTGAGCGGAAGCTAGAAGGCTTTCGAACACCACATGCACTTATCCGCACTGCTGAGTGGCTTGTGGCCGACATCCTTGTAGACATGGGCTGGGCCCGCGTGGATGCCAAGTACGGTAATGGGGACGTGGCTTTCGCCAAGTTCATCGAGCCTGGCAAATACCGAATATCCAAGGGCAGGCCTGTTTGCCTCCCTGGCGCTGAGAGGCACAGAGTCCAATACGCAGCTAGGATTGCTGGGATGAGGACTGAATGAGCACAGTAACCAGTAGGCGCAGGTACAAACGTGAGCGCAAGCGCTTCAAGCAAAGGCGCATCAACAAAGTGGCTGCCCGCATGGAAATCAAAATCTTGGAGAGCCTCTCCGCGAGCAGAAGCGCCATATTGGCAAATGCTGCTGACGCGGCCGTACAACAAATTAGGCAGCGTGATGTTCTTTCAGGAAACGTTGAGTATGGCAAAACCCAATACCGAAGCAGTACCAAAGTACGCTGATGAACTTTCTCAAGCTCGAGCAATGGAATTCAGCTTCGAAGGCATCAACCCAGCCAATTTCCTTCGGGAGATCAGAATTAGCCCTGCTCCCAATGGGCAATGGGCACAGTTGTCGAATTGGCTGCGCGATTACGGTTGGGAAGTTATGGACAGTGGTACCTCAATCACCGCTGAGTGGTGGGCTGCCCCTCTCCCCAAGGGGCATAGCAGAATCCTCGTGACTATTGAAGAGGCACTTCGAAGGCAGGCATTTCGAGTTTTGGCCACGCATCTTCGCGAGGTAGGCTACAACGTGCAGTACACCATCGACCGAGGCATGGTCATTGGCTACGGCAAATGCCTGCTACCTGGCTCCTACAAGAAAACTCGGGGCAGGATTTTGTACCGTGGCTCCCCCATCACATTGACTATGGCCGCTGTACGGGAGGGCTTTCTATGAGCCCAGACTCAGGCTGTGCCACTTCACCCCTCGTTGGCTACCACATCCAGAGAGGTGAGTTGTTCTTCGGCGATGACCGCCATGGACCAGACGAAACCCTATGGCTCCCATTCAGTGACCCATTTGTCTGTCGCTGGTGGGAGCTGCACAATGTCCAGAAATTCTTGAAGCTCGGCGACATCATCCGAGTTTCATTGGATGGAGTGCTGGTGTGATGGCCACCCGTAAAGAACGTAGGGAGCGCCGACAAGCCTCCAAAATCGCAGCCAGTATGGAGAAGCGCTTCCTGAGTGGTGCATTGCGTGAGGAGTTAGCAGAGCTGAGGCTCAATGAGTTCGATGACGGTCTTCCAGCCCAGAAGCAGCTCGAGCAGCTGGAAGATCGCCACTGTCTGGGGGTTATGGCAGGAATTGCCCTAGGCCTGCCCGGCACAGAAGTGAATCAAATCATGCGTGAGTATGAAGTCCCTGTAGCCAGGAACATATTGTCGCGCACACCGCACTATCCTTTGCCGAACCCCCTGTTCAATACAGACCCAGACCCCACCAAGTTCGACCCAGTCACTGGCAAGAGAATTGCCCGATAACTACAATTGTGAGGAATCAATATGAGAATTATTGCCAATACTAGTGTCAACGTTTGCCCTCCAACCGATTGGAATAAGGGCTATTTGATTGAGTACGACTGTCAGATTGTCGAGGAGTCTGAAATAATCGGCGTAGCCAAAGCAAGCCGTTTGGTCGTGGGTCAAATTGAGTCTTCCGGTTCGTCTGACTACGTCACAATAGCGAGCGTGTGCAGGGCTACCTGCGATGAGGCCTGGGAGGATGTGGCCAGGTTTTTCTACGTGGACCCCCAGTCCCATAACGCACAGCATGTACGCCTCTTAGAGAACGTAAACCTGCCTGTCGAAGACTTCTTTTTGGTCACCAACATACTCATTGATGAAAAATACTGGGGCAGGAACATTGAAGCGGCTGTGCTTCAGGCCATGATGGATACGCTGGCTTGTCAGTGCTCAATAGTGGCGTATCGCCATAGACTTGCATCCTCCGTTGGTTCGTTTCTAGCGGCACTGGCTCCCAACTGTATGGAACGTTTTGATTTCTGGATGCCTAGATACCAGGTTTATCCCCGCTTGAGAGAAGTCGTTGCATGTGAGGGGGTGCAAGGCTTCAAAGTGATCGAAAATGAGAAACCACAAGAGTTGGATCCGGTGCTCGAAGAGGCCGCCCAGAAAATATCAGCGTTGCTCGACCCAGACCCGAAGAGTATCAACTAGGGCGTACTATGGCCGCCTTCACCCGTAAAGAGCGCCGGGAAGCCCGCAAGTTCGAACGACGCCTGGCCAAAAGGCTCAAGCGGCAGCAAACTCCCGGGGTGGCCATAGAACTTCCTCCCATGACCATCACCAATGTCCGGATGACCCATGGACTGCTCACTATTGAGGGCATCGATGAAAATGGCGCCAAAGTGGTTAGGACTGGGGAAGTACAAAACCCCGAATACCCACCCGAGTATTCTATAAGCATAGGAAAGACCCCCTGAAATGGCCAACTACAGTCCTGAAGAAGTCAATGCAGCCGTAACCAAGATTGTGCGGTCGAGTGTCACCCATCCCTCGGGTATTCTCGGGAACAGAGACACGCAGACGACATTCAACGAATTGCAAGAAGCGGCTGCGGGGGTCTTTGTACTTTACTACAACGCCCCCTTCTATTGCATCGGGCTGGGTACCACAAGAGTCGTCGATTACGTGACAAATCAGCGGGGAACGGTGACCCAGCTCAAGGAAGCAGTCGAAGTTACAAACAAGCTGACTACCCCCATCAGCGATATCTCCCCAATAGCTAACGCCAATGCCGCCCTCGAGGCCCTCGGGAGCGCCGTAGCCAATCGAAAGGACGGCTTCCAGGACATGGAGAATGTTCCTGCCTACAAGCGTTACTCAGCTGCCATCAATCAGTTCGTCACGGCAGGGGGAGGGAACATCAAGACGGTGACGACCGACCCGGTGAGTGGCGCTACTACGTCCCGCGTCACAGACACCCCCGCCGGGGCTCGCGCCCAAATCCCCTCCCTCGTCACCAGCATGCAGACTCAGCACCAAGACCTCATCTCCCGGGTTGGGCTGCTTGCCAATGCGATGGCGGACTTTGGTTCAATGAACCTGCCCCAGAACACAGCGCAGGGAGTCATCTCCCGCTCGAGTGCTGTGCTCAAGGGGCATTACGACACGCTGGAATCCCAGGATGAGAACACGCGCCTCACCAACCTCCGGGCAATCATGCTGGACCTACTCACACAGCAACCATTGGTAGAGAAATACGGCAAAGCGCTGGCTCCAAACGAGTACATCTCTGCCAACGCAGTCGGCATGGCCTACAGTGATACGACCAATCTTTCTACGCCAGCTGCAGTCACGAGTGATATTCAAGGCCCCTACGCCATTACCGCGGCGAACCAGTTCATACGGCTCATCATCGATGGCAGCACAACCTTCGACTACCCATTGCCATTGGGCATGGTGGCTGCCATCAATGGGACGCTTCAAGAGCCATTCACTATCGCTGCTGGGGTCAACGATAGGCTTGATATTCTGTTCGATGATCCCGATGTGCCCACCCCCACAACCTTCAGTATCCCAATTACGGCGGGGACTCTTCGTACTTCATCTGCTGTTGCCGCGGAAATCAATGCCGCGCTGACGGGTACTGAGTTGGTGTGCGAGCGTTCTTTTTACCCCCTCAGATACGACAACCTCGTGACAGTGGCCTCGTTGGGCGGCAACAACGCTCGTTTCATGCCTTTGGCAGGTGGGCTTTCCGGGCTTGGTATCGCGGCGGGCGATGAGCTGGATATCCTCACTGGTCCAGACGCAGGGACAGTGTGGTCAATCACGTTTGTGGAATCAGCGGGCACTTATGTGGATGCAGTGGGCTCTGCCCCGGTGACTCCTGTCTCATTGCCTGATGACGTTGAAGTGAAGGTGGGTCCAGCCGCTAGGACGTTGAATTTGCGTGATGTCAATGCGGACACTAGCCTCAATCTGCGCAGGACAATTCGTCTGCCGAACACGGATTCGACCTCCAACAATACGGCGGCTACATTGGGCTGGTATCCAGGCATGGAATCCCGCTCTCGGCCAATAGCAGCCAAGAATTTGGCCAAGAATCTCTCGTCTTCCACGTCCGTCATTGCGGCCACAGCCGTGTTCGAAGTGACCCACTACTCTGGAAGAGCTCGCTCGGATGCATCCAATGCAGGAGTCGTTGTGCTGTCCAAACTGGAGGCCGAGGGCACAATCACCGATGGGTTCAACATTGTGTTTACGGCAGGCGCTGGTGTGGACCTCTCAGTGGTCAGGCTATTTGATCATATTGTAGTTCGTTCCAGCGTGGCTTCTGCAGACATCAACGTAGAAGGCGTCATCACAGCATTGGATGCCACGACGATCACAGCCTCCATGAATTCGTCCATCACTGCAGGCGCCGTGGGCATCGAGGTTGGGCCGGGGCTCATTTTCCACTTTGGGGACATCCTCAACATCCTCGATGGCAACAACCAAGGCCGCTACTCTGTGCGTGATTCCCAAGGGGTGGGCACTACATGTTCCATTGAGGTGCCTGTAGAGGGGCCGTTGCCCATTCCAAAGGATGGAGCGAATCCTGCAGTCTTCAACGTAGAGTTCGGTGCTGAGTTTTTGTCCTTCGGTAGCCGGCTGCAGCAAATCTCCAGCAGTGTGCAGGTCAACAACCAACCTGGCACTCATGGGGCAGAGTACTTCTTCTATACCTCGAGTTTGCCTGCATCTGCGCGCGGCACTACCCCCTATCTGCAGTTCAGCTCGTGGCCTGCGGGGATCGAGGTAGGAGACCTCATTCTCATTTACGAGACAGATATCGAGGTGGTGACTCGAGAGTTCGTTGTGGCGGATGCCACAGAAGCCAACCTGCGCGTGGTGAAGATTTCACCTGAGATTGAGTCTACGGCTAGCTACCTATTCATGCCCAACCAGAACCCACCGTTTGCGCTGATTCGTGTTGCCAAGGTGGCGGACTATGTGACGCTGAAGACTGGCCTCGACGCCTGGCTGGCTGCAGCGCCGCAACAGACGCAGTTCTTCCGTGACTTGGCCCGTTTGCTCAATCCCGTGCTGCTAAATGCGAACCCTACATCGGCTGAGGTCAATACTGCAGTGTCTCAGCTACAAGTGCTTTTGGACAGCCTAGACAACCTCAATAATGCACTGCTTGTCTACAGCTCGCCTGTCGAGCCTTCGATTGATGCATTATTGGCCAGTTTCAGGGATAAGGGATCTGATAGAGCCATTGATCTTTTGCTGGGCGGACAGTTCAGCGCGTTCTTTGGGCTCGATATGGAGAGTACAAGCTATTCAGGGACTCTCACCAAGAGTGCTCGAGAGCTTGCTACCAACGACTTGCCCATGCGTAAGACGAATCGCACAAACCTCACCGGGCAGACCAGCATTGGCGTGATCCCTGATGAGAAGGATTTTGAATTCAACTCAGACGATGCAGATTCACCTGCGACGCCTGACATACCGGTAGGCGCCGACATCGTGACGCCGGGAGCGAGCTATTGATGACTACCACGACTAAGCAACTAAAACCCCATCCCATGAAGGGCAAGAAGCGCGGTCCGATAACTAAAGAGCGCAAGGCAGAGCTAGCGCGTTTACGAGATCAAGCTGAGAAAGACAGAATATCTCAGGTAAGGGCAGGCATATTGAAGCTCCCTTTGGTGGATGTATGGGTGGTGCGGGTTGATGCTAGAGGCCGAGTCTCCATACTGAAAACCAAGGCTCGCTCCACTCTCTCCGTAGGCGGTACGCTTTACTACAGGCACGATGCTCACAGGCTGGTGGGAAATGATTCATCAGGGAATCGCATACCGCCCAGCAAGTATGTGTATTTTCGTGACTGCTACGAAGTGAAGCGCGTGGCTGAAGCGATGGCTGAGGAGAAAAGGGAGGCTATTCTGTGTGAAGCTACGCTGCGGCTGAGTAGAGCCACAGCCGTCAAGGTGTTGGCGCAGGCTCAAATGGATGAGAGAACACCCATCATCGAAGACCCAGAACTTCAGGCGTCGTATTGACATGGCCGCGAACGACGAACAAGAGTTGAGCCAGCGCGTAGAGGACAGGGCAATGCTACAAGGAGAATCTGTAACTATGGGTATGCTGCAAAAATTGGAGAACCTCAAACGGCAACAGTTGGCTAAGGCGGCAAAGCCTACGTTCAAAGTAGTGGCCGTGCACACGACTAAAGAAAATCCAGTCGAGGCCATGGAGACCTTGGAGCATTTGGGATTCAGCCAGAAAGTACAAGAGATCATAGATTGCTCCGTTCAACGGCTAGTGAATGAGTGGTTAGCCAGGCCTGACCATGAAGTTGTGAACTACCTAGGCATGGTGGCGCTTTTGGCTGAGTCTGATGATGGGGCCTATTTGAACTTGTTGCCGCTTGAGGAAGGTATAACCAACCTTCGCTGGCTCGCAGAGCAGCGCACCCTGGTTTACATGGACAGGTTCGATAGTGACATACGCAAGCCAGTTCCAGGGCACATGCACAAGTTGCCCATCTACGTGTTCGTCAGGCTTTCAAACGAGAAGGCAAATGTCGGCATCTTCTTCATGGGTAAGAAGGCTTGAAAAGGCAAAGGGCAGCGTTGAAAGCGCGCTGCCCTGCCCGTCTGCTACAGAGGGAAGCCTAGCCTGTCTTTAGTCCCTTGAAATACTGTGTCGTCGTAGGTCATACCGTCATCGGTAGCTGCGGCGCCAGGGAACTTGGTTTCCAGGGAGTGCCCCAGAGCATTGGCTACTTCAATTTGTTCTGTCAATAGGCCTTCCTCGGTAATGAGGCCCCTCTCGGTGAGCAACTGAATGAGAGCGGTCAGCTTTGCGTTGGTTCGAAGATCTGCTTCCTTTGCATCTTGTATTGCCAGGAAGGCACCATCGGTACTGTCTCGAGTACCGAGCTGCCAGTTAGCGAATACAACTTTCCATTGGGAAATACGTGTCATCAGGTGTGCCAGCTGTTGTCTCAATTGTGGGAGTCTGTCATGGTGTGGCATAGCGTTGTCTTTCTTAGGAGGAGAAGGAGGGTTGGGCTGGTGCGTTGGCGAGATAGGTGGCAGCTGCGGAGTCCACTCCTGCCACGGTAGTTGCAGCCTCGACGGCCAAAATGACGGTTTGCGCTTCGGCGTAAAGCCCAACTACGTAGACGCCAATGGCTTCGACCACAGCCGTAAAGCCATTGGCGTTGACGATGTCGGTGTACGTTGTGCCGTCTCGTGAGTACACGCGGTATGGGAACGACAGTCCCAGAGAATTCCATTTGCCTCCAATGGATTGCCAGTAGAGCCAGCGGCCTTGGTCCGCATCGGTAACGGCCAAGTGCTTGCCTGAACTGGCTGGGTATTCAACGCCAAGCCCCCAGTCGATGTAGGCCTCCCGGGCATTGCAAACGGCAGTAATAACCCTCGCTTTCTCCGCAACCAGCTCGGCGGCATCTACCACTGCCTTTTCGGCGGGTGACATTTCCACAATGAGATCCCCCGAAACCTTGCAGTACTTGATGGGCACTGTTTCCAGGATGGTGAGATCGGGGTTGATGATCCATTGTTCCACCGGATAGTCTGGCGTATTCACGCTGTACAGAATCTCCAGTGGCACGGCTGTTCTATTTACAACTGTGGCCATTACGCATTCCTTTCTTCGAAGAGCATCCTATCGAAACTCGGGTTAGATTCGGGCATAAGAGCTCAGAGGTGATTATGACAGACCGCCACTACGCGTACATCGTGACATTGGACCACGATATTCGAGAAGACGATTCCCAACCGTTGATCGACGCAATCGGCTGCATGCGCTATGTAATCTCGGTGGAACCCCTTGTGGCCGATATCGCTGTTCATGCGGCAGAGGCTAGGGTAAAGCACAGGTACTACATGGCCATGTGGGAGGCAGTGAGGCAGGTATTTGAAGGAAAGAAGAAACCCGATGACACCTGAACAAAAACGTGAACGTTTGGCGGAGATTAGCGCCACTTTGCGCGCAGCCATCAACCCAAGGGGGGATATAGAGGCTGTGGTTGTGGTGGTCAGTACAAAAGACGGTGAGTTCGTGGGTATTGCCTCGAATGTCTGCACAGAGCGAGCTGACGCGATTCTCAACGCGGCGGCCACAAGGGATGGCCATGTTGACCATTCCACTGAGCCTGGTGTTTTTGAGGTGGACACTGCCACCAACGTATCTATCGAAGACTTTTCACTGGCCTGTTTGCGTGTCAATGACGGCATGGCACTGCATCGGGGACACAAGATGCTCTTGGTTGCGCAGCAAGTCCGAGAGGACAATGGCCCCGTAGTCTTCAACGGCAGGCTGTGGGTGAAAGTTCCTTATCAGGTAGGTGACGTTTTCAAAGTGATGAGTGGCAACAAGTACTCTCTGACGTATTGGGTCTGCGTGTCACCAGGGCACTTCGTGATGGCCACTCGAGAAGCCGCCTTGAAGTATGTAGCTAGCAAGGAGCCAATTCCCGATGTCTGACTGTACCGAGTGCGCATGCCCGCACCATTGGCACAACTACATCACCGGTCTTTGCTACGGATGTGGCAAGACGTGTGCGACTGAAGTTCGACCTCCGCAGATACCCTTCGAGCTGGCGCAGGACATGGATCAGGTGAAATTGGAGGCATTGACCACCCGTTGTGATGGATAATGGAGGTGATCCCGCCATGGCAAACTACGCTCCTCCTGAGAAAATAGAAGAGGCCAAACGTCTCCGTAGGCTTGGGTATTCGCTCAGGTCCATTTCTAAAGCACTTGGTATGCACCGCGAAACCATCATGGAGCACGTCGGCAAAATCAGCCGTTCTGACGCAATGCGCATGTATCACGAACGTCGGAAGGGCAGGACTGAGTTTTCCCTTGAGGCATGCGTGGTACGAGAAAGGAAGCAGAGGTTCGTGCCAATAGGCGAGGACTCCGAGGGCTATGAGCAGGAAACTGAGATAGTCAGCTTGCTCGATGAAGGGTCAGTGCCAGAGGATGTTGTGGAGCCCATCGCAAAGAGTGTGGCAAAAACAGTGGGGCAGTACAGGTTCGACAGGCGCACCCGGCTGACAGTCGAGGAAGAGTTTGAGCTTTGGAAAGCGTGGAAAGTGAATGGCGATGTCTCGGCGCGTGATCTGATAATTCGATGCCACATGCACTACGTCGAGCAAATTGTCCACATGCTCCCAAGCTACGGCGTCCCGTTTGACGTACTGATAGCAGAAGGCAACTACGGCTTGATCAAGGCGTTGGACAAATTTGAGCCAGAGCGTGGGCTGCGATTCATCACCTATGCCGCATGGTGGATAAAGTCGACGATCTCCAATTACATCCGCGTGTCTCGCACAGTCATCAATCGGGAGTTAGTCAGAAGCGGCGTAGTTTACAAGCTTCGTCGAGAGTACGCGAGAGCTATGAATCTAGTGGGTAATGACCACGATGCAGTTGTGTCCATGGTGTCTGAGCGGGTGAAGTTGCCAGTCGGAAAGGTTAGGGACTTGCTGCAGAGACTGAACTCTTACGACGTGTCGTTGGACAAGAAGTTTGGGGACGATTCCAACCAAGCATTGGTTGATACTTTGGCGGCAGACACGGCTACACCTGACGCAGGGCAGGATGCACGTGAACAAGATTCTTCCCAAAGGGCACTCGTCGCCCCGGCGTTGGGGCAATTGGAGCCTCGAGAACGATTCATTGCAGAGAAGCGTTTTATGGAGGATGAACCACCGAGCCTGGCTGAACTCGGCAGGCAGCTTGGTGTGTCCAGGGAGCGGGTGCGGCAAATCGAAACTAAAGTCATTCGTAAGCTTCGTAAAACGTTGGGGAAAGCCCAAGTCATTGGTGTTTGAACAGTCAAGGGTAGGTACAATCATATGACGTACGACTCAGATAGTTGGGATGGCGAGCATGCTCTGCCAATCTTGTATTCACGCACGGCCACAGGGGCCGTCAACACGTGGGAGGTTTGGCTAGACAAAGGCGGCGGAGTTGTAGTGCGCTGGGGCCAGAAGGATGGAACCTTGCAAACGGCCACCTTCCAATGCGAGCGCAAGAACGTGGGTCGTGCCAATGCGACCACTGCGGTGGAGCAAGCTCGCCTCGAGGCCATCTCCAAGTGGAAAAAGCAGCTCAAGAAGAAGTACTACGAGAAGCTCGAGGACGCGGAAGGCCCGCGACTGCGGCCCATGCTGGCCCTCAAGTTCGATGACAAGAAGGCCAAGCTCAAGTACCCAGTGGCAGTGCAGCCCAAGTTCGACGGCGTGCGCTGCCTGGCATACAAGGACGGCCCCCATGTGGTGCTCTACAGCCGCGGAGGTGATCCCTACGATGTGGAGCACATTCGTGGCGCCCTCGAGGGACTGCTCGAAGATGGAGAGATGCTGGACGGTGAAATCTACATTCACGGCATGAGTTTGCAGAACATCATCTCTTTGGTGAAGCGCCCACAAGAGGGCAGCCTGCAGCTCACGTACAACGTCTACGACTTCGTTCATCTCGACATGTATGAGTCGCAAGCCTGGTCTGAGCGTGTGGTGAATCACGAGGCATGGTTCGATTACGCCAGTGTCAATGGCTTGCCAGGCTTCATCAAGAAAGTGCTCACGGTTCCCGCCAACAACGAGCTGGAAGTCAAGAAGCTTCACGATCAGTTCGTGATCGAAGGATACGAAGGCGCCATCGTGCGCGTGCCTTCTGGGACGTACCGCATTGGCTACCGCTCAGCAGATCTGCTGAAGGTGAAGTCCTTCGATGATGGGGAGTTCATCATTGCCAGTTGGTCGGTAGGCAAAGGCAAGTTCGCTAATGTGCCCATTTTCAAGTGCAAAGTGAAGAACGGCAAAACGTTCGACGTTGCCCCTCGAGGCACAGATGAGGTGCGTTCGGAGTTGCTGAGGAACGCTAAAGCAATGGTCGGCAAGCCCTACACGGTGAGGCACTTTGGCTTTACCGACGAGGGAGTGCCTCGGTTCCCAGTGGGTATTGGTTTGAGAGAGAAAGGTACATGACGCTATGCAGGTAATTAGTTTTTCTCAGAAGGAAGGGTTTGCTGTCATCGAGGAGCCCACTCTGGATGTGGACGCAGATGTAAATGACGACGTAAGCGATGCTGAGTTCTACGGAAATCGGAAATTCACAAAGTACGATTGGGATCCTAAGCTCGCTAGGGAAGACGTCACCCCCGTGATGACCTTCTACACACGCCAACTTGGGTTAGACTGTCCTTGGGAGTTCTTGGCTGTGCTGGAGGGGAACCTCGGTGACAGCATCATAGTGACTAAGAGCAAGGCGGAGGAACTGGCTCTGCGTATAGCTCTAGCCCCGTTATGTCAGTCGCAGCAATTAGACTCGCTGCTATCCGATGCAGCGGACCATGTGAAAGCCATAACTACGCAGATTCAATTACTGAATTTAGGGTGACGGAGCAGCACTGTGTGGGCTGTATCTTCCACTACCCAAAGAATCTACCTTGGACGTGCGAACTGGAGAAGCATCCAGATACCTGTGGCTCTGCCAGGCTTGAAGCCCCTATCCCCAGTGAGGTTGTAATGGATCAGTTAGAGATAGAGAGAATTCAATTCAGTGTCATCAACGAGAGCGTGAGACAGCTAGGACCGCAATACGTGGCTTTGTTCAAGAAACTTCTGCTAGAAGCCAATGAGGCCACCAAGTGGGGGAAATGGGCTATTGACACGCTGGTCGATCATGATGCCAAAAGCAAAGTTGATTGTGAGGCAGTACTGAACGTCAACGACGAATTTGTTGCCGAAGAGGCGCGTACAGCGCTGAGCAAGTTCATGCGTGATTTAGTGAGGGCTACTGCCATCCTAGGGCCGAAAGAGCTGTCTAAAGTCGAGAAGAAATACATCGTGGATAAGCTGGGAGAAGTGTGCGGCGGAACTCCGTTGCAGGCCAATGCGGAATTCGCCAGTGGCTACCTGGGCTCTGTTGTAATCTCCATGCTGGAGAATTGGGGAATCATCAAAGAACAACTACGTGCTCCGACGGATAAGGCAGCTGACCCAGCACTGCAGTGGGTTGTTCGTGGCAGGGAAGAGATTCTCGTGGGCCCTGATGGGGAGGCCTTGGCCTACGTCCGTAAGACCAGGTCAAAGATTGAGAACTTCAACTATGCCGACGGGTACGTATCCGCCTCTACGGACATTGCTCAGGTCAAGAAAGAGCTGGAGGAGCGCCATGCCGAGGACAGCGGCGGCTGACGACTTAGCCCTACTCAGGCAGATTGCTGAAGAGATTCGGTTGTACGGCTTCCCGCAGCTGCCCGGATCTCTTCGGTCATTTCTGAAAACCAAGTCTGCACGCGTCGTGGCCGATGCTCTCGAGCAAGTTGCCCGGCAAAACCTGGATAAGAAGAGTGAGGTGGAGCGTGCACGAGCTGCCGTGAGCTACCTCAGAGATGACATGCAGTTGACTACGGACGCCTTGCTGTCCGAAGAAGGCAGAAGGCAGCTTGGCTGACGACAGCGTATTCATCACGATAACCAAGGCGCAGTTGGCGGAGCCACAAGTTCTCATCAGGGGAGATGGCACCGTTTGGCTTCTGATTGCCCTCAACTGGTGGGACATTGCGACTGTGCTTTGGTGGTTTCTAACGCCCAGTGACAAACGGTCCAAGGTACGTATTCGCCTCGAGGGCGACATGAGCGTGCGCTGCCATGCTATCCGCGTGGCCAGGAAGCACTACACTACATCTGAGAAGCATTGGAGAAAGAATGGCAAATGAAGCATCGGTGATTTCCCTCGAGGAGTACCAGCGCCGTGAGCGCGATCTAGAAGGGATGTGCGTTTCCTGTGGCTCAGCAGTTCCAAGTGTTGAAGTTGATGCTGAGGACTATGATTGCCCATCATGCGACGAGCCACAAGTCCAAGGGGTAATGGCGGCACTCGACAATGGGCACATTCGAATCGAGGGAGCCGAGGGAGGATTCTCGTGAACAATAAGGCTGAAAAAGGCGGTAAAGTTGCCATGTCTATCGAGGCCAGAGCTCTGCTACAGGTGGCTGAGATACTCGATGGCATGACCAAGGAGCAGGCCCACAAGGTGCTGGCGATGACCTGCATCATCTTCGAGAAGTACGACGAGGCTATCGCCACTGTGCAGTTTTTGATGGACGGGCAGACGGACACACAGCTGGATCCGCCTCTTTCTGGAGATGACGCGTGACCATCCCGGATGGCTGCTCTTGCGTACTTTGCAAGCACAGCAGCCATACTTCTGTGCCGCGGCGTATGCGACCATCTGGCGAAGCCCTTTGTCTGCAAACTCCTTTGTGTGGTTTCGAGCTAGATCCAGCGATGGTTGAACAGACCAAGAAGTTTATGGAGAAAGATCCACTCAAGGACGTCGTACCCGTGCAGAGTTGGGACAAAGGCAAGTGACCTTCGATGATTACGTCAAGTACCGGCTTCTGGAGAGCGCTTATGGGCTTGGTTTCTGGGCGCTGGTATTTGGCATCATCGGAATTGTTTGGTTCGTAAAGGCTATGCGGGATGCGCACCGCAATCACAAGAACTTCGAGCGCGTGTACAAGAGCATCATGAAAGGTGAGGACGACGATGGTTGAACGATACAGGCATGGAGATCCCATGCCCAAAGATCCGTGGATTATTCGGCAGTTACTCAAGCATCAGATACGTAGTGCAGGTGCGTTGATAATCTTTACCGGCGTAGTTGTTACCGTAGCCACCAGTGCTGCACAAGCCATCGTGAATCATGGCAATGCGAAACTGCAGGCACAACTTGTTCGTTGCATGAAGCCCAAGGCAGCTAAGATATCTGCGGAGATGCACGACAACGGTTTCAACCCCGATGCGGCTATGCCATGGTCCAATAGGAAAGCCGCTGTCTCTTGCTGCATCAAGATGGGCAGGATTCCAGTTGAATCGGCGGGTGCGCTGGAAGTGCTTTGCCTCTCCCCCGACGTCACCCCTGTCATGTACAAGAGCAACTACATATCGATGGATGACGAGCTATGAAGTTAGCTCTGAAGTTAGCTCTGAGCGTTTTGTTGCTGGTGGTCTGTGTGGCAGTAGAAACTTTCTGCGTGGTATCTCTCATTACAACTGCTACGCGGTGAGACCAGTGCAGTCATACCCGGTTGATCACGGCATACTTCCGACTGATAGCCAGGACTAGTTATAGTAGTAAACGCCCACGGACTTTTTGCTATGTTACATCAAGTCAGTGGGCGCTCGAGGCTTCTATGTGTTCTTCGCGCTTAGGTCTTTTATGAGCAACCTGCCGCTATGAGAATGCTAGCCCAGGCTTCCGTTTGCACCCTACCCCAGAATGAGCTATTGGCCCAATCGAAGAAGGAACCGTCCGTGCACGCTATTTCGCATTCGTGATCTGCAGCTATTGCGAATGCTTCGGCGTATCCACCGGCGCACACGTCAACTAGGACTGTTGCTACACATCCGGTACATCCTTTGACTGCTACGACGGCCAATGCGCACGCAGTGGCTTCTGCCTCTGCCCAAGCCCAAGCTACAGCGTCTGCGCAGGCTGTTGCACAAGCGACGGGGCAAATTGGTCCAGTACTGGTAGAACTGCTGCCACCAGTGGAGCTGTTTCCGCCATTGCAGCTACAGCCACCGGTAGAGTTGGAGCCACCAGCAGGGCTGATGCCACCGGAGGCGCTGGCTCCACCTCCACTAGTTTTTCCGCCTCCGGCACTAGTTTTTCCGCTACCGCCACCGCCGGCACTGGCAGCTCCTCCACTGCCGCTAAAAAGTGCATAAACAGCAGGGGTAAGTGTCACTTGGTCTTTAGCTTGATCGGAGCACCCAGACATCAGGCAAAAAACAGCTATTGATGAAAATACATGTTTCATATGTTTCTACTCTCCACAGGCAGTCTATCATGGAAGGTAAGAATGACGATAAGATATAGACTTCAATTTCATGGCCGCACAAAGGGGCTATCGGGATCTTCTACGACACTAGTTGCACAGTGACCGCCGATAATGAGGCTGAAGCTTTGGAGCGCCTTTACGATACCCACGAGCGAGGTTTTGGTGGGCGTTGGGGTGCTTCAATCAAAGTAACCATGCTGGGAGAAGACGATGAGCCTTGAAAAATCCACTGCCTACGAGCGCGCGCTTGCGAGATCTAGGGAGGAAGTGAAGAGGAAACGGGAACTCGAGCGCCGCAGGGACATTGCGCAGCGTGCGGTTAGCGTGACCGACTACCTGTGCATTCACGGGTTCCTGCCTGACCTGCAAACACGGATGATGGCTGCCCGTGTGATGAAGTACATGGTCAAGTACGGGTTAGGCCTGGTGGACAAGGGTTTCAAAGATTACTTGGTCTTGCTGCCAAAGGCGCGTGTGCACAAGAAGTGGAGAGTCATCCTCGCACCATGGACGGAGGCTGCAGATGAGCAAGCTGGGATACCGTCGAGTAGGAAAGCCAGAGCTGGTTCCGGACGGAAACAACGAGCTGCAACTTCAACCCGTCGTACTCGACAGCGGTGATGTAAAGATTCAGTGGGGCGCGGTGTCGACGTTCAGCCCCACATTTCTGCACTGGCAGAGGTATAAGAGATGTAAGAAGAGCTTCGAGACAGCTCGAGAGGCTCGTGAGTTCATTCGCAGTTTTGCTCGGGCGGAGCAAGAAAGGGTCACCAATGCCAACGATATCAGTCAGCACGGAGGATCCGGGACTTCGTGAGGAAATACATCAACTCTTGATTGTGGCCGAACAGGGAGGCCTAAGTCCGGAGACAGTGACTACAAAGGTTCTCAATCTCTTGGTGACGTATGCCCACCTGAATCAAGGTGAGCTCACAGCGGATGAAGTCACTTACTACACCAATTCACTCATCGAGTGGATCTCATCTACAATCAAGAGCGGAAATCCGCAAAGCATTGACGCAATTTCCAGTCTTTGGGATGGTGAATCATGGGACAGCATTCAGGAAAAGCTCCTGACAGAGGCCGGTGTTTGGCACGTATGGTGGATGGACGGAGTCCGCAAGTACATAGCAATCGACAAGGGCTGGCTGCCGGATTCTACGGAGGGTATGGTTCAAAAGACCTTATCCAATTGACAGAGCTTGCGGTTCGTAACAGGCTCCCTCCCTATGCCAACGAAGACGACATGTATGCCGCGCTTGACAGGTGCGGCATGTCTGTCTCCGAGATCTTTGACGAGCTCGACAGGCGTGTCCCTTCTGGGCAGCCTGACGGTGTTATGGTCCATGTGATTCAGCGCATGTTGTTCGAGAGATTTGACCAGCGGCTCCTCGAGGAGACTGCTCACAAGGTGCCGCTGTGAGCGTGTACGCCGAGGAGGCCATCAAGGTCGTGCTTGAGTGCGCTGCCACAATCGAGCAACGTGGGCAAAGCCTGATGATCATTCGTGACGTGCAGGCCAATGAAGTCGGTGAATGGTTGAAACATATCGCAACCGAAATGAAGGCTGCATGTGAGCCGGAGGAAGGAGGCGACACGTGTCCAACTACACCCACGGCTCCCGAACCCGGGTAATGGCCAAAGAGGTAGTGGCGGGAATGTCTATCCGCGACCCATCGCATGATGGCCTTGGTAGCATGCCCGCCACCGTCCTAGTCATCTCTACCAAGTATGAGGAGACTACAAGAATTTTGCAGGGGCCCAACGACAAGCAGGTGCTGTTGGAAGAGAACGCATTCGAGATGCTTCTCATGGAGAATCCAACCACATGGCAGTGTCATGTCTGTCGCATCAGTCCTGACACCCTCGTAAGTTTGGCATCTCCCGAGTTTGTGATGCCACCATCCTCAAGGAAAGCTGAAGAACCGTGAGCTGTACCAGGCTAGCCACGGGTTGTACCTGCGATAACTGCCAGCGCGGTGAAGATCAAGTTGAGATTCATCACAAGTGCGAAGAGTGCTTGGCCGATGAGGCGTTGGCAGCTTCCAGGGTCGGTGTGGTTGAAGTGCCACCCTCCCTGGATAAAGTCTGGGACTTGCTCCTCGAGGTTCAATCTGATCCGGCGGAGGTGGCGCACATACTAGAATGCCATCTGGACCAGCTGCCGGAGTATTTCATGAGGGCCATGGCTACAATAGAGCTTTCGAAGGATTTGATCGGAGCGGCATACCCTTGCAAGGAGCCAGGCTGATGGTGGTTGTAATCGACACTATTCTCAACATGGTCAAGGAGATCTTGTCCTGTCTCGCGGTGGCCATCATTTTCTTGGCATGCGTTGCCGGGTGGACAATGCGGGGCTAAGAAAAGGCGCGTCCCTGGTATGGGGTGCGCCTTCTCTTGTACTTACACGACCACTTTGAGCCGAGGCAGTTCAGCTAACATGGACTCGTAGACCAAGTGGGCACGCATAATTTTTAGCTCCTCGATGAGCTTGTCGATGGCTTCAATGTCCATCAAGCTGTGTGCTCTGCGAAGCTGCATGTCCACTACCGTAACGCCAGCTCTACCGTTGTTGTAGGAGGCAGATACTGTTCCGCGCTCGGATTCAATTGCCGTGCGTATCGTAGCGCTTTCCTCTAGTTGTTCCCTGTAGACCCTGGCTTGATGAGTTTCCTTCATGCTGTTCCCCTAGTGGCCGATACCCTGGTTGGATGAACTTTGACGTTTCGAATGCGGTGATGAGTTGTTGCTGGGCAAAGGGGCTGAGAGCTCGCCACCATTCGATGGCATCCTCAAAGCTTACACTGAACCCGGCCAATCTCTGCAAATACATGAGCATGTCAACTGCTCGTAGTTCGGTAGGCGTGATGTTCCCGATCATGCTGTACCTCCTTCTATCCTTCTTATCCCCGATTTTGCGCGAGGATTTCGAATCTGCTAAGCTAGGGCAGGTGCTACATGGCAGACAAAGAGATCTTGGCGGCATGGATAGCTGACGTTCAGAAGAGTCCCAGCGACGCTGGGAGAATTGCAATCGTAATTGCTACAGGGAATTCCACGGTGGCAGATGCGGTGGCGTCAATTCGAGATTGTGCCCGCTTGCGGGCCAGGTGTGTGCGGCCGTCATCTCCTCAAACAGCACTTCCTGAGTCGTTGTTGGTGTTGGCCGCAGATTTGGAGCGCAAGCTGCCGAACGTTCCCAACCCTTTGGCCTAGCTCGGTATGCGGTAAAACTCGTGGTAGGATTGTTTCGTAGGAGTCTGAGATGCCTGTTTTTCGAAGTAGCTTGGTTGTGATTGGATCCATCGACCAGCAGGCAGGTCCAACGGGGTCTCTGTGCCAGTTCAATGGTGGTTTGGTTGTCACCGATTTGATGCAGGTCGGTACGGGTTTCGACACTCATTTTTACGAGTATGGAACTCGCTACGCAGATGGCCCACGTGGCCCAGCGTATGTTGACCCCCTTCGCAATCAAGATGTAGTTGGGCCTGGTTCCTTTTCATTGGACGACCACGATGTGGCTGATGTCTACATCATCGGTGATCCAGCTCCCACCTATCTTTACCTTGGTGCGACAGCTACTTGGGCAGGACACATGATTTGGGTCATAAACTACTCAAGTGGTGGCACAACCATCGCCACCACGAATTTTTCCTACGGGCAAACTCTCTTGAACGAGACGGTCATCTTCTTAGGTGGTGGTGGAGAGTCTTGGACCAAAGTCGGTCGTTTCTTGAATGACTACGGAGATCCATACCTGACCGGTACGTGATGCTAATGCTATTCTGGTCGCATCATGAGTGATTTGGAATTAGCACAGGCGGTTGCGGACAAGACAGCGGAGCGCTTAGCTCAATTTTGGACAGAAAAACTCGATGCTCTGCGTTACCAGTGGCAGGAGGATCTGGGGCGTCTTCGTGATGATTTGACTGTCAAGGGACTCATCCAGGGGGAAGGCTGTGGCATTGATTGTCCGCTGCGAAAACGGGTGACCACCAAGCTCGAAGGGGCCACTGTCCTGGTGGTTGATGACTACACTGAGATTCGAATGGTGCTTGTACGAATACTCGAGGATGCCGGCATAACTGCCGTCGGAGTGGCCAGCAGTGCCGAAGCTTTAGAGGCTTTGTCCAGCTCAGCAGACTTTGACGTGGTGATGGCTGATGCAGTGATGCCCAACAATGGGCATACACTCCTTGAGTTTGTGCGCAAACGCTACCCCACCGTCGAGGTAATCATGATCAGCGGGTACGAGAGCGGGGCTGCCAAGGCGCGCGAGCTCGGTGCGTTTTGCTTCTTGGCCAAGCCTTTCTCCGCCGGTCAGGCGGTAATGCTCATTGAGCGTGCGGTGGAACACCGCCGCATGAAACTGGCAGCAAGACGCTAAAGAAACGGCCGCAGGCGCCGTCTCGATAATTCACGTGTCCGAGTATGCCACGCTGGTCATCTTGCAGAGGGAAGACCGAAAATACAGTTCTCTGACTCCGTCTAGTATCAGGGAAGTCTTGGACACTCCCGTTCTAGTGAACGTGGACGGATCGATTTGCCTGCAGTGTGCCCCACCTTCTCTGCTGAAGAGAGGGCATTCCCATGAGCAATGCTTGTCGTCATCGATTCGCGCTGTGGCAAGTACTACTAGTGTTCTTGGCATCGTTAGCTCGCTAGATTGACTGCGTTGTCTTTGTGCTGTGGTAGTCCGTAGAGATACCGGTATTTGAGTGGCTTGGACAGGGAATCTTTTGCTCCGAACCATTCGAGCTTCTTCTCCTGAACCAGCTGGAAGAGCTCATCGATGACGCGCTCCATGGTCCACGTGCCTTCGTATTTGCAGATGTAGCTGGTGATTGTAGTTTCGAGTCTCCATTGCTTGTTGAACACAAATTGAAGGATCTTCTTCTGCACCTCGTGCCAGCAATCCACGCAACCAGGGGCGCATTGGTCGCTTTTGCCCATGACCATGGTGTGCCCTTGGCTGAAGTCCTTCCATTTCCTGCAGCGCAGGCATTTGAAGCGTGCGCTAATGGTGGATGATTCCATAAGTTTCTTGGTAGGCATCGAATGCTCTCCGTAGCACGTTGCACACGAGGAATGAGGTCAGGAAGAGTATCAACCCTAGAAGTACGGTGGACTTCTTGAAACGTGGAGGATTGGACTTTGGAGGGATGATTGTGTTGAACTTGGGCTGTCCCAGCTCAGCCGCGAATGCGTCGTCGCTGCAGGTGTAGCCGTCGCTCAAGCTGCCGGTGCCTACTCGGTGATTCCCGCACACCCATTGGCCACAGTATGGGCATTGAGCCAGGCCCTCTGTGGTATCACATTCCTTGCACTTGTGCTTCTGCTGAAACATAGGGTTGTTCCTCGCTTCCCACGCGATGAGGCAGATCACGTGTCCCCCAGAGGGTTGGATTCTTTGTCTGCCAGCCACAGCAGGGCGTCTTGGGCACTAGTAGCAGCCTTTTCCGCTGTGTAGTTGCCATTGGCTATCTTGCCCAATACCGTGCGCAGATATCGTAATCGGAAGGTCAATTTGTTGACGACCGCAGTTTGGCCCTCAACAATGGCAGCCACATCGTCCAGTTGACCGATGATGGAATTCAGGCGTTCTACGATGCTTACGCTTGTCTCCAGGTTGGGGTAAAGGACACGTTCTACCAATGTATCTTCGGCGCCGCCATCGTCGCGCTGCAGGCGCCCATCTGCTTCGAAACGGGCTATGACATTGTCTGGGATACGGATGCAATGGTAGAACTCGTCGTAGTATTGAAAGCAGCACCAAATGCTCCTATTGGCTGCCTTGTAGAAATGCCCTATTTGCATGTGCACGCGCACAGCGGGCTGCAAGTTGGTCTCGGTGATTTCTGGTAGTATTACCATGTAGTTCCTTTCTTCTTGGCCGTGGTGTAAGCTTGAGTCCCTATGGCAATAGCTGCAGAATTTATGCGTGACGAACTCCAGAAGCTTGGCGCTGCTGGATCCCTTGGAAACTTCTGGGAAGGTGCCAAGCATGAGCTCGGCCCAGCACTGGGCGCTGTGGGCGGAGCTGGTGTCGCCAAGATGGTTGGTGTAGATCCACTGGCAGGGGCTGCTGCCGGCTACGGCTTAGGCGCAACCGGCGACATCGTCAAAGCTATCAAAGAGAAGCGTCTAGCGAGTAAGCTCTCTCGCGCCCCTGCCGTCGTTTGACGTGCTTGATGGTTGATACCCCGGTGGGCGTTTACATATCATGTTGTGCTCACCCCAATCCCCTTCTCTGTAGGGGATCTTGTTGTCGGTGATTAGTAGCACGAACGCCATCTGCATAGTTTCGTTGATGAAGGCTGGGCTCATGCACAGTCCAATACCCATGCAGTTTCTGTACAGGGACCGCAGGTTCAAGCGCTCTGGGTCTCGTACGATTGACATGGTTCTTTTCCAGTCTGTGCCCCTGTCCCAAACATGGGCCTCTGAGCAAGCCCCCAGACTTGGGTCTTGCTCAGGTCGAACCCATATGTATTCCCCCCAACGTCGCCATTGCACGTAGGACACCCAGGAGCCACAGTGCAGCTCTTCTATGTGCCTGGTCTGCAGATCTGAGTGGAAGTCGAGATTCACCAGGCGTTGCACGTGTGTGCGATTCACGTTCCATAGCAGCTGCTGATGATTCATCACCGCGGTGATCGGGATGTCCCGTGGCCTGTCGATGAGGAACTTGCCCAATTCCCACACAAACTTCGGGACGGTGGAGTTCGTCCAGTAGTCGGTGTCAATGGACAAGTAGTACGGCTTGCCTGTGAGGGAAAAGCTCAAGGTTTTTTCTTTCCGGGGAATTGAAGACCCACGCATGTTTCGCACATTGGGAAGTTGCCTTCATCCGATATCGGGCTTGCATGTAGCCTGACATCCTCGCAGCATTGCGTGTCTGCTGCGCGACCTTCCCTGATCTCGAGTACGAGATGCCATTTGCCATCGTCGCACTTCAAATACCGCCTGCCTTTCCAACCGGGGATGAACGCTCCATCGAATGGTAGTGGCATTTGCTTCATCTTGGTGACTGGAGTTCTGGTGTTCATTCTTTGCCTAGCGCTCTTGCGAATGGCCTGTTCTCAAAGGTGCTTGGGGGCGGAGGTGCCGACCTCGCCTCTGGTATGTACCTAGTTTTGTCCTTGGGTACTACCTGTTTGCCGGCTGCCGCCGACTCTGCCTGCTTTTGCGCTAAAGTCTTCCTCTTGGGGCGTTTCATGACTAGTAGAATCTCCTGTCCGGAGAGAAGCCAATCTTTCGGCAAAAGTTCTCGTTGTCCCGGCACTGGTCGTTGCACTTGAGGTGATCGGCTGACCCCACTTTGTTGTTGGCACTGCAGAAGGATTCGCAGCGCGTGCGCTTGGTGCGGCATAGGTTGTCCGTGTTGTCAGCGTGCGCGGGTGTGGCGAGGGCGATGAGTATGGACAATACAAGTAGTGCTGGGTATTGGTTGTTTTTCGACATTTGTGTTCTCCTTGGTTCGTAGATGGTCTGGTCTTTCGATGTTCAAGTAGTCCCCCAATTGAAGCATCAATCTCATTGGGAGCTGCCCTGTACCCAGGGAGTTCACCAAGCGCATAACCTGCCTGGAGTACAGCATTTCGGCGTAGCCGTCGAACGTGTACAACTCGTCATGGGAAGATCTGGGCACTTTTAGAGTCGCGTCAAACTCTGTCTGTAGCCCATTCACTGAGATGTACTTGCGGCCAAGCTTTGTAATGACCGTGTTCAAGAACTTCGGCGCGCCTTGGTTTGCGTGGGGGAAATGCACCGTGACGCGTTGTCCGAGTTTCCAATCTTTGATGCTCATGCGGTTTTTCCGTTCCTGGTGTGCAGAGTGTATATGGCCTTGGTGATTTGACCCACCCATGTCGGGGGGTCTTCGTCGGCGTTGAACTTGGTAGTGTATTGGCCCATTTGTACTGATACGAATCGTCTTCCAACGGCCACTACCTTGGCGTGCTCTTGAGCGCCGCCCGGGTGGCGAATTGTTACCAGCTGTCCAGACTCCCAGTCTTTGGCGCTCATGTACTTTTCCTTTGCTTGATTTGGTCTACCAGGTCGGCTACCTCGTGAAAGTAGACGGGCCCATAGCCCCATGCATCAACACCGACGTTGATTTGGTTGCCGTTCACTGGGGTTTTGGTGTGGTTGTGCCCATGGATGAGAATCTCCCCTGGCTGCTTGCGCGGGCGCAAGTGAGCAAACTTGTCGGGTTTTTCGTAGATGGGCGTCGGCTTGTAGGGGTAATGGTTCACCCTGCAGATGACGCCACGGATCTCGAGAACCGCCTCCTGGAGAACCAGAGCGAATCCCATCCTGGCCATTGCGGGCATTGAGTTGTCGTGGTTGCCCACGAGTAACAGCTTGGTGCCGGCCATCTCAGACAGTACGTTGGCGTAGCCGCTGGAGTCTCCTTTGAAGAAGCAATCTCCCAGCCACAGCACCACATCGTCGTGGCTGATTCTGTCGTTGTACCGTTTCACTAGTTCTCGATTCATCTCGTTTACGTCGGCAAATGGCCGCTCGCAGTACTTGATGGTGTTGGCGTGCCCTATGTGAGGGTCGCTGTAGAACGCGCTGATTGTCATTCATCCTCCTCGAACTCGCCAGCGACGGATCCGTCGGGACGCTCCTTGTAGCGCACACCTGTCTCTTGATCGAGGAGTGGAAAGCCTGTGCGTCCCAAGTCCCCATCTCTGGATAAGTGCGCGATGTGATACATCTCTGCGGCCACAGCCTTGTGCTCCGCAGCCTCGTAGGCCAGATCTTGCCTAGCAAGCAGCATCAAGTCAGTTGTGATCGTCAATTGACCTCCTATCTTGGGCGTTTGAGTGTCATGACGTAATCTCCTGGTGGGATACGCCCTGGTATGTACGCCCAACGTCTGGTGCTTCGTTTACTTTGACGAACTTCAATAACCTCCCTGTACTCACGCAGGTACTGCTCCTGTGTCACGAATACGTTGATGTTTACTTGTTTTCCAGAAAGCACTGCAACCGCTACGGTCTTTGCGTCAGCCGCAAGCTTCCGCAGCCATGGCAGGTTCTCCTTGAACCTGACCCAGCTAATTGTAATTCTCATAGCTCTTTTTCGATGTCTCTTCGTCGTCTACGCAGCGATATGTGCAATAGCCGCACACGAACAACGCGACTATCAGCATTGAGATGAAATCTCCTGGCTTCATTGAGACATTTCTCCTCCTGTGTCTCTTATCCCTGAGAATGTGCAGGGCTTGCCAATGGGTGCTACATTTCCCTTATGTCTGGAAAGGTCGTTGAATTTCCTCGCAAACTCGAATGGCAGCATGTGGAGTGCTGGTACGGCCGTGTGAAGGGGACTCAGCTGCATGCCAAGGTTGAGGGCAACCTCGAGGGTACAGGCTACAATTGGGCAATCTGGAATGGACCTATGCTGCTCGCAGCGGGCAGCGAGGTAGACAAGGAGGTAGCGATGGCGGCGGCCAAGACGGCGCTAGAAAATGGAGTTGTAGTGCTACGTCCCATTCAGCCTGCTGGATGAGGCTCGAGTTCGATACTCGGAATTCCACCGACGGAGGGGACGTGTTCTAAGAGACGCCTCCTCCGTTCCTTTTCGAGGGGCTAAAGAGAAAGCAAGGGCAACACCCCTTTACTTCCTCACAACGCAAGCCACGCGCAAAGGGGGAATTGCGTGGTCCCTCGCGTTGCTAACCTCGTGGTCGCGCCACCGATTGAGGAGAATCGTTCATATCAGTGGCTCTTATCGTCGTTGGGGCTGGGGGATCTGCGCCCTGTGCCCCAAGAGCCTGCAATAGACCTTCGTACAGCGACGCGCTGATAGCTACCATCTCGTTGGTTGCTTCGAAGCAAAGTTCAAGCTGCTCTGTGTCTTTGATGAGATTTACTTTCCCTAGCACAATCATCAGGTGCTCAATTGTCCTGCGAAGATTGGCTTTGATGTCTTCAGGGGTGTGGTGGTCCTTGGTCTCGTATGTAGCCTCGCACATGTTGTGCCTCCTTCATAGTTCTTATCCCCGGATTTCTCGAAGTTTGATGTACCAGTGCTTGCACCTTCGCATCGTGCTAGATTTTGTCCGTGGCAACTGACCGGAACCAAGATGAGCTGTTGACCATTCAGATTTCGGCAGCGGACCTGAATGCGCTGGTCGATGTGTTGAAGACTTGTGCTGATGATTTCTGCGGAGACCGGCACAAAAATGCTCTTGACCTACGTATGCAGTACCTGCGCATGAGTGCATTGCGCGATTCTGTGACTGAGCCACCACCCACTGTCCGAGAGCGCAAAGACTCGACGGAGATAGTGATGGTCGATCCGAGGAACATCCCACCTAGGTCACCTGAGAAGAATTGGTAAGCCAAGCAAAGTCCAGCGGATTGTGAGATAAGGGCTCAAGCGGTTACACCCCACAAAGGAAGGAGACTTCATGCTCACCTTCTGGTACATGAGAGGGTTCCAGCCATGATCTCTCATCTCGTACCCTACGAACAAGTGTTCATCAGCGTCACGCTATCCATGGACGAGGCCACAGCCATTTCAGATGCCTTGTCGCTGGTGGCGGGCAAGGACAAAAGCTTCAGCGGCCCAGCGGGGAAGTTGAGGGAACTTTTGGAAGATGGAATTGAGAAGGCATCTCAACTGCAGGACAGGAGAACCAAGTGAAGTATCGAGTCATCAACGCCAGAACGAGGGAGCCGATTGGGGGCGACTTTGAAGCACCGAACATCAGTGCCGCCAAGGTTGTGGGAGCCATGCGAGAGGATTCCATGACCAGGGTTATCGTGTTCGAGCTACCTCCTGAAGCTAAACCCGTCCCAATGGTGTTGGCTAACATGCCCATAACCAATGTGAATGATCCTGCCCCAGAGGATGACAGAGCCTCACCAGCCTATGTGAACAGGATGGCCATGGGCGTGGATATGGCTGTTCCGGGTAGCGATGAGACGGTCATCAACTTTCCTCTGGCCGAGGTGGAACGAGCTCTTGCCCATTGGCTCAACTACTCCCGGTTCAGGCCACAGGGACTCCCGGAGGGATATCGATTGGTCCCTCACGTCCATCGGGGGCCAAGGGAGAACCTGATCGGGCGGTGGGAAGTCTCACTCGTTCTTGTCTCAGAGGAGCCAGCAAAACGTGCTCCTGAAAATGGGTCCTCTCCAGGGCTACCGGAAGGAGCCAGCAGGAAAGATGCTGGATAGTTGTGCTTTCGCTCTCGGGATCACTTCACACTTTTCATTTTGTAAATTCTATTGCTACTTTCTTCTATTCACTTGTTCAGTAGTTAGTTATTAGAGAGCAGGGTCTGAGACCCCTCTCGGGATGTTATGAATTTTTGAGAATAAAAAGTGAAGAGCATTCACTGAGGAGAGAAAGTGCAGTACCCAAGATGGTTACTCCCATTCAAAGCCCCCTCTGGCAGATGCAGTGTTGGAGGGAAATACAATCCGTGTAGCCCATGAATTGAAAACTTGGCCACAAGAGTTTCAAGCAATCCGTTCTGGGGCAAAGACCCACGAGATCCGTAGGAACCATGACAGAGCATTTCACGTTGGTGATGTTCTGAAGCTTTCAGAGTTCGTGTTGGATGAATATGATCCGTACAGGGAAGACAACCCTGGAAGGTACACGCACAGATACGAGCTCGTTCAAGTCACCTACGTCAGCAGCGTTTCTTACACGTCCTTGGCCACTTCACATACCTGCGTGGCCATGAGCATTGTCCGTTTGGGGCTGGACGATACACATCAGTACGGCATTGAGCTGCGTATCAATCCTCTTCCAAAGCGGGCTAAGCCCAATGCCCCGGCGGAAGCCTGATTGTTGCAAGTGTGGCGCTTGCTGCTTGGCCATCTCTGTGGGGCAGCGGGTTTTTGCTGACCTCGAGGCAGAGGATGTGGTCAGCCTGAAGAGGCTGCTGGGAGCCAAGCTGTTTCGAGAGTCTGTGCACGAGGCCACCCCCTTTGATCTGCTAGCACTCACTCTTTCGAATCAGCGGACAGTGGCAGGTGCGGTCAAAACTACCGAGGCGAAGGATCACGAGGGCAAATCGGTTTGCGTATGCATCTTCTTGACTGGAACACCCGGAAAGAAGGTTCGCTGCACCATCTACAAGGACAGGCCCAAAGTTTGCCATGAGGCAGTGGCACCAGGTGACAAGGCATGTATGGTACTTCGCACTGTGCGAGGAGTAGGAGCCTCACGATGATAGACAATCCGATATTGTCCGCGGAAGAATTCCCAACGATAGCCAAAGTGCAGGCGCTAAAGCTACCGATGAAGACCATCAAGGATTTCGTCGAGTGGCTGAAGAAGGACTGCCCAGACAAACTCATTTCTGATCTTGACGCCACCCTGCTGGTTTACAGATACTACAACGTAGACGTCGAGGCATTGGTCGATGAAATGGCCGTTGCCAAAACGAGATAAGAACAGTAGTCGAGGCAACCATGGTTCAAATTCGAATTGCGGTGAGCGACAATCCTGAGCTCACCATGAGCTTGGCAGCTTACTTGGAGGCTCATGGCAAGAAGAGCGTTCAGCATCAAGTGGGGAAAGGACGGGGTACCCGTCGCCTCGAGGCATGCCCCGGCATTGGCAAAGCAGCTGATTGCCGCGGGGCACTTCAGGCAAAAGCCCCTGCAAAGCGTGCTTACTCCACGCCAGCTAAGATCCAAAAGACTGGCTGAGGCCAAGCTCGTTAGCGCCAAGGACAACCCATACGGGGTGATGCCTGAGCAGGTTTGGGAGGACATGGACCTTCGGAACCGCGATGAAGCGGGGAACCTGCGCAGAGTGAAAATCATCGGGCTGTGCTGGTCAGAGCGCGGCTACTTCGCGCTGGCAGAGAATCTAGCCGAGTCAAGAAGGTCGTTCATCAACCTGCAGTACTTCGCTGTGCGTGGGAAGAAAGGATTCAGGCGCATCGATGCCTAAGTACGGAGATCGTGCGGAGTACAGCGTCAATCGAGAAGGGCTCACATTCTGGGAATGGTTCAAGGCGGCAAACCACTGGAACCCCAGCGCCGTCGACGAGAAGACAGCCAGGAAAGCTTGGCGCGCCGGCGAAGATCCGACGGAGCACGCAGCTCGAGCGCCACAGACGCCCGTGCCACCCCCAAAGAAACAGCCCGTCACCATTCTGTGCATGAGGTAGCTATGGACTCAGATGTTGCACTTGCGAAGATTCGTGCCGCTATCCAAGACGCCAAGTATCGGGATGCAGCGGAAGTTGCTTCAGACCCAGCGTTGAAGCTTCGGCGCAGTTCTCACATTGACTACGAGCCCATGCTTGAACTCATCGAGCACTTTGAGGCTCTTGACGAATGGTTGTCGAGGGGCGGGTTCTTGCCCGCGGATTGGAACAAAGGACGATGAAGCCCAACGCCGTAGATCTGGCATGGGCTGCTGGTTTCTTTGAAGGGGAAGGTTGCACCAGTCTGGATTTTCAAAAGAAAGGCACGCGCCGACGGCTGAGTGCGGTCAGCACTGATTTAGATGTGCTGAACAAGTTATGCAGGATATTGGGCTGTGGAAAGGTCTACAAACGCGGGCCAGGGCAGCCTGGAAAGACTCGGCCGAGGAAGCAACAGTGGTACTGGGCAGTCTCTAATTGGGAGGATGTTCAGTTAGTAGCGACTTGGCTTTTGCCGCACATGTGCTCTCGACGGTCTGCGAAGTTGCGATTGCTCTTGAGTAATCCACCTGTGCGGGGAAGTGGTTTCTGCAAGAAAGGACACCCGTTGGTTGGCCCTGCTGCTGACGTGTATCGAAACTCATTGGGTCACATTTCATGTGGTCCTTGTTCAAGGGAAAGAGAACGCAACAAGCGACTTCTCAGGAAGGCGGCCGCATGACGGAGTCTTTGGTTGTATCGAAAACGTTGAGTCTCCCTTTGGAGGCTGTGACTAGTACTTTTGGCCTATTGGCGGTTCGGGGTTCTGGAAAGACCAATGCCATGCGGTCCATGGCAGAGGAGATGTTTGCGGCCGCACTGCCCTTCGTGGTCATTGACCCTGTTGGGTCTTGGTATGGCCTGCGCTCTGGGCGCGATGGATCCGCGGCGGGAGGGCTTCCAGTCTTCATTTTCGGCGGAGAACACGGGGATGTGCCGCTTACGCGCGGGTCGGGCGAACTTGTGGCGGACGTCATTGTGTCCCAGCGATTGTCCTCGATCTTGGACCTGTCCGGGTTCGATTCAGAGTCCGACCGAAAGGCCTTCCTTCTGGCATTCGCGAGGCGCGTTTACCTGAAGAACCGAGATCCCCTTCACCTCTTCCTCGAGGAAGCGGATGACTACATCCCACAGCGGCCGATGAAGGACGAGCTCCAGCTCAAGCGGGCATGGGAGAACATCGTGAGGCGGGGCCGCGGGCGAGGCATAGGGATCACTATCGCCACGCAGCGGAGCGCCGTGGTGAACAAGGACGTGCTCACGCAGGTGGAAACGCTCTTCGTCATGCGCACCACTGGCCCGCAGGACATCGAAGCCATCAAGGCTTGGACCAAGTACCACTCGTTCGGGGAGACTTTGCTGCCGACGCTGTCGGGGTTAGCCGACGGGGAGGCATGGGTATGGTCACCGCACTTCCTGAAGAAGACCGAGCGGTTCAAGTTCAGGCTCAGCAGAACCTTCGACTCTGGAGCTACACCAAAGAACCTGAAAGGCAAGACTGCCCGCAAGGCAGCAAGTCTGGCCGATGTTGACATCGACAAGTTGAAGGGTCGAATCGCTGAGACTCTGGAGAGCTCGAAGCAGGAAGATCCCAAGGCGTTGCGTGCGCAACTTCGAAGTCTCGAGAAAACTCTCGAGGCTCGTGACGAGGAACTTGCGGTTTTGCGAGTGACCAAGCGAGAAGTAGTCAAGCGTGTCGACGTCAGAGAGATTCAGGCATTGCTGCAAAAGGTGGAAGGCACCACGGAAAGGAATGCAGCCACAGCCACAGCACTGGCGGGAGCTGCCGAGTCTTTGCGAGGAATGTTGGGGCCAATATCCGGCCCGGAGACCTCGGCGCCGAAGGTCTCAAGCCCCCAATCCAAGTTGGCAGGCCTCGACCCTAGTGCGCCTTTGAAGCGGCAGCACAAGATGCCCACAGTCCCACAAGGAGACACGAAGCTTTCCGCGTGTGCGCGCTCCATGCTGGCGGTACTTGCAGCGCGTTACCCTTCGGATACCACAACAGCTCAGCTGTCGATTTTGACGGGGTATTCCATCACCAGCAGTGGGTTTGCCAACAGTCTGTCCTCGTTACGCGTGGGTGGTCTGGCAGAAGGCAAGAAGAACAATCTGGCGATCACGGCAGGTGGGCGTCAGCTTGTGGGCAAAGTTGAGCCTCTTCCAAAGGGAAAGGCATTGCTCGAGTACTGGTGCGCCAAGCTGGATAAGTGCCCTCGTACTCTTCTCACGGTCATTTACGATGCAGGGCATATGCGTGAGACTGCAGTCACCAAAGAGTACATCGCAGAGCAGTCGGGGTACTCAGAATCGAGCAGTGGCTTTGCCAATGGGTTGAGCACGTTGCGCACTCTTGAACTCATTAGCGGCTACAAGGAGATGAAGGCAGCAGATATTTTCTACGATTGATTTCAACAAGGAGCAGTTAGATGGAAAGTACAAAGGGCACCTACCGGGGCCCACCGCCGTACTTGTTACGAATTACCAGTAAAGACAACCCAAAGCATCGCACGATTGCCGGGGCAGTGTTTCCGTCCCGCTTCGGCCAGTTCAATCTGGTATTGAATCCAGGTGTCCAGATCGGTTGGACCGACAACGTTTGGGTTACGCTAGTACCAACCAAAGACGCAGAACGAGAACCCCTAGACCCAGGAAATGCAGAGGACTACACCGATGACGGACAAGCCCCAAGAGGAAAAAGCGGAGACAACGAGTTCCCTTTCTGAGTTGACGCCGACCTCCTCGAGCATCATGGGCAGGCGCCCGCGTGTTTTGCTGGACGTGGACGGCGTCATTGCTGACCTTGTGCAGCTAATGGTCAACGCTGTTCGAAACCTCAAGCTCAAGGACATCTCAATCAGTTGGCGCCCAACTAAGTGGGATGTAGCCAAAGAGCTAGGCCTCACTAACAAGCAGGAAGATGCCGTGTATGAAGTGTTGCGCCTTCCGGGGTCAGCCAACATGCTTCTTCCTTTTCCGGGGGCAGTACAAGGTGTGAAGCGAATTGCCAGCTTGTTCGATGTGGCATTTGTGACGGCTCCGGTAGAGGGCAGCGCCACCTGGTGTTTTGACAGAATTGAGTGGCTTGTGAAGCATTTCGGTGACGACCTCGGCAACCGCTGGGTTTTCACCGATCACAAGTACCTTGTCTACGGGGATTTCCTTGTGGACGACAAACCCGAGAACTGTTTGGAGTTCAAACAGGCTTGGCCAGGTAGTGTGCCGATTCGCTGGTTGTCCCCCGGCATGGCTGTTCAGGAGGGCCTCATCCACGTGAGTACCTGGAAAGAGGTTGAAGTCTGCATTAGGCAATGGGGAAAGCGAATGTCATTGGTGTAGAGAATGCTAACGTAGAGACCCCCGCACCAGCTAGTAACTGGACGGGGGTCAGCCCATGAAAGGACTAGTTTCGATGGACGTAGCAACTATTGCCAAGTTTTGGTCTTGTGTCAATAAGATGGGGCCGATGCACCCTGTACTCAGGACGCGATGCTGGCTATGGGCAGCCAGTAGGATGAGTAGTGGCTATGGGAAGGTCACAGTAGAAGGTAAGCAGGAATCAGCAAACCGGGTTTCGTGGCTACTAGAGCATGGGACTTGGCCCGTACATCTGGCCCTTCATTGTTGCGATGTTCGTGCATGTGTTCGACCTGATCATTTATTTGATGGGACGCATCAAGATAACGTGGCTGACATGTTGGCTAAGGGGAGGGGCAATCGCGCCGCTGGAGATGACCACGGTAGAGCCGCACTGACATCCGACAAGGTTTTGGATATTCGGAGAGATTACAAAAATGGGGTAGGGGGCTACAAGAAGCTAGCTAGAACTTATGGGGTGAGCTCAAATCAGATACTTAGGATTGTTCGCAGATTGAATTGGAGGCATATTTAGTGTAGCCCCTCGTTAGGAGAAATATGCACGAGATAGTCTTGGTTCTAGTGATATTGGGGCAAGGGGCTGTATTTGCTGTTCGTTGGGCCTTCAGGCTGTGGCTCTGGTGGTGTGCCCTTATTTTCGTTGTCCTAGTGGGGTCCATCCTGATTGGCAAGTATTGGCCGAAGCCCGGTAATAAGGGACGCGAAGGAGGCTAGCTGGGTATGCCTGTACGTCCCATTTTGTCGAAGTACCCCAGGTTGCATGCACTCCTGCGAAGGGACGCTCAAGCCAACACTGAGTTCAATGAGGCTCTTCTTGAGGTATCCAAGGACGGAGGGGCATCTGCCATTATCGGGGAACTTCAAAAGGATCTGGAGACCTCCGAGGAGAATTTGCAGAAACAGATTGCGCAAGTAGGGATTTCTCAGCGTAGTCAGGAGAGATCAGTACGCTTCATCCGATTGTTTGGAGAGCTCCTCGAAGCGCAAACCAGCTTCAAACCCTACGTGGATGACCTCACGTACAAGAACAAGTACATGATTGAGTTCAGTCCAGCTCAGATTAGGTTGGCACTTCGTCTTTATTGGGACATCATAGGGCAGGCCATGGAAAGTACAATTGCGCGCACCGTAGTGATGGATCCGGCGGCTGAACGAGAAGGTGATATCGATGATGAATAGGCGCTACCCCATATCCCCCAACGGGCAACCAGTGAGTATCGAGTACCGGTGCGATGCCATTGTGGAGGACAGTTCTGTCGAATTTGCGCAGAAGCTGCAAGCGTCCTTGAACACAAACACCGGGGAAGGATTTGTCATGCAGACCATGCTGGGCCGTGAGAAGGACCAAGGGCTAGTGTTGGTTTATCAAAGAGCGACATTGCTGACTAGGGAACAAATTGAAGAGGAGTTGGAGACGACGCACTCCTCCACACTGCCACCGGGAACGAGGCACTGAGTATGGACAAGACTTTTGAGGAACAACTTGCCACTATCCAGCGGGAACAACGGGCTTGGGCTCTCCGTAATTTCGGAAAGCAAACTACAACGCAGATGGCTCTAGGGCTCATTGAAGAGTTGGGCGAAGTCGCAGAGGCCTGGATGCTGGATGACATGCTGAAGCTCCTAGACGCCATCGGCGACGTTGGCATCTACATGCTGAACTACTGCAACCTCATGGGGTGGGAACTTCCCAAGCTGTTTGAGCTTAGGCAGCCACGGGACAAAAACGCGGAGCGCATGCCGCACTTCGTGACGCCACTCATGCGCGCCATTGCTCACCACCAACTCAAAGGCGACCAGAATATTCGCGGTGGCACGGAGCACCACAACCGCATGATGGAGGGCGTTCTTCGTAACGTCTTGTTTCAACTAGACGCTTTGGCCCCACGCGCCAAGCAAGGTGGGACGTTCCTGATCATCCTCGATCTCACCTGGCAGAAGGTTGGCAAGCGCGATTGGGTCAAGAACCCGTATAACGCGGATGTGGTGGCTGAGGAGCAAGAGAGCAAGCATGCCTGAAGGTAGCGGGCTCAAGCGCTGTCCTAAGTGCAGGCGCAAGAAGGACAGAAAGACTGAGTTTCATAAGGATGCCAGCACCCCCGATGGGCTGCGTGTTTACTGCAAGCTATGCCAGAGGAAGAACAACAGTAAACAATATGCTGAGCACAAACCCGAGCGTGCCATCGCCCAGAGGGCATACGTAGTCAGCAACAGGGCCAAGGTGAATACGAAGAACACCCTGTGGCGTAAGCAAGTTCGTTTAGAAGTGTTGTATCACTACAGCAACGGTACAATGTCTTGCGCCTGTTGTAGAGAGAACAACATTGAATTTCTGTGCCTTGACCATAAGGATGGCGGCGGTAACAAGCACAGGAAGGAGATTGGGTTAGGGGGCTATGCCATCTACATCTGGCTGCGTAAAGAAGGGTTTCCCAAAGGGTATCGTGTCCTTTGCTTCAATTGTAATTACGCAGTCATCGGAGGCAAAGCCTGCCCGCACACGTCCAACGGATCTACGAAAGGCGGCGGTATTCTAAGCGCCACCGCCATATTGGAGAACGTCAAACTTGGGCGCATTTCGGTGGATCCATTTGTACCTGCACATGTGAACCCAGCATCTATCGATTTGACGTTGGGCAGGAGAGTCCTTGAACATGTGCTGACATATCCGCAGTTGGACCCGAGGAAGGCGGGGGTACAGGAGGAGTATCAAATACCCGAGGATGGTTTGGTTCTACTTCCCGGTAGGGCGTACTTGATGCATACGGAAGAGATAGTACATTCTAGCCATTTCGTTGGTGTGCTGGACGGAAAGTCTTCAATCGGTCGTCTTTTCATCTCAGTGCATGAGACCGCAGGTTACATTGATCCAGGATTTCGTGGACAGATCACCCTGGAGGTTAGCGTGCAGCACCCAGTCAAGGTTTATGCGGGTATGCGGTTCTGCCAGATTAGGTACCATACGATTTACGGTGCAGTGGACCTGTACAACGGCCACTACAATAATGAAACTGCATTAGGGCCTGTGCCATCTATGGCGCACAAACAGCTTGAGGAACAACAAGATGGAAAAGGATAATGTGGCTGAGTGCTTGACTGAAGAGCAAGAGGAAGGTTTGGCGATAACTTCCATGAATGAAGTGATCCAGTTGTTCCAAGACTTGTTTAGGCAAAGAAGGTATCGTCTGATCAGAGGATTAGCTGACAAACTACAACGAGAATCCAATATTTGGCATGAAGAGCTTGGTCGATATATGAATTTGGCTGCCTGCGGCGCTAACCCGCACAGGGCAGCTACTGGTATCAATGCCGCCGTGGATCGAGGCGACTTGCCGGATGCAGATTCAAGTGCACAGAATGCGGTAGGGTCAGGGAGTGGGTGCCACAATGGCTAGAGTTGAGTGCGAGGTAACGTTCACCCAGGAGGAGAACGACCGCGGCAACATGCAGGATTGCACCAAGGTAACCTGCGGGGAATGCGGGCACACCACGCAGTCATGGGGCACTGGACCAGGGAGTGTGCGGCGTTGCCTAATGCTTCTAAAGGAAGAGTGCCCCGAAAATGGCAATAACTTCTATGTGGCCGACGTGGATACTGATTGATACCGACGCAAGTAGTTAGCCGTGGCTTGTACCGTCTTCAGGCTGTCGTGGAGAAGACCCAAGGCCCTGTTGCAAGTATCGCAGAGAAGTCCACGTAGTTGCTCTGTTTCGTGGCAATGATCGACTACGAGACGTCTCCAACTTTTGCCTCTTGGTGGGCCTTTGCAAATGGCACAAACCCCTCCTTGCTTAGCCAGCATGGAGTTGTACTCTTCGAGGGTAATACCAAAGGCATACTGGAGGCGTCTCTCGTAGATGCGGTTGTGGTTTCTTTTTCGGTAATCGGCCAGGTAGGCTTTTCTGTGGTCCGCATTCCTCTCCTGGGATTCCTTGGCTCTGGCGATGGAGCACAGCTTGCAAATGCCCATATGGCCGTCCTCGGTGTTTGGGTGGTATAGAACTCGGTCAAGGCTTTCTTCTTTTTACACTTCTTGCAGCGTTTCATGTTGGACGAATGCTGAGCTCTATGCCAAACTTTTACAAGGAACTTTTACAATGTTGAAGACGATTTGGATAATGTGGAAGCCAGGCGAAGAGCGCGTGTACACGATGGCGGTGCAGCCGTCAGAGCCGTGGGCGACAACGCAGAAGGACAATGGGTACTTCATTGCCAGCTTCGACGTAGAACTCCCTGATCCCACGATAAGTCCAATTTTCGTAGGTTCATTGAAAGTTGTGTATGCCCCCTCGCTGGGCAACCAAGTGCATATACATGGGGATTTTGCCTTGATGGATGATGGATCGATTTGGTCGAATACGGAGAAAGTTGCTCAAGTCTCGGAAATTGAGGAACCCCCCTCCTACCTAGATGAAGCCAGATTGACCGTGGGTGACAGGGCACACGTAGAGTTTTTAGCCAGGTATTGGCTAGGTTGGAGGAAAACAGTTATGGCAGGGGTGCCGCCTGTAAGTGTAGGGGATGTGGTCTCTGCTAAGCTTGAGTAATGCCATCGGTTGCTTCACCGTCTCAGCAGTCTCAGCAGGAGTCTGAAGGACTGGACTTGAACTTCCAGCTGCGTCTGGTCATCAATCAGTCGCTGGGGGCAGTGCAGGGTAGGCAGACGGCGGAAGCTTTTGCAGCCATAACGTACGAGGAACTTGCCAACCAGCAAATCATCCGTATCACTGGCCCCGGGACCACGACCAGGCCTAATGAGCTTGAGCGGGTCAACAAGATCGAGAGCGACATGAACAACGTGGTGGCCCAAATTCGAAACATCCCTCCAGAGAGCTTCTTGATGAGCGATGCATCACGTGACGTGAATACGCCTGTTGACCCTGGCACCGCGTGAATGTACAAAGACCTGCTACAGCCCTGGCCCATGCGATCCCCCTCAGCGTTCGGGCCGGGGCGTAGCTTTTGCTTTTGAGCCGCCTTCGTGCATATACTCTAGGGATGAGCGAGACCAACCCGCCTAGCCCCATGTGCATGGACACGAATTGTTCATGCTACAAAGACCAGTCCGGATTGACGCGAGAGTTCATGGAGAGTGCTGATCCGCACACTCGACTCATTGCCCACATGTCGAATCGACAACTGGCCATGGTCGAGGCCATCAACAACATGCAATTGACGCAACACGGGTTGATACAGGCTGTGAATGGGCTGACTGCGGAAGTTCGGCGGGGCTTCAGGGTAATGCACGAGAGGTTGGACACTCTGCAGCTGGACCATGGAATTATCGATGAAGTTGAAGATACCGTAGAGAAGGAGTTGGCCGCCGTGGTTGGTACAATCCCTCCTCGCAGTAAGCAGTAGTCTGCAGCATTGAGTCGCTGATTGTAATTTCAGCAAAAGTCTCATGCTATAAAGGGTAGTGGAGGTTCTATTGAGTAGAAAAGCATGTACTTGCTTCAGTGCGGTGTTCTTGTTTGCAACAGGAGCTCCCTGCGCAGATGGCTGTCCGGTAGGGATGGTTCATGCGAGAAAGAACGTCTGCATCGACGCGTACGAATGGCCTAATATGCCAGGGGAACGCCCGTTGCTGTCGGCAAGTGGGGAGCCTGAAGCGATTGGGAATCCGATTGATGCAGAGATGCTTTGCCTCTCTGTTGGGAAGAGGCCTTGCACTAGAACCGAATGGATGTCCGCCTGTCGTGGACCAGGCGGTTCGATGTATCCTTACGGGAATATCTACGATCCGAACGCGTGCAACACAGGCGCGCGTTGGAAGGAGGTCAATGCAGAGAAAGTTGCCAAACGCAACAAGCGAGAGCTTACCAAGCTGGATCAGAGCTCTCCTGCTGGTTCGTTTGACAGGTGCGTAAGCCCGGCAGGAGCCTACGACATGGTTGGCAATGCTGAGGAGTGGGTTCATTGTGACAGCGGGGAATACGGTTGGTGTCTCGTCGGAGGTTTTTGGGCCACCAAAAACGCCACATGTTCGTACGTAGTGATTACTCATTCACCCAAATGGCATTACTACCAAACCTCATTCCGATGTTGCAGAGATCTTGACTCTTTCAACGATTATGATATAGGCTGTTGAATGAAGCCGAATCCAAGAAATCGAGGACAAGGTGTTAGAGAGGCTCACAATCATGCCAAGGTTGGGCACCGTTCTAGGGAATATCAGATTTGGGTAGGTATGATTTCCAGGTGCTACAACGAAAAGCACACCAGCTACCGGGACTATGGGGGCAGGGGCATTACAGTTTGTGAGCGCTGGCTTGACTCATTCACCTTGTTCTTGGCCGATATGGGGAAGTGCCCCTCCACTCAGCATACGTTGGATAGGCGAAAGAACAATTTAGGATATTTCAAGAAGAATTGTCGGTGGGTTACTCAAAAGGTTCAAGGAAGGAACCGCAGAGATAATGTGCTAATCACCGCCAACGGGGAGACGTTGGTTCTAACAGAGTGGGCGGAGCGGCTAGGGGTGTCGGGGAATGCTTTGCGCCTCAGAAAGTACAAGGGTTGGTCTGACTCTGATGTAATCAATATACCGGTGAAGGTTAGGTTGACACCGAAGTCTGTGCTCAATGTGTATCGTGATGGAATTTCTGGTAAGATGACCTTGTCGGCAGTGGCCAGTAGGTACAAGTTACCGTTCTCCACGGTACAGGCCATTACGTCTGGCAGGAATTGGTCAAGTGTAACAAGGGCACCATCTGGATGACAGAACCCACAAGAGAGGACCTGGAGGCTTGGTTGGTATTGGCTATGGAGCGAGTACTCGCTGACGCGTATAAGGGCAAGCCCCGCGTGGCGCGGTATCACCGTAGGACAGATTTGAGGCGTATCGACAAATGGAGCATGAAGCTCCTGGAGATGACCGCATGACGTTAGTACATACACTGGCCGCTTTGGTGCTTGCAATGGTTGTTCGGGAAGCCCCGAACGTGGCTGCCAACGCGAAATTGCACGACGACTTTGAGTCGGATATCACCCAGATGCTCACGATCCACGAGAAAGTAGCCCAGAGTGGCGGGCTTGTGGACACAGAGTTCGACATGCTGCTCCTTGCGGCGGTGAACTATCGGGAGAATCGGATGCGTCTTCCGGCACCAGACGGCGATTGTGGTTGGTCCCACAAGTACTCCAAAGTCCCAAGTGGACTATGGCCAGTCGGATACAAGCCCGTGCCCAAGTACGTATGCAACTCTGTGGGTCCCATGCAGGTGAATCGGGGGTTGGTCTACACGATCACGGCATGGAACGAAGTGAAACATGAGTTTCCTGAGCGGTTGTGGGGAGGATGGTCTGAGGTCCCAAAGGGAACTAAGCCGGACAGGTTGACTGAAGATCAGTTGCGGGAGCCAGAAACTAATGTCCGCATTGCCTACGCGATACTCCAGCATTGGAAGTACGAGTGCATGGATCGCGACGGTGGTCTTGCTCCTGCCGGGGTCTGGTTGACTGCGTATCGTTACGGGAAGTGCCCCCACTACAACAAAGGGCGTGGATACCACATCGATAAAGAGGCAACGAAACGTTGCGCGATAGCCAATGGCTGGGCAGAGGCTTTGGCGAATTCAGATGAAGTGAACTACACTGGTACAGGCAACATGTCGTGTACCTACAAGGATCGTGTTGCACCGAGAGAATGATCTACGAGTACATGTACGTGACTCACGAGAAGGATGGCGGCGAGAAGCTTTGGCTTGTTAGTAGTCGCCTTCCCCTCGGGATGTTTCAGCGGTTGATGACCTACGCGCGCGCAGACGCGCATCCCAAGGACAGGGTGGTTGGTATAGCCACTACCCATGTATTTCCTGGGGTAGGTGAATTTGATGCTCGTTGCCGCTTGGATCACTTCCTGGAACCCAAGGAGGTAAGCGGCAAGCAGTGCCTCATCGCCAACAGGCGCGAGGCCTTGCTGTTGGTGGATGACTGGAAGTCTTCACCCCTTTACTCCATGCAAGAGGGTCACGAGACTTGCGGGGATGCAGGGAAATACTACAGGAACAGGGTTGATCACTTCGCTGGTTACATCGACGTGTATTGGCCCATAGCAAGAAACAAAAGCACCAGGAAAGCAAGGAAACGGAGGACACATGGTCGCAGCAAGTAGCATCGGTTGGGGTTCATACAAGAACTACGAGGGTCCATTCTTCAGGGGCACATCCGCCTTTGTTCTTCCAGAGGACCCAAGGCCCTCTGACAAGATCATGGCTGTTATTACGGCCACGGAGGGAGGGCACTACGACGCCTGGAACGGGTATGACGCTTGCGGGTGGACCTCCGGCATCATTCAGTGGTGCGAGCGTGGGCAGTATTCGATCTCCGACATGCTTGGGGCTGTAGCGGTAAAGAACTCAGCTTTGCTGCAATCCATTCAGGACTATGCCAAGCATGCTGGCGGGCAGTTCAAGCGCAATGCGAAAGGCAACTTCAGGTTCTTCTTTGACAGCACTGGAGAAGTTGACACGCAAGCCGAGCAGCTGCGCCTGTTCTACATCCACGGCAATGGGACGAAAGGCACTTGGGATGATGCCGCCAAGGCCAACGCCCGACAATGGGCAGCGGTGATTTCGTCTTTGTGGGAAGATGCAGGTGCTCAGGCAGTGCAGGTGACATTCACCTCACAGCGACTCGGTTTGTTCATGCTGCCTGCGGCAAAGGCGTTGTTCGGGCAAGCCCCTGACACCCCCATAGCCGCCGGGGCGAAGGCAGCCTACTTGTCGTTCGCTGCGAACAACCCAACTTGGGCCAATTCATCCTTGAAGAAGGCTCTAGCCGCGTCGGCACACCTCACTCCATGGACGAACGAGTGGGTGATTGAGTTGCTGAAGGAATTGACGTTCGGTCCCCAGGTGGCCATCTACCCCGGTAGGTACAACGCGATTCGACCAGCTCTCGAGCGCATTTATGGGTTGGAGCTTCCGGACTTTGCTAAAGAGCTCCAGGTCTGGACCGAGACCACGGGCATGTTGCCCAACATCTCCACCAAGGACATTCAGCGTGCGCTGCTTATGCTCGGCTACGACCTGGGCCCGAAGGGTGCCGATGGCATCTACGGAGGGAAGACCAAGGAGGCCGTCATGACGTTCGAGCAGTTGAGCGGCATGGTGCCTCAGCCGAATATTGATGGAGTGGTCGACATCTATACGTATCCGGCATTGAAATCGGCGATGGATGCCAAAGGGCTCCCCTTTCCATTGCCCGTCTCTTGACAAGCCCAATAGTGGCAGCTAGCCTTGGCTTGCGCACTTGAGTAGTTGTCACTGCGGTTCTCGCTTTCGGTTGTTTGGCACGGACGGTCCTCTCCACCAGGAGGACCGTTCTTTTTTATCTCCGCATTGTGTTAGGATGAGGAATGCCCGTCGACTTCCAGGTGGCGTTTCCGCAAGAGACCGTGAAGATCAGCCAGGTCAAGCCTGTGCCGGGTCTGCCGGTGCGGACTCTCGACATCTACGGGGAAGATTTCCGTTCGGTCGAAGACGTCTTGATGAATCAGGTGTCGGTGCCCTCGTTTGTAGTTTTGAGCAAGACGCGTCTTCTTGCTGAAGTCCCACAGCCGCTGGTGAGTTTGACCATCACTTCCATCATGGTGCTTAGTCGCAAGCTGCTCATTTCCCCTCGTAGCTACATTCGCTTCAACATCGGGCGGACTCCGAGCAAGACTCGAGGCATTTTGAAGTTGATGCAGCTTTTCTTGAAGATGCTGCTTACCACCCCTGGGACGGACATCTTTGCCCCGAAGACAGGCGGCGGAGCCATGGTGCACCTCGGGCAGAGCGTGGGGACCAATGAGGGTTCGGATGTGGTGGCTGGCATCATTGTGAGTGTGGACTCGACGGCGCGGCAGATTGTTCAGATCCAGGGTCGCAATCAATCGATTCCCCCTGATGAACGGCTGCTCACCGCGAAGGTGTTATCGGCCGGTTTCAACAAGAATGAGACTGCCATTCTGATCGGTATTGAGCTCACGTCCCAGGCTGGTCGAAGTGCTGTGGCTCGTTTCGAGGCCTAGCGCGGGGCTAAGAAATGGTGCACGCCTTCCGGCGTGCCTTCACGTGAAAAGAAGTCACTTTCGCAGCTGCAACAACGCAACATTTACCAAGGGGATTTTTAGAATGCCGTTGTCTTTTCATGTATTTCCAATGCTCTTATACCCGGGGAAGATCAATTTCTGTGACAAGGGGCTAAAGAAAAGACGGGTACGTACTTCCGTCTTTTCGATGTGAACTCAGTTCACCATTTGCACGGTGGCTGCGACATGCAGCAGGCCAGGGGCAGCACCTTCTAAGTTCTGCATGCGGGTGAGCAACGCGTCCCACTCAGCCCGAGAGACACCTTGTTCCGCAGCGTTTCTCTCAACCAGCTCGATGGCGGCTTGGTGAAATTCCCACGCTAGGTCAGTATGAACATGGAAGGCAACACCAAGTGCTTCCTTGAGCGGCCAAAGAATCATATCGTCTCTGAGGCGTTGTATACCGAATGTGTCTCGGTACTGATTGAGGAAGTCTCTTAGCCTCTCATTCTGTGAGGCTAAGGACTCCACGCGCAATGGGTTCAGCCTGCGCCTGTACCTATTCAGCACGTTGTACAGCTGCGTCTCGGTAAGACTAAGTGCATTGCAAAGGGCTTTGCTGGTACAGAGAAGCATACCGTCGGGCAAACGAACCATGGCAATTACAAGTGCTTTGAATCTCCAGCTAACTAGTTTCATTCTGAAACCTCCAATATTCTTGTGCCCGAATACTGGTTGTATTTTCAGGTGGCTAAAGAAGAACCAGCTTGTAGCTGGCTCTTCTAGCGGATCATTGGCACTCTGCATTCAAAATGCAAGTTGCCTCTGTTTGGTAGTAATCGCCTACGGCGCTGCATGAACAGCCGTTTGCGGGATAACTGACAACTATGTAACTAGCTGGAACTGGGGAATCAGCTTTTCCACCGGTTCCAGGTACATAGCAGGAACAAGTGCCACAACCGAGTTTTGTAGTCCCTGCTGGGCATGTCGCAATGGCAGGGTTTCCAAAACCCGCCACCAGTTGAACTGATTGGCTTCCACCCGTGGATGAATTTCCTCCTGTGGTTTTGCTGCCACCAGTAGCGCTGTTGCCTCCAGTGGTCGATGACCCGCCAGTAGCTGACGACCCACCGGTTCCGGTAGCGCCGCCTGTGCCTTGGCTTATGCAAACCGCGGCAGTGCAGCCCCAGCTAGCTAGGCAAGTTGCATAGCCAGAGGTCAGCGCGCAGCAGTTGGTTTTCGCCTGCGCTGGCTGGCATGCCGCAGTACTTCCGCCAGTGGTCTGTGAGCCTCCGGTTGACTTTGATCCTCCAGTTGTTCCGGAGCCTCCGGCCATGTTGGTTGTAGAGCCCCCTGGGCGCCCACCGGTTGTGGTAACAGCGTTCGTCGTGCCGCCGGTAGATGATTCACCACCGGTAGATGATTCCCCGCCTGTAGTTGCAGCGGTTGTTTGTGCCCCTGTGTTGCCACCTGTTTCTTGTGCGGCAGTGGTAGCTGCAGGAGTTGAACTTCCGCCAGTGCTGGGGGTTGTAGTAGCTGCAGGTAAACTCGAGGAGCCCCCAGTCGTGACGACCTGGGCAGTGCTCGAAGCAGTGGATGTACCAGCTGCGCCGGGGTCAACGGCGGCTGAGTACGAAGAGTCGTCGTTGCCGCAGGCAACGGCAATCAGTACGAATGCTATCGAGAAAAATCTAGTGGTCATGGTTGTTCTCCTTCTATCTATCTTATTCCCGAAATTTCAACGCTCTTGCGTGCTATGCTAGGCCAAGCACAATGGCTGTCTTCGACCTACAGGTATTTCTCCAAGAACGTCTGCGATCTTTTGACGAGAACATGGATGTATCGTCCGGTTCCCCCGCGGATGTGCAGATCATTCAACCAGTTCTGCGCAGGTTGGGCACAGACCCATTCACTGTGGACTTGGCGACGTTCCTGAGCGCCAGGTTGAAGCAAGCGTTTCCTGAAATGGGTACGGAAGAGGGTGATGCACTCACCGACTTGCTCATCAAGCCAAGTGTTCTCCTGATGGATCCATTCGTGAGGGAGATTTTTCGAATCCGAAACAGTCAAAGCTTCAAAGACCCGACTACCCTCACTACCGACGAGGCAGATGCGCTTGGGGCTAACTTGTTCAGTACAAGGGAGCTCGGAGATTACTCACGTGGCACTGGGAGGGTGTATTTCGCGCAACCGCGCAATGTGTCTGTGACTCCTGCGAACTTCTTCACGTCGAAGGGAGGGCTGCATTACTTCCCCGACGGCAAGCAGGACATCACTGTTGACGAGATGATGCTCAACATCGATGGGAGTCTTTACTACTTCGACATCAACGCAATTGCAGAGCAGCCTGGAACCGCTTACAACATTGGTCCCAATGAGTTGTCCAACATTGCCAATTTGGAGGGTACGGCCAAGGTGGCTAACCTTCGACGTTTTTCCAGTGGTAATTCAGCAGAGAATGCAGTCGATTTTGTGGATCGCACTCAGCAAGAGCTCACCGAGCGCTCGATGGTTACACTTCGCGGGATTGGCGCTCGTATCCCCAGAGCATTCCCAGAAGTGACCAGGCTGGCTGTTGTTGGGTTCGGAGATCCCGAGATGCAACGCGACGTGTTGACAGGTGGGGGATTGGGCCCGACCCTAGCTGGCGGCCTGTTTGGAAGTACTGTGCTGGACGGTATCGGAAAACCTACCACAAAAAGGTTCTCGGTGTCCGATGTGGGAGTCGACTTCACCGCATTGGTAGACTCGACTGATCCAGGAGCGTTCATTCTTACCGTCACGCAGGCGTATTCAGGACCGCCCTTGATTCGAGATTTGCCTATAGCCAAAGTAATTGATGAGCAGACGGTAGAGGTGGTGGATCAAGTTTTCCTTCCGTTCTACAGCAATCGCCCATGGACTTTGCGTAAGAGGGAGTTGACGCTCAGCGGCATTCCAGGTGGTTTGCTTTTCCCCGACACAGCCAACGGGACAGTGGCCATACCGGACGGGGAAGTACATGTGGGCGGTTTGTATGACGTTTCTGTGCGAGGAAGCTCATTCGATAGCAGCACCCTTGTGTTGGACAGCATCACCGATGCTAGCCCAGCCACTGAAGGAATTCATTTGTCGTTCGTGATGCCCGACGTTGTGATGCTTGCAGATTTGACTTTGGGTAATGCCCCTGGAGACAACTACGCAGTCGGTGACGATATCTATGAAGCGCTGGTGAATGCGCAGCAGTACGGATACACTTTGCAGATTCTGGATGGCATTGCAGCGGGTGACTATCGCGTGACGCAAGTTTCTCAGGTCGTCAGCTCGCACCCGACGCTTCAGATTTCACCTGCTCCTTCGACAGCTCCCTCTGGGGAGATGCGGTGGAGATTGGTGGATGTGATCGACATCGATCTTCTGGAGCCCAAAGATACCAGGGTATCCGGGGAGAATTTGCAGACGTTGCAGAACTCCGATGTGGTGACCACAACAGCAGCGGTGGATTGGGCCTCATTGGGCGTGAGTGAGAATGACACCTTCAGGATATTGGAGGGTCCAGACGCAGCTGACTACCTCATAAAGGCTTTGCCCTCGTTCGATTCGGCCAAGCTGGATCGAGTATTGAAGAACACGAACATCGATCTGTCCTACACGATTTTTAGAGCAAACTCTGCGGGAGGAGTGCAACTTCCATTGATTCGAGTCAGCCAGATCGAGCTTCTGGACACTGCCGGGCAGCCTGTAGGATCCATCGTGCCCTACGCAAAGACTATCGATGTTCAAAGTAGAGCGTTTGAGAATCCCGGGCACGGGGTGAAGTTCGAAACCACATTTGCCAGGCTAGGCATTGTGTCTGTGGCGGAGCCTGTGGGAGGTTTCCTGGTAGGGGAACGCAGTTTATTCATCTCTTTCCCGAGCTCTCCTTTAGGATACCCATCGTTCATCAACGTGTTTTTCGCTACGGGCGTTTATAGTTCCCCCCTAACTGCGCAGGAAGTGGTCGATATGATCAATGCGGCAGCTGTGCTTGCCATAGGGGCAAATACGGTGCTGGCTGTGCTGATTACGAACCAGGGGCACAACTATGTAGGCTTGGTCCCCTTGGACCCGCTCATGAACGCAAACAATGGCTCAGCCCTGGCTGTTTTGTTTGGAGCAGCTGAAGTATTCAGCGTAGGGGATGTTAGAGACTTGGTTGACGCCGATTGGGTAGTGACGCTACCCGCCATCAGCACCGATAACTTGGATGTACTTCAGGTGACGGACGGGGTTCAATCAGGATTTTACGGAAATCTACGTGTTTCGACCTTGGGGACGGCCTTGACTTCTGTGGGGACAGGTTTTGCTCCGGAGTTCAATCGTCACATCAAGTTGGGGGCACGTTCTCTAGGAGGTGCGCGCTGCTACTTTTTGGAACCGACTAGCGTCGAGTTTGGGCCTCAGTCTGTTTTCACTGCGACGTTAGCCAATGGGGCTGTTGCACGTTACTTCCCAGATCCGACATTGGACACTGTGCGGGTACCAGCGTATCCGTCCACTGTATTCCCGAGTGATGGGTCTGTGACTGCGGCGGGTTCCCTCTTCACTGCCGCTTACAATTTTGCTACAGAGTCCATAGTTCCTGGGGATGTATTGGATCTGCTCTACGTGCCAATTACTGGCTCCAGTGTGCTGCCTTCTGTACTTCATGGTCTGGTGGGCACGACTCTGGTGATTTCAATGGATGGTGGGGCGGATCAGACAATGATGTTCGGTCATATTGCTGCCCCCAGCCACTCGGATGTGCTTCGCACTGAGGTGGCGGATCAGATCAATACGGCGGTAGGGAAGGTTGTAGCCAGTCTGACTGGTTCAAATCACCTGGAATTCGTGGGAGATGTGAGCATCATTGTGCGAGGTTCCGGTACTGCGAATACCGCATTGGGGCTGGGTGCCTCGGATCACTCCAATGAATCTCTCAACAACATACCAAGAGGGTACCTCATTTTGGTGGTGAATGACGGATCTGTGATGGTGGATTCATCAACTCTCTTTGGGACTACTGAGTCTCGTGTCAAGTGGAGGATACGACGTTTGTCCACGCAGCGTTGTAGTTCCACCCAGATGAATTCCAATACGGCCAAGGCGGGTCTTTACTACTTTGACGTAGAGCTCGTGAGCGAAGGGACAGGGGACCTCTACAACATTGACAGCAATGTTCAAATGTTCGCTGAAGGATATCGAAGTGATGGGTACTACCTGACGACGGACGATTCTGATCTCACCTTCTCTACGGTGGAGAAACCCAGACTTCATGTGTCGCGCTCAATTTTGGAGGTGGGAGTTTCAGACAGCCCATCGAGTGCGACGCAGCTCAGTGGCCAAAACTTGGAGGTCACATACGACAGATCAACTCTCACCAGTGACGTGCAGAATTTCGTTCTGTCTGAGACGGAGCGAGTGGTCTGCTCGAATCCGCTGTCTCGGCACCTGGTGCCACACTTCGTCCGTTTCGACTTTGAATACACTGGAGGCTCAAGCGCAGATGTAGTCTCTGGCGACATCGCAACCTATATTCAAAAGTTGTACCCGTCGGACTTCCTAGAATCTAGTGACCTTGTGAACAAGGCCTACCAACGAGGCGCCTCGAGTGTCGTAAGCCCCATCGACTTGATCGCAGTGGTGCACAACTATGACAGGACTGTGCAAGCGCAGCGGTCTCAGAACGCCCTCAACACGGGCAGGCTTGCCGCATTTCTGGTCGATGTCATCAATGTGAATCGCCGTTCCGGTTGATGATGGGTATGTCCCCATAGCGAGCGATGTTTGGGTCACCGCGTTCCACTGTCATTCCGTCGAACGGATTCATTGAGTGCCCGCACTTGTGGCACTTCATGATGCAGCGCGGGATCAACCAATTCTCGTCCGAGAATGCGAAGGTAGTTCCTCCAAAGGCCTTCTCCATGGTGGGGCCGCAGCCATTCGGACAGTACCTGTGTTGACGGTACAGTGCCTCTGCCTTTTCATGGTCTGGCGTCAGAACGTCTGGAATTCCTTCAATTGCCTTCAGCGCCACCTCGGGATCCAAGGTTTGGAACGTGAGAGGTATGCCGCGGTTTGCCATGCTGCTAGTGTAATAGCGTCGGAGAAAGTCAGCAATGCTGGCGTTTAGGTCGGCGTTCCAGTAGCCTGCTACAATCGAACCATGGCTGCAAGTGCATTGCTCAAGTTTTCTCAGGGTTCTGTCGTCGGTGGCGATGGAGAAGCCCTGTTGGGTGTAGTCAACGAAGAAGTTGTGCTGCATAATGTCGACAACACTGGGGTTAGGTCGTGGCAGATTGATTTAGTAGCTGCCGACGCGGGGAGCTCGTACGTACCCCAAGATGCGTATGCGTTCAGCGATAACAGCAGTACGCCAACGACCCCATTTACCCCAGACTGGAGTGGAAGCTACCGTTGGGTGTTGAAGGTTTGGGATGCTCAGAATCGTGTCGGGGATCCCACGGATGTCGACATTCGAGTTTTTTCTATTCCTGAATCGAACGGTTTTATTATTCCTCCTTCGCAGGTTTTTCCCCTCCCATTGCCTGATCCTAGAACAGGCGCGGATGGGGCAAAGCCGAATGAACTCAATTTCAACAGCCAAGTGAATGGCTGGTCAGGGAATGGGCAAGATGGGTTGTTGAGTGCATTAGTTCGCAGCGTAGATCTCACCAGAGTGTGGCAGTTCGCCTCGCACACCCTTGGGGCTACACCCAATTGGCTCTTTGTTTTTGATGTGGCGAAAGTGCTACCTGGGTATATCCGTGTGGCGTTTGAAGTTGTTGTTTGGGATGAGGTGGCTGATACGAGCCACGCGTATCTCAATAGGGTCAGCATATTTAGGCTAAAGACTGATAGAACACTAACGCACATACATGCGGGCGAGGTTCTTTATGGTAATGCGCTACCTGCTCCCGTGGACGGAGCCACCCCTATGAATTTCGATCCACATGGGGTTATAGTGCAAGTTGACTCTGGGCACTACATTGCAGCGCAGGCCGTTCCAGACCCGTTGGCGCCAAGTGGTTTGGACCTTACTTGGTTTGCAAACATACAATTGTCCTTGATCCAGTGGTACTGACCAATGTTTGAAGTAGCCATAGAAGGTGTTGTATGAGTGGCGGTTGGGGTACCAGCTGGGGAGGATTGCCTTGGGGAGGTTTTCTGTTGCCATCGAGCGTAGCTCCCCCTCCGCCCGTTCTTTGCCCTGTGGAGTTCGACGTCTATTGCTATTGCGACACAGGCAATATGGAGGACATTCTCACGAACCCTCACGTGAGCATCACCAACCCTGGTCAATTCACCATTACGTCGCAGAACTACATGTGCGTCCTCAGCGATGGTGTTCCCCCAAATGCCGCTGATGCGTACATGACATTTAGTTACGCAGTTGCACCATCGTGGACGTTCAGGGTGGATGCCATTTTCGATGCCATACCAACCGACTTCGTTGATATCGCGGCTTCCCATATTTACTTTGGCTCCGTCAATGAGACGGGCATTGCCGCAGGTTTGTTCGTGTCTTCGGCAGGCCTGGCCTACGCTGGATCGGTACTTTTGGAAAGTGGAGCTTTGCATCTCGGGGGCTCATTTCAGGTAATTCCAGGTACGGCCGGCTTGGTTGAGCCCGGGAAGCATTACCGCTTTCAGGTTGTGGTTGATGGGGTTACGTCGACGACTTACATTTTCATGGCGGAGTTGTTGGCGCCTGATCCGTCTGAGCCGCCGCTTACGCTGGTCGCTATACTTCCGGGCATTCCAAATGACGGCTTTGCTGCAGATGGAACTACAATAAGCGTAATTGGGACTCAAAAGCACCCGTCTGCTGTTTGCTTCACGGAGATTTGCCTAGCCACTGGCATGATTCTTCAGGTTCCGCCCCCTATCTCAGAGGCTGGGAAGGATCAGGCCCTCCGTATCTGCTCCATCGGTCAACTCGATGGAACCTCGAGCTATGACCCTGAAGGAGGATCTCTCTTGTACAGCTGGCGGCTCATCGATGCCCCAGTGGGTAGCTCATTTGCGGTTGAAGGGTCGGATGGCTTCACGGTCCCTGTGGCCATTCCGAACGGATACACCGATAAGTTTCATTCGCCAGAGTTGGGGGATGCCTCCGTTCTTGATCCCGTCGTTACTGGAGATGTGCTTCTGGTAGGGGGACAGGCGTACTCAGTTCTCAGCACTGGCATCGATGGTCTTGGCTACTACATTCAGCTTGTGGACAACGTGCTTGTGGATGATCTTCTCAGTGTCCATTTCAAGCTGCTTAGGAACAGGTTTCTGACGGGCGCCACGACAGCAAAGCCCACATTCTTTCCCGATATCCCAGGCATCTACAAGTTCGACTTGGTGGTGTTCAACGGAAAGTACTTGAGCGAGCCATCCTATGTGATCGTCAATGTACTTGAGAGCCAAGTGCCGAAGGGCTGCGTGCCCGACTTGAGTTTCGTGTGGCAGTACTTGAGTGACTTCTGGAAGTTGGTTGAAGATCGCGAGCGCATTCAGGTGTTCTGGGAGGGCATGGCCCAGGTAGTGGCCTCTGAGCTTTTGACGTTGTGGCAGGTGGATTACTCGAAGAGCCTGCGCGACATCCAACGAACGTTCCAGCGACGTTGGCTACACTACGACTTGAAGCTTCCAGAGCCTGCCCCTGACTTGACGGTGGTTAGGCAGCTTTACGGTAGCGTGGACACCTACCAGTATGCTTCGACTCCTTTCACAGGGGTGCAGGGCACGCTGTTGGAACTGCTGTCACCCGTGCATGACCCAATTCGAATTGAGTTCCAACTTGCGAATCCGTACTCTCCGGCGGTTTTGCAAGGCATTCTTCAGCGCAAACTGCAGTGGGTGGACAAGCGCTACAGTGTCGTTGTGGTGGACAACCCATCGCTGTTGAACTCGGTGGTGCGGATCACTGCCCCGTTTTTGTTTCAGGTCGGGCCATCAACAACGATGCTGTACTTTACGGCTGGGGACAACAATCTCCCAGCTTCCGGCACAGGTGGGGTTCGCTTGACGGCGCGCACGTATTTGGTGGATCGGTGCCTTCAAGGCCTAGATATCAAGCAGTACGATCTTCTTGTGCTAGGTGGGGAAGCCTACCGAATCATCCGCGTGGTGAACGATGTGACGGACCCCATCCCGTACCAGCGTGTGATCGTGGAATCTGATCTCCCTCTATTGCCTGGCGCAAATTGGACCATTCCCTCGTACGTGACTAGCAAGCTCCTCAGCTTCTATAGAGGTTTGGTGGGTAAGGGGGATTCGGCCACATTCGAGGTCATCGATAACGACCTCGGTGTAATGAGGTTGATGTCCGTGCCCGTGCTGAGTGCATGCGCGGCTGAAGTGAACAAGCTGGCGGCGGACCTCACTGGCATCTACCAATACTTGTCTCTTTCCCAAGTTTCGTCGCAATTGGCCTACGTGAAGAGAAGGACGCACATTCCTGTTGGAGAACTTGTATCGGACATCCCTTGCCTGCAGGAAAGTATCCAAGAGTCCGACGATGGGGCAGTGCTTCGTAGAAACGTTGACTACTACATCGAATCCTTCCGAGGCCAGAACTCTGTTAGGTTTGCAGTGGGGGCACTGACGGGAGACCCTGGAGATGTTTGGGAGGGGAAAGCACCCCCTGATCGTATGTGGGCAGAGACGACGTACCTTGACAATCGACCCACTATTGAGGCCAATTTTGGTGTCCCAGCCCAGTTCACCTTGGATCAACTCGCAGAGCTCGATACCGACTTGGACTACCTGTCGGCCGTGCAGGGCCTTTGGTATGCCTACTTGAACGGACCCACTCTCTTCAACATGCGCGCGGGTGTGCAGATCCTGCTTGGTTTACCGTTTGCTGAGGAGACGGGGACCATTGAGGAGATTCGTTCGGACTTCTCTACGGTGCAAGGTCGCTTGCTGCTGCGCGACGTGGCCAATCCAGCCATTGTTCGTTCGTACACTTACCCGAGTGCTTTGCCTCTCGAGATCAACCCAGCCACTGGCTCAGCTTACGCGGTGGGAGATGTGGTGCAGCAGTTGGCCCCCATGGTGAAGGGGTCGGAGATTCTTGACTACGTAAAGGACCCCACTTGGTTTCAAGGTCTTTTGTCGCAGGGCAACTTCCTGGAAGTCGAGAAGTTTCACAAATTCATGGTGCGCGTCGACAGCTCCGTCTTCAGCCTCAGCTCGTTGATGTTCGTGATGAGTTTCATTCTCAGGGTGAAGCCCACGTACACGCGGCCTATCTTTGTGGTGCGAAAGGTACTGGAAGTAGCTGAAGTCAGCGTTGTGGACGAGTTTGTCCCAATGGGGCGTTTGGTCTTGAACGCAGGAGTTTGCTTCCCAAACTTTGGCGCTGCTCAAATCTTCGATGATTTCAGTCCTGCAGCCTACGGCTGTCGCAATCAGTTCGACTCCGACAGCGATCAATCCACGGTGCCTCCGGTGTTTCCGACGCCGGACTCGAGCATCACTTGGGGGTTTGACAAGTTGTACTTGTGCCCAGAGGACGAGGTTTTGTTCCTGTGGAACATCATGCATCCAGGCGGGGTAGTTCAATACGATGAAGGTTTCAGGTTCGATGCTAGCAATTTTGAAGGGTACGTGTTCAGCGACGTCAACATTACTTCAGTTCCGTTCTTGACGGGCTACACGTTCCCTCAGACGCTTACAGTAGGTAATACCGGGGCTATTTCATCGTTGCACATTCGTATCGTTGGTAGCCTGGCTGGGTCTATTGCTGATTACTACATGGATTTTGTAGTGAATGGCGGTTCCGCGCACAACACCATCAGCTTCACTGTTGCACCAGAGGATGGAGACATTATCGACATATCCGCGTCGTTCCCTCTGACCGCGGGGGATACCATGATTTTGGTGTTGTATCCAAATTCTGGTCTTCTTGACGGACATCCAGATTGGGCGTCGTTCGAGGTTACTTTGGTGCAAGAACCAGCCTTGCAATTTCAATTCGACACTGGCCTACCTGCCGGCATATATCATTTCGAACAAGTGGCCTAAATAGCATGCTAGAATCACAGGAACTACAATGCGATTCGTAGACGACATAGTGGTGCGAAGCAATCTCAAGCTCACCATGCGAGAGCGTGGGAAGGTTGCGGCTCGACGAGAGGGTCACAATATCTGGTTGAATCTGGGTAGAGAGTACTTGGCGCATTTGATCGCACTGGCTTCGTACGGCCCTGACGTACCCCAGGAGGATCACCGTATCAAGTACATGGGATTGGGGATTGGAGGGACACGGCAGGTAGCTCCAGGAGTTGCCAATGTACCGCCGATGTCTGTGGTGTATCTGGGATCGAACGCTCAGACTGATATCGATCCGTTGGTGCAGCAGCTTGAAAGGCCGGTGAGGATTTCAGGAAGTACAACAGGACCAACTGATCCGTACTCTCCCAGTGACGTGTGGCTAGGTACAGTGCAGGCACCTCCGATCCATGCCACGGCCACTGAAGTGACTTTTGTTCGGGTGTTCACTCAGACTGAGGTAAGTTATTCGTCCTTTATTTCAGTGCCTTTGAGTGAAATCATGCTGTTCACTTCAAACGCTATCCCAATTGGCGAACCGCACAACACTGGGGTTGCCTACGACACTTTCGATACTCTCTCAAAGACTGGCGCTTTCGAGCTCGAAGGCGAATGGACAATAAGGTTCTAAGAACATGTTTCATCGTCTAAGTGTACCTACCTATTTTGGCGGCCTGCCCTCGGGCTTTGACTACATCAATACCCCCTCGTTGAGTGGGGGTACGGGCGTCCCCGCTTACATGGACGGGAAGAAAATAGGAGGGCCCAACGATGGTACGTACGCCGTCGCATTTGGCGAGGACGCCACAAGTAATTTCGCAAACCGTGGTATCAAGGCTTTGGCCGAGAACACCGACGTCATCGATGACTTGTTGCGCAGGAGTTTGGCCATCAGCGCAAGAACGGCTGATTCAAACGCCGGCCATGGTGGCTTGGCCTATGTCGCAATTGCTGGGCAGGTCTTCGTTGGATCGTTGGGAACTCCTAACACGCAAGATCAACGGGATCAACTCATCAGTGTTCTGGATGAGAACGACGAAGAGATTCTGGATTCTACGGGTGTCAAGATAGTTGCAGCGGCCATTGTCGACAACATCATAAGTTCTACCAACTTGGTGGGTACACAGGCGTCAGGGTTCTACGATACTCCTACCATAGTTTTCAATCTTCCTTTGCAGTACCCACAGTCGTTTCGCATTTACTATGGGGAACGAAGTAGTTTAGCAGAGTTGCCGCAGGATGCGTTCACTACGATCAAGATTCGTGGCGCTCAGGAAGTGTCGGCGGACATCGAAAGAGTACTTCTCAATCTCCACTCAGCTACTGCGTACAAGTGGGATGACCCATGGGATACTACAATCGCGGCACTAGCACATCGAGGCTTGAATGGAGCCTACCATCTGGACACTTCGGAGTCAGCACTTCCCTACAACACCCCATCGGGGAATGACATCACAAGGGACGGCCCAGCGTTGACGATGAATACTCCAGGGTACGATCTGTCGACGTATGGGCAGATAGGGGTCTCGCACTACCCAGATCCCATTCTGGCTAGCTATCGGTCCAAGACTACAAGGAATACCAAAGCCGGCGACTACAACCAGAGCTATGGCGGAGACGTGGGTTTGTACCAAGAGTCACCTTGGCACAGCACCAATGACGTAGATGAGTATTCGAATGATCATGTGGCTGGGCCGTTGGTGTTGGATGTAGCGCCTCGCACGATACGAGATCCCACCCTGTCAGGGGATCCTGTTATCACGAAGATCACTACAAATACTGTTGCTACTCTGAACCCAGACGCAGGTACTTCATCGACCGCCAGGTGCACCATCCAAGTGGGCACAGGAGACTTTTTGAGGGACGGTGATGGCAATCAGTCAATTCGCTATACGGACTTGATTGAGGTTACGGACTTCGCCACCGGTACAATCATAGGGGTGTTCAGGGTCCTGGGCGTGTCTAGTGCTACTCGTTTGACGGTCCGTACGCTATCAGGGGTTATTCCTGCTCTTGCAGCTTCCGGAGTTGCCTCCCCTGTGCTGCTTCGCTGGCTGCAGCCAACTATGCAATTGGGTGGTCGTTACTACGATGCGGTGGGCACCACTCAAGGACTTCCTTATTTCACTATTGCCGCCCCTTCCCCTGCAGTCACTCCATTCTCTTCCAACAGGGGGCAGTTGAATGCAGTTTTTCTATCAGCGATTACGGACCGCACCCTGGGAAGTAACCAGATTCCAGCGATGGGTTGGGGAGGATTTTCTACGGCTGGAGTTTGGTTTGTCACTGGAACGTTAGATGGAGATGGAGGGATCAATACCTATGGGGGTAAGCAGTCGTTCAATTTCATTCACCGTCGATCTTGTAATTTCCCTGTCGATGAAGGAGGAAGAACTGTCAGTTGGAATCCTTACACTAACGGTGGTGGGCATATCCAGATTTATACCGTAGCTGGGTTGACCACTCCTTCTCCAATTGCATTTGAGATCTCTACCGTTAGCGGGTATGCCCCCACGGCGGGGGATGAATTTGAGCTATTTATTTTCATCTCGGATTTCACTCAACCGTCGGTGTTGAGCATGACGTGGCCAGCAGATTTCAATTTCAGCGGTTTGGATGGGATTATCCCGGACAGCTACATGCCAGGTGGGCCGCACGATCCAACTATTGGAGTCCACTACAGGTTCTCTTATGTGAGTACACCTCACGCAATTGGCTGGTACGCCACTCGTACCGATTTCTAAGCAAGGCAGGAAAGCATGCACATTTTGTATTTCTGCGCGACTACAGCGCAACACACAGACCCCCAGGCTTTCTGGGAGGCCAACAAGGTGGTGTTGACTTCCATCATCACATGGGTTGTCGGCCTAGGTGGTACTTGGTTCGCCAGGTACCATATTTCTCCAAACGCTTGGTACCTGCAGGCGCTTCGAGTAATCCTTGGCGCCGTGGGCGATATCATCCACCCGACAGAGTTCAAGAAGTTGGCAACTTCCGCTCGTGAGGGCCAGCTTCAACGTAAGGACGAGCAAAAGGAGCAGGAATCACCATGAAGTTTTTGAAATTGTTGGCTTTGATGGCCACCGTTGTACTGCTTGGTACTGGTTGCGGCAATATCCAAAAGCAGCTCAATACCGTAGTTGTGTTCGAGCAGTCGGTACAAGGGTATGTGCAACAGCTCACGCTGGCAGCCACCGCGGCTATTTCTGCATTGCCACCTGACCAACAGCAAGTAATGTACGCCAAAGTTACCGATCTGTCGTACAAGCTGACGGCGACATTATCTGCAAAGGATAAAGCACTTCAAGATGCCATCGCGGCCAACAATGCCAACGGTTTTGACTTTGGCAAGTTGACGCAGGATGTCCTCGAGGCGGTGCAGGCAATTGTGGCGTTGGTCGAAGTCATCGGCAATGACGCTGCGAAGGCCAAGGCGAAAGCGGCTGGAGCTGCCCTCACTGAGCACCACGTCAAATTGAAGGCGGTTTTGGCGCAATGAAACTGGCAACCCTAGCCTTGCTGCTGGGGATTATGGGGGCGTGCAGCGGCGCCCCCATTCCGCCTCCCCAGCCCACGCCTGGCCCAGATCAGGGTACAGGCGGTTCTTCTCCGGTACCTTCCGGAGACGTCTCGTGTGAGCAGATGTGCGCCCATTTGGCGGCGCTCCCCTGCCCGGACGGGCAAGATCAACCTCAGTGCGTCAGGCTGTGCACAACGGCCACCACCGACCCGAGGTTCTCACCGACGCCGGCAGACGCCCAGCGTTTTCTCAACTGCAGGTTCAACGCGCAAACACCGGCGGACGCCCAAACGTGCGGGCCAGTCTCCTGTAGGTGAAGCCATGAAGCTAGGTGCAAACCAGACACCTTCCCACATCTTGGCGAAGGTACCGTTCATTGATCAGTTCCTCAGCCCTGCAGCGACTCCGCTCATTCCGGATCAAACGAAGTATTCAATCGGAATGCCGGATCCTTGGGGGGATCTCGGGAACATCGACTACGGGTGCTGTATTTTTGCTGGATACGGCCATTACAAGCAGTGCGCCAGTGCGAACGCTATTGGCAGGCCCGAAGTTGTAACCACCGATCAAGTCCTTGGTTGGTATGGCGATGTGACGGAATTCCGCAAGGATGATCCGTCTACAGACAATGGGGCCAATCCGGTTGAGGCCTTGGACTACTTCGTTAGGATTGGTGAGATTGCCGCGTATGCGCGCATCAATGTCAATGATCCGTCGCATGTAGCCAGGGGTCTCAACATCTTTGGAGGCATCTATGCCATCTTCTACATGCCAAAGGCCTGGCAAGGCTCCTTGATTTGGGGAGCTGGTCCGAACATGTCAGGAATTTGGATGCCCAACAGTTGGGGCGGCCATTGCACGTACATCCCAGACAACGATCCGGAGATGAATCTCACGGCAGTGTCGTGGGGCGATTTGTACACCGTTACTCCGGACGGAGCTGATGGGTACATGCCAGAGGCGTATGTGATTGTAAGTCACCACTGGGTCAACACGGTGGGGCAAACCATTCAGGGCTTCAACCTGAATGAGCTACGAAGCGCACTGGCGCTTGTGATGTAGGCAGGAAGCGAAGGCGTACTCAGATGGATCATGGGCACATTACTAAAGCAATCGGGATTCATACCATTCTTGCGTTTGAGTACGCCGACGCCACCGAGCGGGAGGCTGATGGGCCATTTGCCGCTGACGAGAAAGGAAAGGCGGCACTTCAATTTGATGACGGCTCTTTTTGGCTTTTGACTGACATTTCCGGCGGCCCAAGTGCTTGGGCAGTTCTACTGACAGGTGGAGCACCGCTTGGTGGAGATCTCAACGGTACACTCCCTAATCCCCGTGTGATGGGAGTAGGAGGAAGTCAACTAGTTTCTGATGGATCTGGCTGGGCAGATGTTACTAAAGCGCCCGATCATCGAATGCGTCCCGGTAGGGCTTTGACCATAGCTGCATCCTTTGGGTCTGAATTTGCTTACGATATTGATGACACCTACTCAGTAGTGGTTGGGGTTTCAGGAATTTTCTTGGTGAATATCCTCACTGGTGTTGTGGAGACAATTCCAGTGCCTGGCTACGGAGTGATTCTGAATCCTACGCAGTATCAGATTATGGGCGTCGTTTATGACGGTCAACAAGACGTATGGTTTTTGGGGAACAATTTCGTCGACAACGTGTTCATGCTTTGGAAATTTGCGCTAAGCACTTTCTACCTTGTGACGGGTTACCAGTTTGGTCCAGACCTTTCCGATGGTTCAGTGGTGCAGGCTGCAGTCTCAGTGGCCTACGCAGACGGCTACCTTTTTGTGTCATTTCTTGATTCGACAAGTGGTAATTATAGGATTGCTCAGCTAGCAGCAGGGTCTTCCTCATTCCTACGGTGCATCGACTATCCTGATCCCGCCGTTTCACTATTTGGAGCCAACATCATTGGTGGGTGGGCTAGTTGTTCCACTTCAACGCAGATGGGGAATGGCTGGGAAAATTACGTTTGGTACAGCGCTGTTGTGTCCCCCGATGGGATGGCGGCGGTTAGACTGAACCCCTCTACTACGGTGCACCGAGTCAATGATGTCGACAATGTATTTTCAGTAGGTAGTACAGCAACGGACCAAAGCAGCATGGAAGCAATGCTGAGCAATTTGTTGTCCTACTACAACACCCATCTCGAGTACGTGAATCCGGCACCTTCCCCATATAATTGGCCAATTCACACGTACCCAGATACGTACAACCACACGTACTCGTCGCCACCCGTCGATCCTCCTGGAGGGCCATATACCAACTCGATGGCGGTCGCCAATTCTTCAAAGCAGGCACTGATCAACCATCTTTTGAATCGGGGGTCTCATTTCTATCGAGACGTTGGCGTTTGGTTGAATTTGTCGATCATTCCGGACTTGACGGATGACACTGACTTGGTGGCGCTTTTTCTCATGACCAACGCCTTGCATGAGGCGCACAACGCGCACATGTCGCAGTCCAGTCAGATTACGCACAATATTTCTCGACATCGAGATTTTGCGTCCACTTACCCCCGGCCGTTCTACTCAGCGGGAAATTACCAGGATGGGGATTGCATCGCGGCATTCTCGTTGATGAACGACTTGGCTAACAAGTACATGCAGCATCTGACTAATCCGCATGTGCACCAGAACGATGATACGATCAACGTGATCACAGCCAGTGGTGCTTACGACCCCAATAATTGGCCTAATGTGGCCACATTCTTGATGGACATGGCGGGCGCCTTCCAGGCGCATGTTCAGAGTTCTGTGTACCACCCTACTCCTGATAATGATCATAGTTTCATTTTCTACGTGTCCGCTGATGATTGGTTTGGGATTCTCAAAGCCATCAACCACAACTTGACACAGTTTGACATGCACATCGCGTCAGGCACCTACCATGTGGCACCCGACACTGTGCATGGCATATTTGCAAATTCCTCAACTATGTCGAATGGGGTCGCGAACCTGGATCAACTGCTTATCAATCTGCAGGCGCATGCGGCTAGTACTGCATACCACTTGGTAGAAGACGTTAGTTCTTTGCCTACGCGCACAAATGACGTAACACCACATTTCCCATCACTTATGGCTCTCATCAACGATTTTGCCCACCAACTATTGGCCCATGTGCAGGAAGCTGGAGTCCACGAGCAGAATGATTATTTGACCTTGTATTACCTGACTTCTTGGACAGATCTCACGGATGACACTAACCTGCAGGACATGATTTTGACTGCAGCTAGTTTCGGGACGAATGGCTATCATGGCGGTACGGGAGGCATTATCTACGATCACTATTACGTTGGTGATCCTTCTTTGTTCGCTGGCACGTACAATGCGCACATTTCAGCGAACAGCGCGTTTTTGGAGGTTGGGGATGCAATGATACCGTCACTCCCGGCAGCAATAGTAGAGGCTATGGAGCCCATGTACTACCCAGAGTCCAGCGCGATCTTACTTCTAGGTGGACAAACCTACATGTGGATGCCCTTGCTGTACATTATTGTGAAAGAAGAACTCCCGGGTCCGTATTATCCCTACAGAGATTTTCCAGCAGGGTACATGTACGACGAGTTGGATTTGGCTTTGTCCGGTAGCGGCTATACTCCGTATGCCCCTCTTTCTGTAAGCTACAACGGTAATAGTGGTAGGCAGCAGCTGTGGGTCAATACGTCCAACTACAGCGTGAATTCGAACGTAGCCCACTTGATGGAGATAGATTACGACATAAATTGGTACACTTTACTGCCAGCGTCCTTTCCGGTGACGTATCCGAGATCCAACTTCAATGTTGGGAGTGTCGCCACTTACCCGCAAGGCTTCGACAGCGCCCCATCTGTGCTGTTTGGGAATACTAGAACGAGTTGCATGCGCATGTTGGCGGATGATTCGGTGTATCCGCTGAATGGGGACTTCAAAATCATTCCGTTGGGAGGTGCGCTGGCATTTTCCCCTAAGCCTGATACTTCGTTTGATCCAGAGGACATGCTGTACATCAACAGGCCACCGTTTACTAAGTTGGTCGGTTACCTCTCGATAGGCGCTGTGGCGGTCAATGGTGTCGGTGGTTTCATTCCTGTTCTGCCGTACATTCCTGATCTCCCGTATGGAGCAACAGATCATTCGTTCGGACTAGGTGGCGTTGTAGCTGGGTACTCTCAACTGGACGATGTCTGGATTATTCGCTTGAGCTTGGAGGCAACGGCCAGTGGAGATCACGTTAGCGCTGCGTTGTACTACAAGCGGGATGAGGATTCTTCCTATACTGCGATACCCAATGCCTCAGTGACCAGGGATGTTCCTTCAGGCCTGTTTGGGACTGTGCCGTTGGATATCCATATGGTGGTGAAGGGCTTGAGCTCTGCCAGATTGATCATCTTCCCGATGATTGCCGGTGGTTCGCCCCTTTATTCGGATATCGTCATATCCCGCATGTGCTTCACCGTAGAGAAGGCGTGATGGAGGAAGTCGTAGAGGTATGGAATTCTGATACAGGTCCCAGGCTTGTTCCGTTGAGTGAGTTTGGAGGTGGGAATTCCATCCACGTACGTTTGACTTTTTGAAGAAATACCCCACGAAAAGCCTTGGGCGAGGGTTATTCGGGAAGCAAGTGTTTAGGCAGTCTTCGTGCTACAATCATGCCCGTGCCTAAGAATGGGTTCAAATGATCGTCATCCAAAAGTACTCCACGGTAGTTGAGGCCAATTTCAAAATACAAGGTGGCCTCATCGGCGGGGTACGTACAGAGGCAGGATTTGCAGGTCTTGTAGGGTTGACACTTACTTTTTCCAATCCGAGTGGTGTATGTACTTTTGTACTAGGTGGATCTACCTCGGGAAGGCTCAGCTTTTTGGAGGTGAAGACTCAAATCGAGTCAACTCCAGGGTTGTCGAATTTAGTGGTGATGTCTGTGAACAATATGTTCGGATTCAAGCATAGAGTGAGCGGACAGTCTGTGCATCTTGATGCTTTGCTCGAACCAGCTCGGAGCATTCTAGGATTTGTCACTAATCAAGAAATTGTGGGTGTGCCGTTGAACGGTCCAACTGGTTTTTTGCCTAGATATATCCATTTTGTATCGGAAACTGGGGCCGTCTATGTATCCACGGAGTTTACCGATGTGGCGCAAGTACAAGCACAAGCATTTTCTGGAAGTTATGCAATTTCATTCAGTGGGGAAATCGCCACCGCAAACGGGTAAAACGTGACGAACAAACTTCTAGCAAATTGGGCTGAGGCAGACGGTATTCCGCGGTCGATAGCTATGACGGTAGCGAGCTACGCGGAGCTCCTGGCAACCACAACATTTCCTGGCAAGAGTGCGTATGACGTGAATGACCTGGAAAAGTTGGTGCTGTTGAGTGACTGTCAGCAAGTGTGGCGTTTGGCAGGATTTTCCCCTGCAGCATGGGATTTGGCTGATGCTGGCCCGCTTGACCACATCGTTGATTTTGCAGTGATCGGCGTATTGGCTGGTTTGACTAATCTGCCTTCGTCAACATTCGATGTCGGATCTGGATCGTTAGCTGCTGGGAAGCGCGTGTTGTCGGCTGTAGCAGGCGGATTACTGGGTATATTTGTACTGGTAGAAAATGCCTCCAACTGGGATTTGACACGCGCGCCAGATTTGGCCGCAGATGGACAAGTCGGAGATGCAGAAGTTATTGTTCGGTATAGCGCCTTGGGCACAGCGCTGTACTTGCAGGTTGGTACAACGCTGTCTGGGTTGAGCTACACGCGTGTCATGGGGTCCTCCCCAATTGCGACCAGTTTGGTTGCTTTTTCCCCTGGTACTCGTAACGTAGTTATTTATATGGTGCCTTCCCCCACAGGGGTTGGAAGATTTGTACTGACTCGTTGCGTTGTACGATTATCTGTTGCGTTGTCCGGGACCGGCAGCGTTTCTTTTAGTGTAGGCTCCACATCTGGGGGATTGCAAATCATCAAGGCGACGACAATCACGAGTGCAACAGCGCTCGGGGTAATAGGTGGAGAGGCCACATCTACACTTGGGACAGACATGACGACGCTCAATGCCTATGAAGCGGTGTACAATTACGGGCAGAGCATCTACGCCAATGTGACCGTAACTGGTACTGTTACCGGCGGTCAAGTAGCTATCTATTTGTACGGTCTATTTTTGTCATGACTAAACTCAAGCTGATAACCTGCATGCTTCTTTTCGCGATTGTCACTTGCGAAAATACAACCAGTGCAGCAGGAACAGGTGGCTCTACTTCTACTACGGGCGGTGCAATAGGGACAGGCGGCTCAGCAGGAACAGGCGGTGCAGGAACAGGCGGCGCAACAGGTGGTGACTATGCAAGACGAAGGTATGTAGGAGTCCCCGTTCAAGGAACTAACTATTTGATGATATTTTTTCTGTATGCTTGTGCGGTTGGAGCTTCGGTAGTTTTGGTCCAATGGTGTTTTACCAGGCGTAATTCTCCCTTTCGTTTACCCGCGGGCGTTGATGCCTCCTCTAAGAAGTGTCGGAGATGAGGGGCTAAAGAAAAGGGCCAAGTGTCTCCACCTGACCCCTCTCCCCCGCGATTACGAGGGCGCCCCGATCATCGCAGGTTGTGCTCCAGCTAGGACTAGGAGGCACATGAGGAAATGCTCCGTCTTGGTCAGCATTGGTCTATGCGTTGTTTTCCATGACGTGCCTGCGCAGCCACAGTCCATGCAATGCCAAATCTGCCCCTGACGAAATATCTCCCCTTTGCACGATGCACTCATGGTAACCTTTCCGCGTACTTGAGTGCAGTTTTCGCAATGCAGTCACACCAACTGGCATTGGCGAATTCTCTGGCGAAGTAAGTCGAGACTGGGGTCATCTTGAACCAGTACTCCAAGTTGTACGGCCAGGATCCTGAGTTGATTGTAGGGAAGGCCCAGCATGTAGCCTTCGTCTATTTCAATGGTGTCCTGAACCCTGGCACGTACGCAATTGGGCCAAGTCTCGACTCTTACGAGTTTCCCTCGTCGGGGTAGTCTTCTTCCGTTGCCGGTGGCTGGTTGGCACCAATGCTGTCCTTGAGGTTCGGGATTTCACCGAGGGCCATCTCGATGATTTCTTCACGGGACATTTGCCCTGACAGTGTGTGCTCGATTTGCAGGACGGTAAGTGCTGTGTTGAACCACAATGCCAGATTGATGCCTTCGAGGGCGTCCTGTAGCCCGACTACGGATTGGTTCGTGTCACCGAGCGCGGATTCGATGCCTTCGCAGGTCTTGGCGATGGTCTGCATCAGTTTTACGGTTCCGGCCGCGCCCGCCGCCGCTGCGGCTGTGGCAGGAGCTCGAGCTGCCGCAGGATCTTCCGCCTGTTGCTGGGTGACGGCCGGAGCAGTCTCTGTAGTCGCCGGCTTTCTTCCAGTAGCGGGCTTCCCTGTGGACGGGGTACGAGTACCAGCTGCGGCGGGTTTGCCACCTTTTCCCCCGCTCTTCAGCTTCAGCACGGCTGTCAGCAGGGCCTCCGCCTGCTTCTCATTCGGCAGTTGCATGAAGCTGGCCTTCTCAGCCTCGCTGGTGAACATGCCGATTTCCTGCGCAAGTAGACGACCATTGAAGCGTCCAATCTTGAGCATTTCTTCTATCGTTACGGGTGCATTTTCCAAATTCAACTTGACGGCGGTCATTTTGTTACTGGTCTCCTTATCAATCGATACGGTGCGATGAGCTTTTCAGCTTTGTGGTTTTGGACTAGACACGTGATTACTTGCACATCGATGCAACCAAAGCACGGTCTGGGATTGGGGTTTACTGGATCTTTCAGCGCTTTGGCTGGGCATGTTATCTGGGTAGCCATCTTCTTCCATTGGTCTAGGAGAAACCCGATGAAGGCATGTCTCCAGGAGTGGATTGGATGGTCGTGCTCGTCTATCTCCGGTGGTTCTTCTGTGCCCTCTAAGTACGCTATGAGCTTTTCCCTTGGGGTCGTCGGTAGGATCAGTAGTCCCGCGTTGACGCACATTTGCTGGAGCTCGGTGTAGTTGTACTTAGAGAAGGCTGCGGGTGACAGCATCAAATGGGCAGCCTTCCTCGTCTAGGTTCCAGACCCAGACGTCTGTGACGGCCGTGTCGCTAACGCGCTTCTGGCAGGTTGATATCAAGTAGGAGGAGTCATCGACTGCGCTTGCCTCGGCTATGACGTCCTCGAGAACCTTCATACGGTTGGTGACGTCGGCCTTCTTATACCGAGCCTTGGCTGTCTTTGGCCATCCTTTGTTCTCAAGATTCTGCACCCCGAAGAGTGCAAACATGACGTATGTACCGTTCGGTTTGAACCAGCGCATTTGCTGCTGGCAGTGCCTCACCAAGTGTGCGATTGCCTCCTCCTTGAATTTTCTTCCCTCAGCAGTCAGAACCGGCACGGCAACCTTTTTCATGCCGATGTTCTTGATGACGGGCTTGTAGAGCTCGTTCACCGACGGAGGCAGCCAGGGCAATCGGAAGTGTATCAAGAATCTCTCCAATGTTGTCCATTCACTATGTGGGATATTTGGGATTGATCCACTTTGAATTGACTGGCTAGTTGAACTTGTGTCACCTTTTTGGTGGCATATCTGGCTCTTATTTTCAGCACAACGGCTTTAGTTAGCTTAGCGCTACTATTCAACTCCCCTGAATGATCTCCAGTATGTGCCCGACCTTTTGCGATTTTGTCACGCATGTTGTCCAGGTGGGTGCCCTCGAAGATATGGCTGGGGTTACAGCACGCCCTTACGTCGCATTTATGCAGTCCATGTGGGATCGGCCAACGCCCATGTTTTAGGAAGAATGCTACCCGGTGCGCGTGCTGATATTTGCCCTCCATCTTGAAGTGCCCATAGCCACCGGCTGTAGTGTGCGCTTTCCATAGCCAGCAGCGGGTTTTCAAAACTGGATGGATTGGGCCCAGCTTGTTGACCTTTGACCAGAATCTGTCCTGCAGGGATAGATGAATCATTGCGATGGCCTAGAGGGGGTACGCATGCCATAGGGCAGGCCACGCCCTTGTACTCCCCCTCCTCGATTGCTGCCATCAAAATTCTGACGGCGGATTTCAACCTGACGGGATAGCAGTTGTATTTGCCGATACAACCCTTCCGTCTTGGCGCTCAGGCGTTTCACTATTTCGGTGGTTCTGAGCTTCCGCTGCTTGAGCTCGATGAAGCGGGGATTGGTCTGGATCTTGTCTTCCATCTCGGGGGCAGAGGGGGCTTTGTCTTCTCCACCCCTGGTCTTGCGGGTGCTGTTCTTTCGAAGGGATTCCCGGATGTTGGACGAGATGTCATTCATCTCATAGTCATGTTCGAGCAGTTTGGACTCGTGGCGGGCTAGCACCTCTGTCAAGTAGGTGTACCAGGCCATGAACTCTGAGTACCTGGTGGTGTACGCAGAACTGTCAGGATTGGTCAGATCGTCAGAGGACAGTGTTGGGCATGCGAAGTTTGGCTCTACCGGTGGAGTGATGCCTAGCTCGTTTTCCAAGTATTCCGACACTTCCTGCGAGTATTCCCATCGCCTGTGGATGTTTTCTTCATCTCGGGCACCTACGCTATCCATTCCAGGAGGGACGTAGAGACCACCGTGCGCGGTTTCATTCATTGAGGGCTCCTTGGTACTCGCATGCCTACCCCGTTACCCACTCGGCTTTGGCGCCTTCGCATGACTTCCCGTTCTGTCTTTGCGGCGTCTCGTCTAGTCTTTCTGTTCAAGTACTCGGGCTTGCACTTCCATGCGTACCCGCAGAATTCGCAGACGATTCCCTCGTGTTTGGGTGGTTGCTCGTTGATTGTGGCCAGGTGGATGACCTCTCGGGTTTCCCCCTCGATAACGTTCCAGAGGTCATGGCCAAACGTGAACAGGTAAGGGGGTTTGCTAGGGGAGATGTTGGAGTTGCTCTTGTTGATGTACTGGGTCCAGAGCAGTGGAACGTCCAGGCATTTCATGTACACGCAGGTCTGCCGCTTGTGCGACGTCTCTGGACCGGTGCGCTTCTCGAACTGTTTGGCGGAGTCGCTCTTGATCTCGAGCCCAACTCGTAGGACTGCTTCCCCCCAGGGCTTGTCCCTGAATTCTATGACTCCATCGCAACTTGAGTGGATGTCGTACTCGGCTGCGATGGCTTGGAGAGACGGATCAATTCGCACCTCCTTGGAGAATGCCATGAGCCCGCCGCTCTTCTCGCAGATGCGGCGCCAATCCTCTTGGATCATGGCATGGAACATGTGGCCTGCGCGGAAGCGCTTCTTCCAGGAGGCATCGCTTTGTTTGTCTTCTCGCTGCACACCCTTGAGTGAGTACCACACCGGAAGACGACATTCTCCGGATAGTTCGGAGGCATGGATCCCACGTGATCTAGCTTTTGACCCGTGCCAGCCAGCGATGAAGGCCACATCCTCGTCGTCGTTCTTGATGAACTCCTCATAGATAGCGCCTAAGTCGCCAGCCCACATCATGTAGTTTGCTATCATTTCAGTGGGCTGGGTGTAGAGTTCCGCAACGCTGACTAGTCCCATTGTTACTCCTACTTGTTTTGCTTGAGCCAGGCTTCGTAGGGAATGCAAACCCAACGTTCCTCAGTGCGCCCGGTGGGTGCTACAAAGGAAACGTCGAGCATGGGGATCTCATTGAAGTCGCATTCCCCCCGGATTTTGTCGAGGATGGCTCGTGTGATGGAGAATGAGCGAGCGCGGGTGAACTTGCACTCTGCTCTGAACCTCCCAAAGACCTTGGTGACGTCGCTCTTGGCCCACGGAAGGCAGCCTGACCCACGCTGGGTACTACCTCCCGTGTCTTCAGCTAGCTCTCTTTCTTGTCTCTGGGAACGTCTGCGAGTTGCTTTGGCTGATAGCTGTCGCATTTATCGATAGATCCCGGATACTCCTGCAGCGGCCAAGATGGCTGAGCGTAGTTGCCATTCGCTTTCGGGCTCTTCCTGCATGGCTTGGATGAATTGGTCAGGACCGGCGATGCGGCACAGGTATTGGTCGGGTTCTCCGTTGTTCATGAATGTGAGCAAGCCATCGGTCTCCACGATGACCCCGTAACGGAAGCCAGACACAATGATGGTCCGTAGGGTGTCGAAGCAGCGTGGATCGTAGTAGTACGCGGTAGAGCCTTTGACCCCGTCGTGTGCCCCGTCCTTTCCCTTGCTGACGTCCCAGTTGATGTCTTTGCCCACTACCTGCTGGTTGCTCTTGGGTCCTTCGTAGCGCTTTCCACCGCTGTAGACTTTCAGGTGGATGGAGCGCCAGTGCTTGAGTGCCCACGAGCTGGCATCGTCGGACCAGTCCTTGGCGTATTTAGCCATGGGGCCAGGTAGTTCAGCTTTCTTGCGATTGCTTCGTACCTGTGTGGTCATCATGAGCGTGGTGTAGTGGTTGGGATCTCGCTTGATTGGCCCGTAGTGCTGGAAGAATCTAGTAATGCAGTTGGCCCTGAGAGCTTGTTGTGCGTGGTCATCAAGTGAATCCAACGCTAGCTCGGCGCGCGGAGATAGGCCCTCGTACGAGTCAATCCCGACTATCCCGTAGGTATGTGTGCCCAGGAGCTCCTCCACTACATCAAGGATGTCCTCCATGGTGGCCGCTTCAACAATGGTATTCGTGCCAATACTGTGGCGTAGTTCTACGATTTCATCCTTGGTGAGCAGGGGTACCCCCCTGGCAGATCTCTCTTGCTGTTGGGCCTTGATGTAGTCCATGGGTACAGGGACTATCCATCCGCAGCGGCGTGCCTGCAGGTAATCGATGTTGCCCTCTGAGTTGGCCAGGGCGATGTAAGAGTCGTCGCCATACAGCTTTTGGTGCATTGCGAAGTAGTAGTAAAGAAGCGTGGATTTGCCAGAGTTGTCTGGCCCTCCAATGGTGACGAAGGATTGAGCTGGCATGCCTCCGCCTGTGTCGATGTCGAGCTGCATGATCCCGCTAGGGCGACGCAAGTAGGAGTTTGAGCTTGCCTCATCGGCGGGGACTACAACGTTGCCTTTGTGCTTCTCGTTGATTTTCCCCATCGTAGCTTTGAGCTTTGCGGCTCGTTGCGCTGGGGTGACCGTCGGGATCCCTAGCAGGCGACCACGTGTGGCTACTACAGGTCGCCTGCCCTCGTCACTCACTATGCGCGTAGGGGCAGCCTGTGTAGTGCTTGGCTGCCGGTGCGTTGGAGCTTTCTTCTTTTGAACTTTCTTGCCGACCTTCTTGGTTGCCATCAATCTCGTTTCTTTCTATTTGCCCATAGCACGCATTTGGTGATAAAGGCAAATGTATGACGTGTTCCGTAGCAGGTTGTTTCTCCCCCTCCTACTGTAAGGGGTTATGCCAAAGGCACTACACCTTAGCCTGGAGAAAGAGGCAAGGTGGGAAGTACGAGAAAAAGCACCGTGCTTACATGAAGAAATACATTAGGGAAAAGCGTAAATCTATGACGGAGGAGGAGAGGAGTGCGGCAGCCTCTGCCCACGCCAAGTACCAACGTGGTTGGAGGGCCAGGCATGCTGTCAGACTTAGAGTATCTGAAAGTTATGGCCAAAGGTATCTTCGCAGATATGGGCTCCTCAAGGAAGATTTTGAACTCTTGTTGAAGTTACAGAAAGGGGTGTGTGCGATTTGCAAAAAATCACCTCGTGCGAACAAGAGGTTGGCTGTCGACCACGATCATAAAACTGGCGCGGTGCGAGGTCTTCTCTGTGATAAGTGCAATCATGCACTAGGGGAGTTGGATGACAGCCCCTCTCTTTTTAGATCAGCGCTCCGATATCTGTCCGTTCCTTCCAGCAGATTCAAAGGGGCTTGACCCATGGGTTGGACAGAAAAGTAGGTTGCCATGCCGTTCGCACTTGGCACCACACTCTGGGCAGCCTTCTGCAGCTGCCTTTTCCATTACGCTCTGATCAACTGATTCATCAACGGCGTACTTTTCCATGTGACTTCTCCTGTCGGGTTTTGATTGCTCGAGTGAGCGTGACCGACTTGCTGAAGTGTACCCGAAACCGCTGTTGCTGTCTGTCGTCGTTGTTATTCCCGCCCCCGAACCTCTTATGCGGGGGAGGGGCGCCTCCCTGCTTGGCTAGCTTGAACTTGCCAAAGCCGCGTAGTTTCACCTCGTGGCCTTTGGCTATATCGTCGGCCACGATCCCCAGGAAGAGACCAGTGATTCGAGCTACTTCCTGGATCTCCATGTCCATTTCAAAGGCCACCCTGCGGTCTAGTTCGAACTTGTTCATGTAGGATGCTCCACACGATAGTGACAGCTGGCGCAGAGCCATTGCACGTCTAGCCAATGCCTTTTGTCGTAGCCCTTGTGGTGATGCCCTTGCACCCTGCATTTTCTATTGCACCGTGGGCAGCGTGTTGGGCGCTTCAGAGTCCCCATTGCCACGGCTATTTTTACGGCTAATCTAGCCTCTTGTTTCTTACGGAATTCCGGATTCTTCCACCCATCGCGCACGTACTGGGCCATTCTGGTGTTATGCGCAGCTCGGCCTGCCCCTCGTTTGTAGTTGTAACCTTTTTGGTTAGTGCATAGCCTACAGCGGGATTCTCGCCCAGCGAAGTCAGTCGCAGGCTTTTTTCTTTTGCAGACAGTACACCTGCGCGCCTCTGGCCGTTCCAACTTCCTTCTGGAACCACAGGCCTTACAGATGGAGCGAAGCCTGACGGATCCATCAGGCATTCTTCCATTACTCTCAAAAGCGGCAGCTGGCTTCGGATCTCCACATTTGTTACAGGTTCGGCCGTCCACGGCCATGTATAGCAAATCCTGGGTAATAGGCAAATGTCATTTGGCACCACCCCAGCTACTTGCAGAGCCAATGTCGATGGTCAGTGGGACACCGATGTCGCTGGGGAAAGGATGCTCCATCCACTCCTTGGTGCGTTCTTTCACTACCTCAGTGCACTCCTTTGGGCAGGTTCCAAGGATTTCATCATGTACTTGTAACCGCATCTTGTAGCCGTACCTCTTCTCAAGCTCTCCATCCTCGTAGATGTTCGTCATGGCCATCTTGCACGCTTCAGCGGCAGTGCCCTGGATGGGTAGGTTCGACGCCTGACGTTCTGCGCGGAAGCGCTGGAAGTCACGTCTCGCCCAAATGTCTGGGAGACTACGGCGTCTGCCCATCAATGTGAACGCGTACCCGCAATCACGTACTTCTTCGATAGCTGAGTCGAAGTAGGCGCGCACTGCGGGGTACGTATTCATGTACCGTTCGATCTTGGCTTCAGCTTCATCCTCCGTGCACCCCATGCGTAGGGCCATGGCCTTTTTCTTCATGCCGTAGTTGAGGCCGAACCCGATGTTCTTTACGTCGCTGCGTGCGTTGAGGCATTCCCAGATGCGTGCGGTGAGCGCTGATTCTGGTAGTTTTCCCTTCTTGACTTGCTTGGCGATGGCAGTGGCCTCTACGATTTCCTCGTAGGGGATGCCGTACATGATGCCAGCGTTACCAGTGTGGATGTCCCAGTTCTTGTGGAAGATCTCCATCATGGCTGGTTCTTGCGCTGCCGCTGCTAGGAGTCTCATCTCCAACTGCGAGTAGTCAGCGACAACCACATCTTCGTCTGGTTCACAGATGAAGGCGTTTCGTAGGTGGAACCGGTCCTTTTCGCCAGTGGTGACATTCTGCATGTTTGGGTCACTGGAAGAAAGTCGGCCGGTGCGGGCCACGTCCTGGTTCAACTTCATGTGGACGTAATCGTTTGGATCTAGTCTACCCGGCATGTCCTCGATGTACGTGCTGTACTGCTTAGAGATTGCCCCATGCTCGATCAGGAGTTTCGCTACTTTGCCGAAGTCCTCGTCTGGGTACTCTTCAGACACCCAGGTCAAGTACTTGGCATCGATGGATGGCTTTTTGGCTCCTGACTTGCCGCCTTTGGTCATCTTGTGTGGTGTCAGTCGGCACTCATCGATGAAGTACTTGGCCAACCCTGGCCCAGCAGTCTTCATGACGCGCCCAGTGAGCCTGTTGATTTCGAATCGGAGCTTTTCCATGCTCGTGACGATGGCCGGGGAAATGCCCTCCAGGTAGCTCTTGTCTACTTTGAGGCCGTTGTGCTCGCATGCCCACAGCACTCTGGTGAAGGGGACCTCTGTTTTGTAGAAGTAATCGTACATCGTGTGGATGTATGGCCATGAGTCCGTGTAGAGGCTGTGAGTTTTGGCCTCGGCAAGTTCTTTGTCGAGTAGTTGCTTGAGTTTCCAGGTCCCGAAGGCGTCATTGGCGGCGTAGTCCACCAACAGATCGGGGTTTTCTCGTTCTGCTTTGCGCAGAACGTCAAGGGAGGTGACCTGCTGGAACCTCATGCATCCAGTTTTCTTGCAGTAATTGCCATCAGGGCCGTGTGATGCCTCTGTGCCCCCGCAGATACAGGTGCGTGAACGTACTTTCCCGAAAGTGTCGGAGAAGTCAGTCCATCTCCATCCCAAATGCACCCTAGCCATGTCCTTCAGCCCATGTGGCTCTTCCTCGTAGAGTAACGCGTGCATTACAGAGACGTCGACGAGCTTTCCCTTGATGGGAAACCCACCGTTGAACATCATGTGAGCGTCAAACTTGGCGTTTACGAACACCCAGCTACGTTCGATGTCGTCAAACACCCGTTTGAATGCTGGGAAGGCATCGGCATTGAGGGTGAGCCGGCGATCTCTCCCATTTTGGCTGGTCCAGCTCAAAGACCAGTAGTACGGCTTGCAGCGGACGATAGAAAGTCCATCGGTCTCAGTATCAATTGCGGTGTACTTTTGGTCAGCGACTTCCCTGACTATCCCATCCAGCTCTGGGCTTTGTAGATGGTAATACTCTGCGTCTGGGAGTTGAATATTCCATCCCATGCTAAGCCTCCAGGTGTTTCCATGTTTTGTGGGTGACCACGCGAGATATTGTAGTGGCGTGCACCCCGAGGATCTTGGCCAACTTACGACAGCTGGCCCCCTTTTTTCTGTAGAGTTTTCTGATTTTGAGAATCTTGGAGTCATCCAACACATGCAGTCCATGGTTGACTCCTTTTACGCTGACGCCTCGGCCTTTTGAATCTCGATCCTTGTTGTTCGTCAGTCTATCCCCTTCAAATAGGTGACTTGGGCGTACGCATCGAGTGTTGTCACATTTGTGGAGCGCGCAGGGAATTGGCCATTTCCCGTACTTCAAGAACCAAGAGAGGCGGTGTGCCTTGTACAGTTTCTTTGCTATTTTGACTAGGCCGTACCCGGACGTATCTACCGAGGCCGTCCATAGCCAACAGCGAGTCTTGAGCTTTGGGTGTACAGGTCCGTGCTTGTTGACCTTTGACCAGAATCTGTCCATAGGCGCAAAGAAGGCCTCCCCGATGGAAGAGGCCTTCTCCTTTCTTGTGCTAATTAGCCTGCGTTCTCTTCGTCGTACTCAACGGATCCTTCCTCACCGTCTCCTGCAAGTTCATCCTCCTCGGGTGGCTCCTGCGTTCTGGTTACGGGGGTTCTTTGTAGCGGCTCATCTCTGTCGTCCGGGGGTAATCCGAACATCTTCTCCTGTTGGGCCAGCGGCGTGGGGGCGAATATCTTCGCGAGCTCAAGAGGCTTGCGTAAATCTTCGCCGTATTTTGGATTCAATGCACGTGGGCCGATGGCGCGTAGGATTTGTAGAGTTGTCTGCTTGTTGTTCGCGTCATCAGAACTTGGAATCTTCTTCACTTCAAGATCGAAGTCGAATAGCGTCGCTGATTCGGGATTCGAGCAGTTGGTGCATTGAATCATGTTGTCCAGGTACCCATTGTGTTTGCAGTGTGGACATTGAACAGCCTCATCGCGCATCCGTTGGATGTCGTCTTCAGAGAGTGCCGTTTCCTCGAAGATTACAATCGCCTCGCCGCAGTTTTGGCAGATCAGGGCTAGCTCTTCGATGGTGTTGTTCCCACCACAGCTACGGCAGTGTCGGGCAAGGCTGTCCTCGTACTCCGTCAGTACTCGGAAGTGCCCGTATGGCATGGACCAGTGCTGTCGATGGCCTTCTTTTCGCTTGAACCCAGCTGCCGCGTATTCGTCATTGCCTCGCACGGCACCCTTTTTCCAGTCGTAGTAGGGCTCTTTGGTACTTGGATTGACTTTGACTTTACCGCCTTCCTTGTCCGTTTGAGGGACTTGGTAGAAAGGGGCTTCCACAATCACCGTGAACACCCATTTGTCACCACGGCTCATGGCCTTGGGCTTGGATGCAGGTTTACCTCCAACGCTATTGCGTGTTCTCTCACGCCACTCCCACCAGAACCAATCAGCTGCTATGCAAGGTTGCCCTTTGCCCTTGAACTCCCCAAGAGGGCCTTCAGAACCAATACACCCAACTTTCTTTCCACCATGGAAGTAGTTGATGTACCGGAAGAACGGGAACGTAGCCGTGATGGGTTGGTTGTTTTCGTCGTAGGCGAAGTCCTTGTTGTCGTAGTCAATCACAGGGGCTTCGTACTCACCGGGCACTAGACGGATGATGTCTGCTGGTCCGGTCTGGGGTGGCTCATAGCGATTGACGAAGTAAGGGGCGCTTCTTCCCCCGCCAGACTTCGGTGCGCGCCTGGAGCCGAGCTTCATCTTTTGCCGAAGGTTCATGCCTTGTAGGTTTGAATTGTTTTTGCCAAATGCCATTTCTTGTATTCACTTTCTATTGCCACTCAGGGCATTGTTGATGTCACTATGTGACGAGGATTTCGTTGTAGCTGACTGCCGCTTCAACTAACCCAGGAAGTTCCACTAAGGGTACGTCGGTGGGCTGGTTGTAGTTATACTCCACGATCTTGACGTGAGGCGAGTACTTTGACAGGTCGTGGCTGATCTTTACGTACCCGTCGATCCCTGCATCGTCATTATCTAGCATGAGGATGTAGACCCCCTCCATCTTCTCCAAGATCCATTGCTGCTCCCAGCTCATGGATTTAGTCATCAGGGCCACTACATTAGGGATTCCAGCTTGGGTGAGCCACATGCATGCCTTGAACCCCTCGACGATTACAATCCTGGGTAGCTCGCTATGGAATACGGACGGAAGTACCCGGTGGGCATTCCAGAGAAGGCAGTTCTTGTCCGTCTCATAGGTGGGTAGTTCCCACTTTTTGTATTCTTCCTTGTAGACCTTGTACCTGATTGCCTCCGTCTTCTGCACGGCTCTTCCGCTGATTCCCACCAGGTGGCCCTCGAGGTCTCTAAGGGGGAAAGTGATCCTGTTGTGCTCGCGGTCGACGCCCACTTCGAAACTCTGCAAGGTCCCTCTGGTAAATCCCTCAGCTAAAAGAGATCGCGGGCACCGGTGGAAGATGCCCAGGAGCTCCTCTGGTACTCTTCTGTTGGAATCCATGACCACACCGGGCCTGGACGGATCTGGAGGAGGTGGAGCATTTTCCTTCAGTTCATCCAGAGTTTTTCCGTAGTGAAACTTGATTTCATCACGGGACATCCCCAGCTTGGAGAGAAAGCTTCTGAAGTTGCCTTTTTCACCACATGCGTAACAGAGCCAGAGCCCGGTGTGGATATCGATTGCGAAGGATGGGTGGGAATCGTCGTGAAACGGGCAGACTGCTACTAGGTTGTCGGGTCCTGCGTGGCGTACCTTGCTTAGATGCGCGTAGACTGTCTGCTTCACATGGGCAGTGGACGATGTGTCATTGCTCATCGGATTTGCCCCTTCGTGGTTATGCTCCTGGCATAGTTGAGGTCTTCACCCTTCTTGGCCATTTTGGTCAGGTCTTTCTTGTTGGGGCCTTTTCCTGGAGGAGCCTGCCCGCTGGCTTTTTCATCTTGTCGGTCGTCGCGCTGTTTGGCGTTGTTGATTTCCTTGGAGCTCAAGTTGCGAATGTAGCCGAAGTTCGTGGCTGGAACCCCATAGATTTGGCACCCAGAGAAGTGAAATTCTCTGGCGCCGCCTACCACCATGGTGATCTTGGGATTGGGGTCGTCTGAATCCTCCTTTGGGTCTTCGTTGATGACTCGAATTGCGGCCGTGACATCTTGAGCAATTGCGTCCGAGTATGCTATTTCATCCAGGTTGGCCCCTTTGTGAGCCGCAGCAGAACGTGTTGCCTGCATGGTGGCTACAAGTGGAACCCCAGTTTCGAGAACCATTTGGCGGGCGGCACGTGAAATGTTTTGTACTCGGAAGTTGTCCTTCTGACCTTTGCCTCCACGGTTGTCGCTCATGAGGTACAGCCCGTCTATGAAAACTACATCAGGCTGATACCGTTTTACTTTCGACGTAAGCCACTCGATGGTGTCTCCGTTGTCAGTGTCTTTGCCGTCCAAGCACACCATATCCTTGGCATAGCGGCGTACATCTCGAGCTAAGTCCAGAAGTTGAGCTAAGCGTGCACGTTCTTCATCTGTCAGCCTACCCATGCGGAACTCTTGGTAGGGTAAACGTTGTAGACAGGCACCGACTCGTTTGAAGATGTTGTCGGCCGTCATTTCCTTTGTGTAGATCAAGGGGACTTTCCCTTGGTTGAACACGTTGGCTATGAACTCCGCCAGCACCCAAGACTTCTTGCTCTTAGGCCTGCCGTAGAAAACGATGTAATCGTCTTTGTCTACGCCGCCTGATGCGTCGTTGAATGGATCCCATGGCCAACGGCATACGGATAGATTGACCCCGGATTTCCGCAGATCATGATCATCTACGGCTCGTCCCAATGCGTCAGCGAAGCTGACATCGTCTTTAGCCCCGTAACCTACGGACAGAACTTTGTGCTGAAGTAGTTGCGTGCAGGATGCCGCAGTCTTGATCGGGTCATCCTCAGTATCCACCAGTGCCCTGGCTATGGAGGCATTGCTCATCAGATGGCGTTGCCTACGTACTTTCATGCAGTACAGCTCTAGTGGGGTGCCTTCGTCATTGCAGAATACGAATGACGGAAATTCCTGTTTGACTGCGAACTCTCCTAAGTTCCCACCGCCGTTTCTCCTGTCACGGTGTACAGCCAGCATTCTGTTGAAGATCGCAATGCCCTCGTTCGATCTGAAGTCGTCTGCGTTTATGCCCCATTCCAGCGCTTTCTCGAATTCTTTCTTCCGGACGATGTGGCTCAGCAGCGCATGCTCCATGTTTGACAATCAGATGGTCTCCGCTGGTGAAAGGGGGGGAGTGATACTGCGATTTGGATAAATGCGTGTCAACCAAATCGCAGCGAACCACTACATGTTGTGCATACTGTCACGTATGGCACCAAGCTCTGGCGTGTCAGATAGAGGTAGCCTCACCGGTCGGAGAAGCATGCTCTCCAATGCCGGTAGGAGGCCTATTTGCAAGTGACTCGGTCTGCCCGCGTGCCGGAGTTGCCGTGTCCTGTATGAACACGATACCCGCCACATCTTGCTCCATACTCTCCCTGAGCATTGTCAGTAGATCCAGCGTTGATTTGGACCATCTGGACACTGTGGTTTCTCCGTACGTGTTGCCATTGGCCAAGTTCACAAAGGCTGCATGTGCAATGAGCCTCACGTCAGTCGTGCTGAAGTCGATTGCTTCTATTTGGAGAACAGCCACTCCATCGAAATCCGGAACACCTCGTACAGGCATGACTAGCCTCCTTTGTTGAATTCTGCCCAACTGTCTCGAAGAAGCTCTAACGCTTTGCTGAACGCGAGCTCCCCAGCCTTGTTGATGGTTGGCTCGTTCTGATCGCAGGCTAGGCTCACAGTAACGGATACCTTCATGGCCCCGAAGTCCAAGCCTTCGGAGAGTCCAATGGCTACCTTCGCAGGGCTTGTATTAGTCTTGGAGACCAGCTTTTTGTACTGGTCTCCGACAATTTGCCCCGTATCAGCAGCCCTTCCGGAGGCCCCTTCCCTCACTCGGGTGTAGTTGTTCATGCGATGGTGATCGGATCTGGGCTGTGATAGCTACGACTGATGGTCCTGAAGTGTTCTACGCACTCCTTGGGGATTTTCCCAGAGGCGATGGCCGCCTCAACGATGTTGGGGTCGACCTTGAGCTGTTGCACTTTGGCCTTTGTTCCGCCGCTTTGCATAAACAGCTCTTCTCCAAGTTCCTCGTACATCTTGGTGGCGTCGTACTTTACGCTCACTGAGAAGTTTTCGAATGGACCGCAGGTTACACCTCTGGACCTAACGACATTGACAGCTTCTTCTAGTGCTGTGTTGTATTGGTCCACCAAGTCTGTGAGCTTCAGGAATACTTCAGGATGATCCGCCTTCAGGGCGTCTATTTCCTGTTTCAGGTCGACCACCTTTTGTACTTCAGGGATTTCTGTCACCGGTAGCCGTGGCCCCTTGGTGGCCCCTGCCGCTGCAGCCGCTGGTGTAACTGGTGTTCTTTTCTTGCTAGCCACTTTCGTCCTCCAATTCCATTTCATCGAGGATGTCCGTAGGTACGTCCTCTTCATAGGCCTCGGGCGTCAGGCCCTCAGTTTCTTCGTAATAGCGGTCGTAGATGACCTTCGCGAGAAACACGTCGCTGGTGAACTCTTGGAAGATGTTCCCCTCGGTAACGTCGTGTCGTTTGTCATAGACGGTGGTGATGTCGTAGGTGGGGATCATCAAGTACCGAACTTGGTTTTGTTCGGTAGGGGCGACAGTGACCCCTTTGACTGTATGCACCCATTCCTTTTTCTTGTTGGTGAGCACCGCACGGTAGCCAGCCCCGGGGACGTCAATTTCCATGGGGGTGCCGCGTAGCTTCTTGATGTTCACGCTGCATCCAGCCAGGAATGAAGCAGCCGGCTGCCCCATGGCTACAATGACGATGGGATCGATGCTGTAGATTTCCTGGTACAGCCTTGGAGAGCATTTCTCCAGCTGGTCCACCGTCGGTGGTTGGTCCTGAAAGATGATGCCACCAGGCCTACCGTTTCGGCCTGCATACATTCTCGGATGCCCCTCATTGTCCAATACAGGGGAACAAGATCTACATGCGGTCAGGTTAGTGACGTAGTAGGTCTTGACCCTGTAATGACTCAAGCATTTGCGAAATAGGCGGCCACTGTGGTCGTCGATGTACGGGCGACCGTGCCTTTCGTCGATGTTGGAGGGACTTCGCCCTACGAACAAAATCCCTCTTGCCTTGCCTTCTCCAAATACAACATCGCCCGCGTTGGCTTGCCGTTGCTTTCCGAGGCCGCATTTCGAGCAGTTCGACCACTCCCGCTCCATGTCATGTAGTGGCAAGCTGAAATCTGGTCTGACTACGACCTTGGGCTTTTCCTCAGAATGGACTACGTCCTCTCCCACTGGATCCTCCTAGGTGGCTTAGAGCGCTGGCAGGCGCCGTTACGATGCCTGATCTCTTCGCTGATCTGGCAGTCGCCGCTTGCTCTGCAGCTAGCTGAGCATTCTTGATGAACTCCTTATACTGGTCGAAGTCTCCACCTTGCTTGTTGAGGTCATCCAGGTAGTACAGGCTCGCCCCGGTGAGAGAGAACTGCGCTGGGCAGTTGTACATGGTCGAATCAAGTCTGGTGGAGTAGTGGATTTTACCTACTGCCACTCCCTTGGGAGTTTGGTTCATCTGAATTGGGCATCCGAATTCGTAGGCTTCCAGGCACTTGATGACCCCTCCACGCTCGTGAGCAGCATCAATTTCCTCCCGATCCCCGAGTGCTAACGCGATGTACTTGCCGATACCGCAGGTGAACGCAACCCAGCAGGTTTTCCTGCCCTCGGGTTCCATTTGCTCGTTGTCTGTTGACTCATTTGACTCCATGACGTAGCTCCTTGTCTTCTCAATGTGGCGGGATGACCTATCAGGGTGTACCTGAATGGACCCCCTTCTTCGACCGGCCAATCCCGTAGGTGTCTTCGTAATTTCCGGCATTGCCCGATGAGTGGGGAAATGTCGTCCTCGAGGAATACTAGCTCTGAGTTGATCTTGTCCCGCGGACGCCCCATGATCTGCTGCAGAGTGTTCCGGTCTGACATGGGCTCACTCACCACAATGGCAGAGAGTTTCTTGTCGTCCAACCCTTCCTTCCCGTACTTCATGATGGCAAAGACAACCTGTCGTTCTCTCAGCATCTTGAACCTATCCTCTGGCTTTACAGCTTCTGTGAACAGTCCAGAGGTGCTAGGGGCGGCCAGCAGTGCACGAATGAACTGACGTTGCCTTTGGCGGTACAACTTCTCAGTTTTCTTCCACACTTCGAACTGACGAAGCAACAGCGAGTAGTTTTTCAGTCTTTCATCGAACGCTGCACGCTTGGAGGCTGGCAAATTCTGCCTACTCAGATTGCGACGAATTTCGGCAATAGTCCCTTCGAGTCGTGTGGCCGCGGATGGTTTCAACTCCACAGGGTTTACTGTTTCCCCAACATCGGTTGCTGTAGGGTACGGTATCTCAGAGTAGAGCAGTGCGTTGGGGTCTTGCGTGGTCCATAGCGTCATGAGGTTGATGACTTCGTCCACCGAATACGACAGAACCAGAACTTTGTGCTTCATGGAAACTAGCCGTTGCACTTCGGGAAGTACAATGTTGACCATGCGGTCTCGGTTGCCTCCGAAGTGGCTGGCGATTTTGCCCAAATGGATTTCGCTGTTCTTGTCGCAGACGTCTTTCCTCACTACCTCGTCCTCGAGGTCTAGTTTGTACCCAGTCCATTTGAACGTAATGCTGGGCGGGCAGTTCTGGATGACATCTTTGAATATGATGTCACCCACGTGGTGCTGGCAAATGACGTGTGAGCCGTCCAGGCGTTCTGGTGTGGCAGTCAACGCCAAACGATAACCGTAAAAAAGAGGCGCGGACTTGGAGAACGTGGGTGCATTCACGTGGTGGCCTTCGTCCCAGATGACGAGTCCGAAGCGTCTTCGGATGTGCTCCGGCATTGTGTCGGCCCACCGTGCCAGGGTTTGGTAGGTGGCCATTACGATGTCTTTCTTCCAGTCCTTTATCTGGCCTTGTACCAGCCCGACCCCGCCGGGTACAACCAGATGCTTGGCAATCTCGTCCTGCCACTGGCGTAGCAGGTGCGTATTGTCTACGGCGATGATTGTAGGTACCTTCAATATGGAGGCTAAGTGAAGAGCCACCACCGTCTTGCCCTTGCCACAATTGTGCACCACTACTCCGTTGGCTACGAAGTTTCTGTGCGGGTCGGCGCAGACTAGGTCGTACACGTCCTCTACGCCGTAGTCAGCGATGGATATTAGTTTTACTACGGTTGGGATACCATGCCCAAATGCCTTAGATCCAGGTCGATGCTTAGCCAGGTGCTCTTCCACCAGCAGTATTTCTAGGTTATCTGGGGAGTTATTCCTGTAGTTTTCGTCTTTGTGGTGAACGTGGTACTTAGCAGGATCGATGAAGACCAATTCTTTGATGTCGCCCATGCGACATCGAGAACGGTATTGAGCTAGCGAAAGATGGTTGAGCGTGGCCTCGGCGACTGCTCTATGCTCTTCCAGTACATATACCTGCTTTTTTCCTCGTTGCGGTCCGTTCTTGTTGCCATTCTTATGCGCAAATGGGTGGCATGCATACCAGTTGAGCCTTTTGTACACAGGTTTTTTCTGGTGAACGCTTGTCGGCCTTTTGGTAGTACCGCTGTCTACGACCACTAAGTGACCGGGGGAGAGACCATCCTTTATGGAAAGAAATCCTTGTGTGGTTAGTACCTCGTGGTCTCGCGTAATGCGTAGCTCTTTCCCGTCTGCCAGTTTGATGCGATAAGTTTTTCTCTGTCCTTTGTAGACGATGTTCCTTAGCGGCTGCAGGCCAATTCTGTCACCTTGGTGTGCCCTTACATAGGTGGGTATTCCGATGTCCCAGCTATATCGGTCGTGACGACTATGAGCACGACTGAATGCCTCCTTTATGCTCATTCTGAACCCCTTACCGGCCCTATTCAGATTGAGCACGGTGTCACCGGATACGCAGGCCAATTGAAGCGTCCCCCCCATGGAGTTCAGGAGTGCTTCAATGGCCTTTGCCTGCAGATTGCTGCCCGTCTGTTGAAGAAGTCCCCCGGGGCCAGGCTTCATATCGAGGCAGATGTTGCTGCGGATGTCTGCCTTTGGGAAATAGTCCGGTCGGCAGTCGATGCACTGAAAGTTCAAGTCTTCTGGCTTCCAGAATGCGCGGGGAACAATCAGGTGGTGCTCAGCTTCCCCCCAAAGTTGAAGCACCCTGATCATGCTGCGTTCCGGAAGCTCAAACTCGAGCGCGTGCTTCACTCCATCCACATTGATTTGGCTCTTGGGTATCCAAAGCATGTTTGAGATATAACCAAGATTGGGGTCAAGTTTTATTAGTTTCATTTTGACACCCTTCTGTTTGCGGATTGCTCTCTACGGGTAGCCCATCGGCAATTTTTCTTGTTGTAGTTACCGTCGTTATCTTTGCGGTCCAATGTCAGGTCTGATTCAGGCTTCTTACCCATGTCTTCGAAGAAATTCTCGAATTTCATCCAACGTTTGCAGACTTTGATGCCACGCCCACCGTAGTCCTTATACTGTTTGGCGTTCGGGTTTAGACAGCGTTGTTTCATCGCATACCAGCAGCAATATTCGACCGTGCGCTTCTTACCACTGGACTGTCCGTGTGTTTTGTTGGCAGCAATCACCTTCAGTATGCGAAGGCAGTCGCAGAGGCACAGCCACCGTGTTCCATGGCTTGTGCGATTTGCGACGCTTAGCACGCGAAGCTTGCCGAACCGTCTGCCCTTCAAGTTTTTACGAAGCTTCATTCGAATCCTTATCCCCCGTTCGGCTTGTTACCTCCATTGCCGAACACCTCGACATCGAAGAAATGGGCGATGGTGTGCCCCAGGGATTTCCCAATTGATCTTGCTGATTCGATGAGCAGCCTCTTCCCCATACTCTGGCCGGGCACCGCTGGCTGACGTACTGTCAAATACTGCGGCATGTAGTGATTGATGGGCATCATCTGTTGTGCCCCGTGCTGCCATTGCTGTGGCGCGGCCGGGTGCTGGTACTGCTGTGGTGGGCTCCATGGAGGTCGAACTGCCGGGTTTGTTGGAGTGAACGAAGACACCGGTCTTGTCAAGTTCGATACTGGGACATGCACTGTATTGCCTGCATTTCTGTAGGCTTGCATGTGGGCCGCGCAAGATGACGTGAAATTACAACGTTCTCGCACCCGGCTGCCATTTTCTTCGTTTAGATACGCTGGATCGTGCCCTCCTATGCATTCTGGCGCGCTGCTGCTGTACAATTTACCGAAGCAGTTCGGCTTTTCTTCTGTGTCGTAGGTTGTTTTCAGCATGATTCTCCTTAGCGCTGGCGACTTGTCCTTTGCTCTAGTTCTCTTTTACCACATACTACCGCTGGTTTGCACGTAGGCTGCCTGCGTGGTAAGAGAAATTTCATGGGCGATGTCAGCTATCAGCGCAACAAGGGAAAGAAATGCGCAACTCGCGGATGTACGGCGGGTGCTTATACGAAGGGTCTGTGCAAGTGCCACTGGCAAGCCCAATACATGCCCGCGTACAGGTTGGCCACCAAGGATCGGGAGCGTGCGCGTAGAAGGGACAACAAGGATAGGTACACGAGATCCCCAAAGGCCGTGGCCGCACGACTATCCTACATGAAGACTTATGCAAAAACTCCAGTTTACAAGAAAGCGCAAGCTGCGTATCGGGCAAGAAACAGAGAGAAGATTCTCAAGCAGCGTAGAGGCAGCAACTACAAGTCCAAGTACGGGATTACTGTGGAAGATTACGAGCGTATGCTGAGGAGTCAACGAGGACGTTGCAAGATTTGTCGACGTAAGGCGTCGGAGTTCAAACGCAGGTTACATGTAGATCATTGCCATATAACCGGGAAAGTTCGTGGCTTACTCTGCGCTGGGTGCAACCTCGCGGTCGGGCACCTAGAAAAAGACCCGGTAAGGGCAGCGGCCATCTTGGCATACTTGGCGGATCACACGTCTGATATTCCCCTAAATCACGGGGGCTAGTATCCTTGCAGGTGGTATAACCTCCTAATTGTGCTACTGGAGAAGCATCGATGCAAACCACCGGCCTCGTTTTGGATCTGTACGACAACCCTCGTGACCTCACGAGCATTTTCCCTTCCATGGATGTAGTTCCTGAGTCGGTGAAGACGGCGCAGGTTCTGACATCGGACATGCGGGATGCATTGCCGGATGATGTATTCGCCTTGGTGCTGATGACCGGGGAGGATCGCCTACGAAAGTACGCGTGTGTTGACGCGGGAAACACTGAGTTGAGCGTCGCTTACTTCTTCAAGCATGGGCACAAGCTCCCACCAGTTGCGCAAAGGATTGCCGCTGAGAACTTGAAAATTGCCTGCGCTTGGTATGACATCGAGATTCCCGAAGCTTTAGAGAAAGTGGCACTGGGGGTGAATACCGTGCTGACGGCATTGACCGCTCCATCGCAGATCAAAGGGGCGGCGGGCGCGGTGAGCGGCAATTTGGCGGCTAACCACATGGCTGGTGGTCAAGTTCTTACCCCACACAATCAACGGGCACTCGGAGGTATGTTGAAGGGGGCTGATGCCAGCGGGACGAGCCTTATGCCATCGCAATCCCCGGGGGATTTGTCGACCATGGGTACTCGAGGTAAGCCCGGTACCAGCAACACCAGTGTTATGAAGTCGGCTACTGTGGGTCATCTCGTGGATGGGCATAGGGGTGATGTACCTCCCGAGCTTGAGACCACCCGTGGTGCCTCGGGCGAGCAGTACGAGAAGGCCCCGCAGGCCCCTCTGGCTGCACTTCGACCTCACGTTGGAGTGCTAAATAAGGAGCCGCCTAAGCTTCTGAAGGAAAAAGCCGCATCCCGCTACGCTGTTGGAAATGTCTTTCCATTGGACAACTACGACCAGGTGAAGACTGCCTCGTCCTACTTCGATACCAATTTGAACTCGATGGATCCATCGATGCGACGAGAGTTTGCTGTCAATCTGGTTCCTCGTGCTGCGGAGTTGGGTATTCCGTTCAGTAAGCTGGCAGCTGCCTATGGGTCAACTACTTTTGCTCCAGAGGAGCATATTCAGATAGGGTACGACATGAGGCTCCCGCACCTTATGGAGAAGCAAGCGGCAGTCTTGGAGACGTTGTACGAGCACCGTGAGGAGTTGGGCCCTGTGTTGTTCTGCGAAACTTTGGGAGAGTTCGACAAGCTCGCTGAGATTGATCATCTCTACGACAGGGCCATCCTCGATCCGTTTGCTTCCACCTTTGGCGTGCAGAAGTTGGCAGCTGAAGAGGGCAAGACTTGGGTCAGTGGCAATGACTACGTCACCAGCCGTCAAATCGCCAACTACTCGGTCACCGCCGGCATTACATTGGCCGATGATTACGGCCCAGATTTCAAGAAAGAATTCATGAAGGACCCGTGGGGCATCTTCATGTCATTGCCACTGGAACAAAAGCGGCGTATGGCTCGAGCTGCTACTGACAATAGCGCAACGGGTCTACATGACGTTCAGTGATGGAATCTACGAACGAGTCCTCTCCAAAGTACGTGACTCCGCTCAGTTAGTTGAAGAGGACCCTACTGTCGTGGTTGAGACCACGCAGGGGGATGAGCGCGTCAACCCCACGGCGCCGGCAAAGATAGACCAGCAGAAGGCTAAGACTTCCAGTGTCTCACTGGACAATCTGTTTCGCAATTCCGATACCCACCCCCTGACGTTGGACTTGGCGTTACTGGCCAAGTACGGCGCCGAGTGGCTCGGTTGGGAACTCGAGACCTTGCTGTTGCGCATTCAGCAAGACTTCCATACGCCGACGGTTTCTGAGATCAACACTGAGAAGGTGCAGGCCTGCAAGGCCCTACATTTGGTCGACACGTTCTGGCTTCAATGGGAGATTTTTCTGCATTGTTGTGCTGCCTTCAATGGATCGTTCGCTGACTTCCATAGCGCGCAGGTTCCCGAAGTCGCTGAGTGCATGGTGGCCGTGGATATCGCCAATCGCATCCGTGACGACATGCAATGGAGCGGTGAAGTCAAAGGCTATCTGCAGCAGGTCTATCGGTATCGCGGGGAGTTGTTTCCGATCCCCCCGATGGAGTTCGTGTCAGTGGATACCTCCGAGTTTTCCGTCGATGCCCAGCAGGTTCGGACCAGGTGGCCCATTGTGAAGGCCGCTGGGAAACCCCCGCGCGGTGATACTATCGAAGACGAGCAACTTCGTAGAATGTTCGCCTCTCACTTGTATCTAGAGGCCTCTCGGCAAAGACTCGAGTCGCAACTTCAGGTTCTCCGCCATGCATGAGATCACACTCACCGAACCAGTGATGCGTGGCTTTGTTGATCAGCTCAGCAAAGAGGCCTTCTCTGGCTCAGCCCTGCAGGCAGGACTTGGCAGCGGCATGGGTTTGGGGCTTGGCGCCGGGTTGGCGCTTGGTGGTGCACATGGCGCGGTCAAAGGCTATCGAGAAGCTAGAGAACAAGGGCAAGGCGTGGGGTCATCAGCCTTGCATGCAGTTTCCCGTGGGTTGGGTGGAGCCGCGCGCGGGGCAGCTATTGGTACTTTGGCCGGAGGTGCTGCGGGGGCGGTAGCTGGCGGACTTCGTCCTCAGATCACGCAGAATGTGACCAAAGGTTTGGCCAGTAAGGACAATGTGGCTGGGTCATTCTCCCGCTTTGGGCAACGGCAGGTGCACAGCATCACTGGCTGGACCCCCGGTGGAACGGCGAAGTCCATTGAGAGCATCGGGGCAGGGGCAGCTGGTCCACGCAAGGTGTTGGAGAACACCAAAGCGGTGTGGGACCCCAAAGAGCTTGTTCGAGCGCAGTCGACACTGAAGGCCACCGAAAAGGCCCAAGAGATGGGTCTTACCAGTCTGCCAGGCATCGCTAAATCTATCGGCCGTGAAGGCTTATTGCCCACGGCAAAGGCAGGTTTGCGTGCAGGTTGGGCTGGCTCCAGCCCGCGGATGAAGGCCTTGATGGTGGGCCTTCCCGCAATGCAGGCAGCGCAAACGTTGCGTGCGCCCGGTGAAGAAGACGGTCGTGGCATGGGTAAAGGTGAACGTATTGGCCGCTTGGCTGGTGGAACTCTTGGTACCATGGCAGCTCCATTGTCATTGGCGGGGGGCTTGGCGTTGAGCACCGCACTCGAGCACGGAGGAGGTGCACTGGGTAAAGGGGTAGATCGACTGCGTCGCGGAAAGCAGCCCAAACAGCTCGCACCGTCTCAGGTGCAGAGAGAACCTTCGCGCCCACCCGCGAGTGAGCCTGGGGATACTGGGCAGGTAGCCACCGAGCGGGTGTTCGGATCAGGCTACAATGGCGGTAGCGGAGGTTTGGAGTAGCTCATGAGTATTCCCGGCGCGATGAGTATGGGTGGTGTTGGTGCGGGTGGAGGCATGCGCTTTGCCGCCACACGTGGACGCATCAACAACGGGTTCAACCAGGGTGTCAACTACCCAAGCCCATTCTTCGATATCGCGCACACGTACCTGCCGGTCACGGTCAAGAACATGTTTCGTTGGTGCAGGTATTACTTTCTCACCAATCCGATCATCAATGCCACTGTGTTCAAACTTTCCGAATATCCCATTACGGAGATTCTCATCGATCACGAAGATAGCCGTGTTGCCGCGAAGTGGAAAGAGTACTTCGAAGACCATTTGAACTATCGCGCATATCAGATTGAATGCGGTCTTGACTACCATACGTACGGTAACTGCCTATCGAGTTTGAGCTTCCCGTTCAAGAAGTATTTGACCTGTGAAGGGTGCGGGCATCAGGCTGAGGCCAAGAGAATTCGCCCCCATTGGGTGTTCACGAACTTCGAGTTCAGGTTGAGTTGTCCCAGGTGCGGCCATCTTGGTACCGCCAAAGCCAAGGACATCTACTTCAAAAACGAGTCGGGTGTGCGCGTCATGCGTTGGAACCCGGAGGATGTTGAAGTCACCCACTCTGACCTGACTGGTGAATACACGTACTTCTACAACATTCCACCGACGATCCGAAACGATGTCATTATTGGCAAGAAGGATGCAGTCGAGAAGGTTCCCGAGGTCTTCGTTCAGGCATTGCGCCAGCAGAAGGGTGTTGTCTTCAACCAAGACATGTTCTTCCATTTGCGGCGGCCGACATTGGCTGACCAGGATCGTGGCTGGGGATTGCCGCTGCTTTTGCCTTGTTTGAAGGATACGTTTTACCTTCAGATCATGAAGAAGGCGCAGGAGTCCATTCTCCTTGAGCACATTCTTCCGTTGCGTATTCTCTTCCCGCAGGCGGGCTCTGGGACTTCAGACCCGTACACGACTATCAACCTCGTTGATTGGCGCGACCACGTGGCTACGGAAATTGCCCGGTGGCGCATGGATCCCAATTACATACCCATTCTCCCGTTGCCGGTAGGCAACCAGACGATTGGTGGTGATGGGCGCGCGCTGTTGATGGTGCAGGAGATGCAGACGTTGAGTGAGCAGCTCATCAACGGCATGCAGGTTCCACTCGAATTCATCAAGGGTGGCCTGAGCTATGCGGGCACTAATGTGTCCATGCGCATGCTCGAGAATCAGTTCATCGTGTACCTATCCCGGCATGAGCGCATGGCCAACTGGGTGATGCGACAAGTCGCGGATTACATGGATTGGCCTGTAGCGCACATTCGGTTCAAGCCGTTCAAGATGGCTGACGACATTCAGCGTAAGGCCTACTTGTTCCAGCTCAACCAGGCGAACAAGGTCAGCGATACTACCCTTCTGGCGGACTCCGATCTCAGTCAGGAGAAAGAAGATCAAATCATGGAGCGCGAGACGTCCGCGCGCATGGCGGCTACTGAGAAGCAGCAGATGGCAATGGCAGAGCTGCAGGGTAAGCAGCAAGCCATCATGATGAAGATGCAGGCCAAAGCGCAGCAAGAGGCGCAACAGGCAATGGTTGCACCAACAGCCCCCGGAGAGCCCGGCGGACCCGAGGCGGGGGCTGCACCTCCAGGCGGACAGAGCGGGGCACCCATGCCCATGCCCATGCCGATGCAACCAGGTGCTCCGCAAGCTGCAAACGATCCGATGGCAGCGGCACAAAGTCCACTCAATGCTGGCCAGAACATGGGTATGGCCAATGGCCCAGGTCCTGAAGGCCAGGCGATGCTCGGGGGTTCGAACATCCTCGCCATGGCGCAGACGATTGCCATGCAGCTGGCACAGCAGGATCCTGCTAGTCAGATTTTGGCAATCAAGAAGCTTCGGTCTCAGTCACCCGAGCTAGCGGACTTAGTGCTTCAGTACCTGCAGACGATGCCCGGTGGAGCGGTGCCGCAGGAGCAACAGCAGGGTGGGATGCCTGGCATGGGCGCCAATGGAGCGGCGGCAGTTCAGGTCGATATGCGGCCAATGCCTAATAAGCTCCCCCCTCGGCGAGCGGCATCTGCTGTCTAACGAGGGGCTAAGGAAAAGACGTGCTGGATGCGCACGTCTTATAGGTGTTTCCACCGTTTCCTGTTGACTATGTTTTGGATGAGTTGTTCACTTACTCCATAGAATCTGGAGAGTTGTAGTTGGCTTACATCCCCGGTGCCATATCGATTCCTAATTTGAATGACTTCGGCTTCACTCAACTTTGCGCGCCCGTTTCGTGATCCTTTCGCTATGCGGTTTTTTGCGAGCCTGTCTTGCATGTTGTCTTTGTGTGTGCCTTCGAACAGGTGATCTGGCCTGACGCAGGCGCGTACATCGCAACGATGTAGCGCATTGGGATTTGGCCATTTTCTGTGGGTCAAGTACCAGGAGACTCTATGTGCTTTTCTGGATTCCTTTCCCATTTGAAATTTTCCGTAGCCATGCTCTTCAGTGTAGGCCGTCCATAGCCAACACCTAGTTTTTAGAGTTGGATGAATTGGTCCATGCTTGTTGACATGAGACCAGAAACGCTCGGCTATAGTAAGCATTTTGCTCTGGACCGGTATCCCTGGAATTAGCGCTCACAGCTAATTCCAGGGATGATTGTGGTTCACGCGTTCGCCACCTCAGACACTTGGCTGTTTGGCTGCGGCTGCGCTTTGTTTTGCTTTTGTACACTGCGCAGTCCGGTGATTCGCCCAGCGACGAATACGGCGGCTGCCGTCACTAAGCCAATGGACGAATACATGATTACTGACCAGGTCTTTGACATGTTCTTCTTGTCGTAGCCGAGATTGGCTACTTCTCCTCTACCTCTCTTATCCCTGACTTTTACAGGAATTTTCACGCGGCTGCGTCATCAGGCACTAAGTCATCGAGTTCGATGATCTCCCCCCACTCCGCCGGCTTGGCTTTGAAGGGTGTTGGTACGATGCACCAGATGAACTGTATTCCATTAGGACAAGTCTCAGTCGCGACCCCCGCACCATCCGTCAAGTAGATGACGAGGTGTGGGCGTGGGATGAACCCTGTGTCGACCAAGTTGATGGCTGGTCTGAAGTCCGTGCCGCCACGACCAAGAAATGCAACAGAGCGAAGTTCATGGGCACTGAGTAGTACTGGCTCCCGTCTGGCATGCGTATCAGCGTCCAGGAACCATGCCTTTTGAATACCAGTTTGGATCATGACGTCGGACATAACTCGCAGCGCATCGGAGAGCTGGTTAGTCCCCATGGATGCTGAGCTGTCCACAATGAACATGAGGTTTGGGTCGTAGGCAATCAGCCCAGGCAGATTGATGCCTCGCAGGTACGAACGTTTGGAGATCCTGCGCATGCTGTAGTCGAGTCCTCCAGTGCGTATGCGCCCAATGGACAGTCTGGCCATATTGGCCAATTTGGTTCTCCACGGCACATCGAAGACGGCATCGCTCATCTCGACCAGTTCTGCCCATGATCCAGGAAGGGTTCCTCGACCTGCCTGGGATTCCATGTGCTTTTTGATGGCACGCGCTGTTTCACGGGCGATGGTTTTGCAGTCGGCCTCGGAACGACCCTTGTCCTTGTTCTGAGTTTTCTCGAGCTCGTGGCTCAGCGGATTACCGGCGATGCCTCCGCAACATCCTGAAAGTATCTTTGGTTTGTCCCCCTCTTGTTCAGAGGGGTTCCCTCCCTCGCTAGGTTGCCCTTTGTTGTCTCCGTCTCCCTTGCCATCACCTTTAGCTGTAGACTTTGTAGTTGCCTTCTTGTGCTCAGACTCGTGCTTTTCCAGCAGCTTGTAGTACTCATCGGCGGATAGCCCCTCTGGGAAGCTATACTTCTCTGGCATGAGCGCCCAGTCCGGGAATTTCCACATGAGCTCTGTGGAGATGTTGGATCCTGTGGATGCTCCTTTGGATGTGACACGCATTTGCTTTTGCTGGTGGCGCATCGAGCCATTGATGAATAGATCTCCGGCTCGGTTGAACCGTTTGGGATCCTCGTAGGCTTGACCTCGCTTCATGTGTTTCAGCTGCGCGTGCATGCACTCGTGCATGAGCCCAGTGGCCACCACCAGTACGCTGGAGGAGTCTACCCACGCCGGATCGTAGTACAAAACTAGATGGTCGGTGACACCCATCGGGCCACCAACTATTTCGGTTAGCCCGGATACGGGGGAAGGTACGAGCCCATACAACGTGGAGCTCATGTACGGTGCGTACTGCTTCACGTATGCACGGGCCAACGTGAGGTTGGACGCCTTTGCTTGGGCCGCCCAACCTCTGCCTGTTGGTGTGAGTGCCATGCGCTATACCCTTTCGTCGAGGTACTTGCTCAATCCACTTTGTGACAGTGGGACCAGCACCTTGTTGGCTGCGGTCTTGATCTCTTTCTTACCAGAGTTGTGCCCCAAGCGTTCTTTGATAAGACCCTCAACAGCTGGGATCGCGATGTCTGAAAGTTCCGCCTCGATGAGTTTGACGATGGCTTCCCAAGCCAATGGGGCCAATTCTTCTTTCTCTTCCCGGGTTGGACGCTGTCGGACGTAGGCCACTGCCCCTGTGAATGCAGCAAGGATGATGTCCAGCCTGTTGCGATTGAGCTTCCACTTGCCTTTGAGAACCTCCATGGGTTTGGGAATATCCGCTTCTCGGAAGTAGCGGATGAGTTCTTCTGCAGCCCCCGTGCCCACGCTGGCTTCCACCATCGCGTCTCGAATAGCATCGCTCTTCTCGATGATGATGGCCGCGGTCCATCCACGGGTTGCGAAGTCCCATGTCCTGTGGGATGGCCAGGCTTTGCCGCTTTGTGGGTCAGAGATGGGTGGCCTCTTGTGGAGCAACGATGGATTACTCTCAATGAATCCAGCGAACAGGCTTTGGGTTTCAGGATACTTGTTGGGCCACTCTTCGATGATGACTTTCTCGATGGCATCGAGAGATCCTTGAAGTTTTGTGGTGGCAGACCCCATAAGCCAGGTGGTCCATTCTCGGGCATCTGGGCCGGGGTCCAGTACATGGATGAAGCGATTTGCCAATGGGGGCGACAGCCTGAAACCACATGCTGCGATCTCCTCTGGATTCATAGCCGCCAGTATTCTGACGCGTGGAGGAATGTCCACGTCCCCTGTGTGCCGTTCATGGATCAAGCTCATCAAGGCACCTTGTGTGGCCGGCATGGCGCCATTGATTTCGTCAAAGAACAGGATTCCAGCTTTGGAGCTTTCTTTGACCAACTTTCGGATTTGGGGCAATGGCATGATTTGGTTTGCATCGCCCTTACCATCTGGAATGAGTGCGCTGGCGAAGTCTTCAGGAGGATGGGGCGCCGCGTAGATGGTGGCCAGTGTCGTTTGAAGTGACTCCGCTACGTTTTTGATTCGAGCAGTTTTAGCGATGCCGGAGTCTCCTTCAATGAGCAGTGGTAGCCCCCATTTGCAGCCGGATTGGCCAGGATACCCGTCCATAGGGGCAGACACGGACACTTCAATGATTTCGTTGATCTCAGAGCTTCGTAGAGAAGCCGACGCAGCGACTGCTGAGGCGGAGGTGGCAGGTGTGGTTCTTCTAGTAGCCATTCAGGTTGTTCTCCAAGTTCTTCCAAACAGGTCGTCGATAGTTGGTGCAGTGACTCCGGGTATGGGTTCTACCCCTTCCGGCCACAGAGGGTGATCCCTATTTTCTTCCAAGTGGTACAGGCAACCGATGCAGATGTGCTTTGGCTCTTCGTTGTCCATGTCCACGAATACTGGGCTGTACTCGTGGTTTGGTGAGCGTTCAGACCAGTGTATTTCCCCGAAGCTCAACACTCCAACGGTTTCCCCTTGAAGCACGTCACTTTGGCAGATATCGCACAGGATGAAACCTGCCGCGTGTTGCATGGGAGGCACGTCCTCCATTTGATCATTGAGTTCTTCTTGAGTTTCCTCCCAGCAGTCGAAGCAGAAGAAGGCTGGTTCGTGGACATAGTTGCCTGCTGGGTCGAGTATGTCTACGTGCTGCAGCCTACCTTCCGTGAAAAAAGCTTGAACTACTCTAAGGAGGAATACCTCCTCGACCATCCTTATCTCGTCCGTGCACTGCACGCAGTAGCAACCGGTCGATTCCTCGAGGATGGTTTCTTCATCGTCGTCAACTACGTCATCCTCGTAGTCCTCTACAGCCTGCTCCATAGGTGCATTCGTTCCCTTCCGTTGGTTCTTTCAATGCTGCGCCAACGATGTTGTACGGTTTCGAGTCTGGGGTCTGGACCGAAGTTTTCTTCAGGGTTGTAGTCCCACAGAAGGATTAGGGTCTCGATGTAGTCGTTGTACTTCCCGTCATGAACTCTCCGGTCGATACTCAGCCCATCAGGAAGTTGTACCCCTTCAGGGTATTGTGCCCTTAGTTCGAGCTCTCTTTCATACAGGTCATCAACGAGATCTTCGCTATCGACGCACAGGCCACACCACCCTGGAGCCCCAGGCTCCAAGTACTCTCCTTCCATCCACTTGCAATACGTTCCCGGGATTGCTTCCTCGATGAGGACTTCAAGATCCCTTTGGTTGCAGAAGCTGAAGAATCCTTTCTGATCCATCACTCTGGCTCTGATTCCTCCGAGGGCTCTACCCGATACTGGCAGGTAGAGCCCTTGTATCGTCCATTCCCTCTCGGGGTAGGCCGGGTCGATGAATGTCGTCCCGACCGCCCCAAGTGGTTCTATCAGAATGTTGGTCCCTGGTATCGCGGCTAGCTCATCTCTTGAGGCAGAGAATGGGTTTATCAACATGGCAAGTAGCTCCAGTTCTTCCCGGCTACGATGCGTGATATCGAGCTGGGATCTATGCCGTACGACCCAGCCAATTGGCTTTGAGTGTATCCGCCGGTTTTGTACTTATGCCTGATGGCTAGCACTTTCCCAATGGTCAATTTCGTGTTTGGTTTAGACTTGCCTCTAGCGCTTCTGCCCTTGCTAGCCATATCAGCTAGATTATTGGCCTTGGTGCCTTCGAATAGGTGGTCTGGTCGAACGCAGCGTCGGTAGTCGCATTTATGCAGGGCGCAAGGGTGCGGCCATCTACCGTGCTTCAAGAACCAGGAGAGCCTGTGAGCTGCTAGGATTTTGCCGCGCTTACCTCCTGCATTCAGTTGCCCATAGCCATCTCTTCGAGTCGAGGCTGTCCACTCCCAACAGCGAGTGGACATCCCCGGCATCAGTGGACCATGCTTATTTACTTTTGACCAGAATCTAGCCTCCAGGCATGGCATCGAGCTCCTCCATCTCCCTGAAAAAGTCTTGCAGCCTCATTAGGATTCCATTCAACAGCCCGGCGATGAACGCCCAGATGACGAGAGCCTTCATGTATTTCTTATCTCTTTTTGCCTGTTGTAGTTGCGTCTTGGCCAGGGTAGGCTGGCTGGCTTTTGTCCTTACCGCAGAACAAGCTGGCCACTAGATTTTCGTAGCGCAGGCCTGAGCTTTGGACGGGCTCCGGCTTTTCTTGTGTTTTTTGAGCGCCGTCGTCATTCGACGCTCGGTTGTGTCTTTCCATCAAAGCTCTTATCTCGGTGTTTCTGCAGTCCTTGCGTATATTCCATGAGCATTCGCCTGGCCTGTGCGGCTATACTCTGGAGACGCATGTCGTACTTGGACCCTGCCGAAGCTTTTGACCACTATCGAGACCGTTCCCTCGAGGCGATTAGAAAGCAGTTCCCTGTTGATGGCCGCAACCAAGTTCTGGACTTGGAGCATCTCGAGGTCCAAGACAACTTGGATCCAGATGACATTCGAAGTCAGCACCAAGCCAAGGTGACTGGGCAGACTTGGGGCGTTCCCGTTGTGGCTCATCTGGTGCTTCGGGACAAGCTCACTGGCAAAGAGGTGCGGGCGAAGACTCGAATAGCCGAGTTACCTAAAGTGACATGTCGGCATAGCCAGATTGTATCGGGACAAGAGTATCAGGTAGACAACCAGTGGCAGTTGAAGCCGGGAGCTTACGTTCGACGCAAGCAGACCGGGCAGATCGAAACTCAGTTCCAATCATCCAAGAAGCCCTCATTCAAAGTTACATTCGACGATGACTCCAAGGAGTTCCGTGTGGAGTTTGGTACGAAGGCGCGTATTCCCCTGTACCCCCTGCTGGAGACTATGGGGGTGTCCGATACTGATCTGGAAAAGACTTGGGGTAAGGATGTCTTGGCAGCTAACAAAGGGGCACGAAATGTCGCCGGCGCCGTAGACAGTTTCTACCGAACAACTAAGCGCATGGATCCACCAACGCATGCGGCGGCAGTCGCCCATGTGACCCAGCATTTCAAGGAGTTCGATATGCGCCCGGATTCCACGGCCGTGACCCTGGGTAGGCCTGTGGATCATGTGGATAGTGACGTGATGTTGCGAGCCACGAGGAAGATGCTCGATGTTCACGGGGGCGCCCCGTCTGATGATCGGGACTCTCTTGTATTCAAGGATCTTCGTAGTGTGGGGGATTTTTCCTTTGAGAAGATCAATCAGGAAGGTCCAGCGATTCGTCGCAAGATGATGCGTCAAATCAATGACGCCACAAGCCCCAGGGATGTGGTTCGTCTTGAGGCGTTCAACAAACCTATCCGCGAGACGTTTCACAAGAATTCAGCGGCTCAGGTCGCAAAGCAGGTGAACCCGGTCGAGATGGTGTCAGCTGCGCAGCAGACTACGGTGATGGGGCCGGGCGGTATTCAATCAGAGAACGCAATTCTCGACGAGGTGAAGTTCGTCAATCCCTCGCACATGTGCTTCTTGGATCCAATCCACACCCCTGAAGGCAGCAAGACCGGTGTGACTTTACGTATGCCGCTCGGGGTGCGTAAGCACGGCAATGAGCCGCAGGTTCCTTTGTACAGTATGTCGACGGGGCAGATCGAGTATGTTGGCCCTGCCAAGTTTCTGAAGTCTCGCGTTGTACTTCCCGACCAAGTGGACTGGCATGGTGACCATCCCACACAGAAGGCTTCTACGGTGAAGTGGTCAGCTCCAGGCAATGAGATTGCCGAGGGGCATCTGAAGGACGCTGACTACGTAATGCGGCACCCCTCGCAGTTCTTCAACGTCACAAGCAACCTCATACCGTTCGTCAACAACACCTCGGGTGGGCGAGCGTCCATGGCAACTCGCCACATGGAGCAAGCGATTTCCTTGGAGCACAGGGAAGCTCCATTGGTACAGGTCGGCACTGGTCGTGATTGGGAAGGCGCAAGTACTTTTGAGGAAGTTATCGGGACTCAGGCCTCACATAGGGCCCCTGTCGCTGGTGTAGTGAAGAAAGTTGGGAATGATTCAATCGTGGTGACCGGGCATGACGGGCACAACCATGAAGTGCAGATTTATCGGAACTACCCTCTGAATGATGCCAAATCTGTCCTCGACTCCACATCGTTGGTGAAAGAAGGGGACCGTGTCAAGAAGGATCAGGTAATTGCAGATACGAACTTCTCCAGGAAGGGCGTCATAGCGCTTGGAACGAATCTGCGTGTCGGGTACATCCCCTACAAAGGGTACAACTTCGAGGATGGAGTTGTAGTCAGTGAGAGCGCAGCCAAGAAGCTGAGCAGTGTGCATTTACACAAGCACAACTTGGCCGTGGATGACGATACGGTGCTGGCCAAAGGCAGATACCTGACGCAGCACATTGGGATGTACAACAAGGACCAGGTAAGTTCCATCGGGGACGATGGTGTTGTGCGTGTGGGCACCCGCGTGGTTCCAGGGGATCCCCTAATACTGGCGATGAAGAGAACCAGTACCCAAGATAGAACAGGCTTGTCCGCTATTCGGAAGAGTCTAGGGGATCAATACATTGACCAGTCACTAGCCTGGCATGGGGAAGGACCCGGTGAGGTTGTAGGAGCCTTCCGTAGAGGCGGAGAGGTGGTTGTTCACATCAAGGCTATTGAGCCAATGCAAGTGGGCGACAAAATCGCCGGGCGCTATGGAAACAAGGGCATCATCACAAAAGTAGTTCCTGACAAAGAAATGCCGCATACGGCAGACGGCAAGCACATTGAAGTAGCCTTGAACCCCTCTGGTGTTCCAGGTCGAATGAACGTCGGACAGGTACTCGAGACAGCCGCCAGCAAGATAGCTAAGAAGACTGGCAAGACTTATGTAGTGAATAACTTCAGCGTTCCCAATCAGCTTGCGAAAGTACAACGCGAGCTGAAGGAGCATGGCATCAGTGATACAGAGGATCTATTTGATCCAGTGAATGGGCAAGACTTGGGACCGGCGCTGGTCGGGTACCAGCACATGATCAAGCTCCATCACCAAGTTGACAAGAAAGTGTCGGTGCGTTCGGGATTGAATCTTCCTGGGCATGAGGCTGGGAAGTACGACATCAATTTGCAGCCATCTGGGGGCGGGCACGTTGGCGGGCAGTCCATGGACCCATTGGGCCTTTATGCGATGTTGGCCCACGGCGCCCGCGCGAACATTCGGGAAATGCAGACATGGAAGAGCGAGGGCCCGGACATGTCGTCGAGTCCTCAGAAGCAATGGCAAAGTCAGCACCATGATGTGTGGGATGCCATTCAGCACGGGGATCCATTGCCGACCCCCAAGCCTACTTTCGCCTTCAAGAAGTTCACAGACATGCTGGTGGGCGCTGGTATCAATGTCGAGAAGAAGGGTCATACGTTTGTACTTTCGCCCCTTACCGACGCGCACATCAGGGCTCTAACAGAGAATCGTGTACTCACCAAGCCTGCTGAGATGCTTTACGCAAAACTCGATCCCAAGACTGGGGAACCCAAGCCCAAGCCCGGTGGGCTGTTTGACGAGAAGCTCACCGGCGGACATGGCGGCAAGAAGTGGAGTCGTATTGAGCTAGCTGAGCCAGTGCCGAATCCTGTTTTTGAAAGTTCAATCAGAGCTATCACAGGGTTGAGCGCTGACGACTATGCGGGGCTGGTAGAGGGGCGAAAGGCCATAGATGCTGCAGGTAAGGATGTTCCGTTGGGCAAGGGCCTCACTGGAGGATCTGCTATTTACCATCTGCTATCTGGGGTGAACGTGGACAACGAGCTGTGTTCAGCAAAGAAGCAGTTGTCGGCTGCCCCGGTCTCGAAGGTCGACGCCCTTTTGAAGAAGGTGAAGAGGCTGCAGGCTTTGCAGCAGGCGGGGTTGGCTCCGGCCGAGGCCTACGTGTTGCGCAGTATTCCAGTGCTTCCTCCTGCAATGCGCCCTATTCCTGTTCTGCCAGATGGTAATTTCAAGGTATCGGATATCAACCAGCTTTACTCTCAGTTCTCCCAGTTGAATACGCAACTCCAGGACCCCACCCTTGTTGGGAACTTGACGGAAGAGGCCAAGGCACCACTGCGCGCCGGGCTGTACGACGGGGTGAAGGCTTTGATGGGGGTAGGTATCCCGTACGGCGATGCAAAGCATAAGGGGTTACTACATCAGATCAAGGGGGCGCAGCCCAAGACCGGCTATTTTCAAAGCACACTTATCAGCCGCAAGCAGGACTTGAGTATGCGGTCCACCATCGTTCCAGAGCCGTCATTGTCATTGGACGAGGTTGGGCTGCCGGCGGAACATGCCATGAAGTTGTTTGCCCCCTTTGTGGTGGGGCAGTTGAAGAAGTCTGGAGTAGCTGCCACCGTGTTAGACGCTCAGCGCCTCGTGGCTAAGAACACGGTGTCTGCCCAACGTGCGCTGAGGACGGTGCTAGAAGAACGGCCTGTGCTGCTGAAGCGCGATCCGGCATTGCATAAATACAGCGTGCAGGCGTTCAAGCCCAAGATTGTTGAAGGCAATGCCGTCAAGATCCATCCATTGGTAACTGGTGGATACAACGCAGATTTCGACGGTGACACCATGAGCGTGTTCGTCCCCATCAGTGATGAGGCTGTCGCCGAGGCTCGCAAGATGTTTCCTTCGAACAACTTGTTCAGCGAGGCATCAGGTAGGGCGATGTATCAGCCCACCTTGGAGTCTGCACTCGGCTTGTACAAGCTGTCTCGTGTGAATGAGGCGTCGAAAGTGCACGATATGCCCCATCCTGCAGACGCCTTGGTGGCAGTGCAGCACGGGAAATTGGACGTGAATGACAAGGTTCGTGTCGGTGGGCAGGTGACAACCCCTGGGAGAATCCTCATGGCTGCGGCGCTTCCTGAGCCCATGCAAGGGAAACTCTTGTCCGATTTGAGCTTGAGGTTGAATAAGAAGGGGTTGGATAAACTCCTTACGCAAGTCGGCAAAGAGCACAGCGGGGACTACGGATCTGTTGCTGACAAGTTGAAGGACATTGGGAATGGTGCAGCCAGTGGCGTGGTCACTGTGGAGCACGATGGCTACGTTGGGTCTGACAGGCTTGATCCGTCAAAGCGTATGTACATCCCAATTGGGGTACATACATTGAGTCTGGCCGATCTCACCCCGGACATTGCCACAAGGGAACGTGTTCTTGCACCTGCGCGAAAAGAGGCCGAGGCAGTACGCAACAATCCTCACATGCAGGGCGCCAAGGGTGATCGAGAGCTTGTGCGTATTTGGAGTGAAGCTTCCAACAAGATGCAGCATGAGCATCTTCTTCGCCACGCCGATAACCCTAGTAATCTGATGACCATGCACCTAGCCGGCGTGAAGCCGGATTGGAACCAGTACAAGCAGCTCACGCTAGCTCCGATGCTTGTGAAGGATGCTTCCGGCCGAGTTATTCCTACGCCTATCACCAAGAGTTACGCTGAAGGCTTGGATACTGGGGAGTACTGGACGCAAATGCACGGCGCTAGGCACGGGGCTGTGATGAAGGTGCAAGAGGTGCGAGAGCCCGGTTACTTGTCGAAATTGATGATGGCGAACACCATGGACATGGTGGTGTCGGGTCCAGATTGTGGGACCACTCGAGGGATTTCTCTGCCCATCACTGACGACGATGTTCACGACCGCTTCTTGCAAAAGGATTTCAGCTCAAAGGGAATGCAGGTAGCTGCAGGCACCTTGCTGACTCCTGACATTGTGTCAAAGATGCGTGTGGCGGACAAGAGCGCCAAGATTGAAGTGCGCAGTCCTTTGAAGTGCGAGCATGCGAAGGGTATTTGTCAAAAGTGTATGGGCATCTCTGCCAATGGCCACTTGCACTCCATAGGGGAGAATGTCGGGGTTGTAGCAGCTCAGTCCTTGGGCGAACGCGCCATGCAGTTGACTCTGCGCGTGTTTCATACTGGAGGTTCCGTCGATACTGGTGGCGGCTCTAAGATGCTCGGTGGGTTTGACCGTTTCAACCAGCTGATGACGCTTCCGAAGCCCAAGCCAGGGGATCCCACCGTGGCCGCAGTTGCCATGCGGTCAGGGATAGTGGAGCGTGTCGAGAAAGATTCCACTGGTGTGAATGTTTACGTGGGTGGCCGCAAGCACCACGTGGGTAAAGACGTCGGGGGCATCCCGTTGTGGCGTCCAGCTGCGGATGAACCTGTGGCAGGTTGGGTTCCTCCCCACATAGGGATGCATGTGGAGAAAGGCCAGCTCCTGAGCGACCCGCGTCGAACTATCGTGAACCCGCACGATCTGTACAAAGCCACTGGCAGTATTGAGTCAGTTCAAAACTACATGGCAGATGAGATCCATCGCTTGTATAAGGACGAGGGAATCAAGCGTGGGCACATCGAGACGGTCGTGAAGGCGATGAGCAATCTCACGAAGATTCGAGAGCCAGGTGATCACGAAGGAGTTCTGCGTGGGGAGTTTCATCCCACATCTGTCATCAGCGCCATCAATAGGGATTTGTCCCGGCAGGGCAAGAGGCCCATAGAGCATGAACCAGTCCTGAAGGGCGTGGAGATGATGCCGTTGTCCCTGCAGGAGGACTGGATGGCAAAGATGCAGCACGAGAGGCTGACGGACACCGTGCTGGACGCGGCAAATGTCGGAGGGAAATCGAACTTGCATGGGCTGCATCCAATTCCCGGAATGGCGTATGGCGCCGAGTTTGGGTTGACTTCTGACCATGCCAAGGGAAGATTATCGTTGTCCCACCTTCATGATGTTCCGAGGCACGCCTACTAATGCCTAGACAAGGACTCAAAGCGGCGCGCGGCGCGCGGATGCCGAACACAGAGTTTCGGTCATCCATGACCACGCCAGAAGGTCTAGGGAAGACCGACATCTTTTTGGGGCGCGTAGTGAATGTCGATCTGGTGAACTACACCGTTGATGTATTTAGCCAGTTCGATCAGATGCGTTGTTTTCAAATAGCGGTGGGGTCACCTTACTTGCACTCGAATCGTGGAGACGGCTTTAGCGTCATGCCAGAGGTTGGCTCAAAGTGTGCAGTCTGTTGGCCTGGTGATAGTTCACCACCCTTTGTGCTGGCTTTTGTGATGCCACACGAGACAATCCCTATGGCTACTAGCCCTGACGCCACTGATGGCACCACGAGTCATGGCAGCGACAACCAGGCCGCTACTGCAGCGAGTTTTGCTGGGGGTAGGCCTGTGGCGAAGCCTGGTGACATGTTTGTGCGTGGCCGGGATGGGAATTTCATTGTATTGCACCGTGGCGGAGTTCTTCAGATAGGCAGCAACGAGCTGTCTCAGCGCATCTACGTTCCGCTCAACAACATGGTGATGGATTTCGCTGAGAATTATGCGATGCACACCGCTGGTGGATCCATCAAATGGGGCATACATGAGGGCGAGGGCGTAACGAATCTACCCACGGAGTACAGGCAAGCTCTTCGAGTTTATGCGAACGACAAGTATGCTGATATCCGCATCGCGGCAGGGCGTGTGCATGATCCTGTACCAGAGACGGACCAGGACGGTATCACTGATCAACAGATGGCGTTTGGCAGCGGTAGCACTGAGCCAATCGTGTACGAGTTGACGTTGGCGCGTGGGGGCTTCAACGGAGAGGATGGATCTCTTCTGCCCAGCACTGGATCCTTAGTGAAGTTGAAGTTCTCGTTTGATCGAGCGGGTAACGCCTTTCTGAAGTTCAATGGCAATGTCGGAGTGCTGTGCACAAAAAGGCTGAGGCTCAGGGTAAAGCAGGCGATGGAGATTTTTGCGGATAGCACATTCAACATGAGTGTGAAAAGCGATGCCAAGGTCACTGTGGGGGGTACCTTCGAGATCACTGGTGCCACCGTCAGGTTCAATGGCGGCAAGAGCCCCATCGCTACGGTCGGATCGTCGGTGACCAGCACTCTTCCTCCGAATCTGCTCATGGTGAGTCCGAGCCCGCCAGGGTTTGCCCCCATCAGTAGCATGCCCATGCTGATGACAATCACAGGCTCAATCACTAGCGGTGATCCAACGCTACTTGGTAATGGAGGATAGCCGTGGCCTTGGATGAATTAGGCAGCTTCACTCTTGGGGAGGTCAATATTGGATTGCTCGCCGGCATTGGCCTGCTGAACCCATTGCTTTTGCAGATCGATTTGTTCTTGACCGGACAGTTCGGGCTTGGCCCGTTCATCGCAGACATTCAAGCGCAGCTCACGGCCGCAATCTCAGCCCAATTGCAATTGGCATTCAGTCTGGCTTTGCCCTCACTGGCAATTCAAGCCACCATTATGGCTCTTGCAAACTTACAGGCATCGTTGGCGCTGGCGCTGGCTTTGGGGATGCCCATGGTGTCACTTCAGATTTCTGCGCAGATTGCCGCGATGGCAGCATTGGCGGCCACATTGGCGTTGAAGGTTGGGGGGATCACTGCACTTTTGGCCGCGGGCGCTGCGGTGAAGATCCCAGCGGTACGCTTTGTCGCCAAAATGACAGCGGCCCTCTCCGCGGGTCCGGTGCACCTGCTCTCCTTTACAGGGGACATGCTAGGTGTTACCGGGGCTGAGGTTGCTGCCTCTTTTGCCTCGGGCCTCGGCCCAGACGACCCCATTTTCCCTGGTGAGATGGTGAGTGGAGTTATCATCGTGACCAAGGACCCTGCCGTTTTTGCCGCTTTGGGCGGTATCCTCAAAGTCAGTTAGGAGCTAGCGAATGACCCAGGCACTCTACCTCGTCCCGCAACTTGTGTTTGAAAAGACCGCTGCGGAGACCACTCTACCGGAAGACCCCAACCAGTGGCCTGATGCGGTGTTGCAGGAGTTGTATAAGCAGGTTCCCTATCTCGCTGACTTTGACATGCACGTGAATATGGAGAATGTGGATGGGGAGCGTGGGTACGGTTTGGGTCATGTAGAAGTGACAAACAAGACCGAGGCACCAATGACCTCGCCTCCTGAGCAGCTCAAGGCGGCTGGCATTCGAACTGCGCGTATTCCAGTCATCATCAAGGACAGCAAGCTTTCTCCGTTCGATGTTGTACTGACCGATGACGCACGCGCACTTCCATTGACTGAGGGTCGTTTGCGCCAGGCGATGTTCCGTCCTCAGAATTTCGATGTCACCAGCAAGACCCCTGGGGATCAGTCCATGATTGGGCAGTTGTATCCGCCCTACCGCCAAAACTATGGGTTCGGTGGTGGTGGTGTGGCGGCTAGTGCCGGTATGGGCGGTAAGACCGCCGCGAAGATTGCCTCCCTCGAGGAGTGGCTGGAAAGTGAGTGCGAGGCGAAGACAGCTGCAGTGGCAAAGCCGGGCAAGCAACTGCACGGCATGCGCCTTTCTGCTTTGGATTCTGCAGTGGCCAATGCCCCCAACAAGACCGCGTCGGTGTTGGAGGCGGTTCTTCCGATGGCCAATGTCACTGACCTGCAAGACTTCAAGCGCAGCTTGTTGGATGACAATGTGAAGTTCGCGTTTGCGATGAACCCCGCAACATTCGACGCCGTTGATCTTCTAGGTAGAGCGAATCCTTCGACACTGGAGAAGCGTGCGTCAACGATGCTTGACAATATTCGCCCGACAGTCACACAAGTTATCAAGTTGGCATCGGGGTATGGCGTCAAGACCGCGAGCCATCATGCGTGGGAACCGCGGGGCGAGATCGTAGATCGTGGTGAGGTTGTTCGAAGGTACGGTCCCAAGGTTGCGCTCGCGGCGGACATGTCTGGGGCGGTGACCATGGCCGATGGTGATGGGGTGTCTGACGCAGGTATGGGTGTGGCGCCCGGCACCGGGGCTGGCCCAATCTCGGCCCCTGGCATGTATCAGGTGCAGGCGGTCGACGGGGAGATGTTGACGGGCATGGTGTTGCCGAACCTGCTCGATACCGATGGAAGCTCTCTGCCCATTGCCCTTTTCACGGACGGTGCGCATGCCGCTGTGCAGTCGGATATCTCTGGAGTGCCAGTGGGAGAGTTCACTCCTCCTGGAACGGTGCCGGCAGAACAGGCAACGGGGCATGGGGTGTTTTTCTCGGATGCCGGCGGAGTGCCGTGTGCGACGCTTCCCCTCACTCTTGGGGCAACCGTTCAGGGGCCAGGGGTGGATGAGCGGCCGAAGTTCCAGGCAGAGACTTTCGATGGTCGCCAGGTCCAAGTCAGCGTGCAGCCGTACGTGGCCACGGTGGTCGGTGTCGAAGGAACTATGCTGATTCCCGAGGGGTGGAGCTGGATTCCATTGGACCAAGCGGCCGAGATTTCATTGGCGGAATCACCGGTGGATGTCGGCAAGACTGCGTCCATCCAACGGAAGCTGGCATCGGTGGAAGTTCGTGCCGGCGGCACGGATTGCTTCTCTCTTCGAGGGTTACCGGTTGAGAAGCTAGCCTCTGATGAGCGAGAGTTTTTGAGCCAGGACCGCGCGCTATTTGTTTTGGTGGGCCTGGGGGCCAATCCTGCCTACGCCCAGCAGAAGCTTGCCGCGGCGTGCGCCGGCTCGAGTCGAGTGGAAACTGTGCGTGTGGGGCACCAGCTGAAGTTGGCGGCTGAGCTGCGCGGGGAGAGCTATCTGGCTGCCCGAGAGTTTCTCGATGCAACCCCGGTGTTCCGTCATCGCCTCTGGAAGGAGGCTGCTGCCATTACAGATCCGGTGGCTGTCGACACGGTGCTGTCTCTTGGGTTTATCAATCCGGAGAATCTTGCGACGTACGTCGGGTATCTTCCAACGCTGGATGAGGCTCAGAGACGCCTTTGTGAACTCTTGGTTGGTGCAAGGTTGGGTTTGCGTGAAGTCCCCGAGGGGTCCATTGAGCGAGCCATTCGCGCGCTCGAGGATGTCATCGAAGGACTGAAGGTAATAGCGTTTCAGGGATCGAGTGGCTAAAGAAAATTGAGCACTGCTGCTCAATTCCCTCGAGGCGTCAGAGACACTCGACAGTGACTCTTTGCCGCCGTTTCAACATTTCTCATTGCTTGTAGATTCGTCGAATAGCTTGGTCGATGATATGTTCTCTGGATATTACAATCCAAGTCAGGTCTTCTTCGGTAGGATCAGATGTGAAACCCATGGGCGTGTATTTGATGTTTTTTGTAGTTGTAAAGGCCATTTCCTGGGATAGTTCCGCCCTGAACACAGATGGTATTGCTTCTGCATCATCGCTAGTGCTCAGTACGAATAGGTAAGTCCTGATGCCGTCGATGAATCGTACGCGGATACGTACGACGGATTCTCCTGCAGCTGAGGCTTCTTTGAGTATCCTCACCACATCAATGTCCTGCGGAATAGCCTTGAAGTTCCAATGTTGTCTGGGAATGACCGTGATTTGGGGCATGTAGTACTCCTTCTAGTTGTATTATTCCGGACCACTGCTATCTTTTGCAGGTGATCCGACATTCTCCAGCAGAGAACTACTTCAAGTTCTTAGTCATTCACCCCGAGTGTTACGACAACGGGCACATCAAGGATGTGGCCTTCGACCTTGGACTTGACTACCTCGGGGATTGGTACATCCAGTGGATACGTGATCGAATGCGTCCACCGTCTCCGTTTTATCCGGAGGATAGTAAGCACAACAAGTCATTCCAGTACTTACTGAGGGAAAACTTGGTGCAGGCATTTCTTCCGGATGAGCCCATGAAGAAGGCCACCAGGATTTTGAGCAGGCCACGGTGGCGTGAGTTGGTTGAGACTCTACTTATAGCGCAGGCTCCGTTCGACGCTGTCGTGCATGCACTTCGAGTGCGGCACAGGTTTGTGGCTGACGACGCCACGATTCGACTTTACAAGTACTTCTACTGGAACATCGATCTTCTCGATAGCACAGACATGCGCGCTCTGTTGGAACTTCGATACACGGGTGGTTTTCATCCAGCAGGTGAGGACAAGGAAAGATTGGTACAGTTCCCTGCCCTGTCTAAGAACAGGCACAACGATCCTCGAGTCGTGGCGGCCAGGCTCCCAGCGTGCCCCATCTCCTCGGTGTTGGCGCAACTACATTTGGGGGTGATGCCGAAGGGTGTAAACATGGAGGCTGTGGTGCAAACCACATTGATGACTTCGTCCATCAAGACCCTCGAGGGTACCGTGATGGGCGGGCAGAACGGGGCACAGATTGCGCAGGGATTCGCCGCCGTGGCGGAGACCATGACCAGGCTGAAGGAATCCGTGGTCAATCCGGAGACGAATTTGAGGGAAGACTTACGCAGGATCACGGTAGCGACTACAACCGCTGTAGTCCCTACCTTGCGCCAGTTGACCAATGGGAATCATACTGTCAATGTGCAACCCGATGCCAGACCTGACGAGGATGAACCACCGTTGGACGAAGAAGATGACGTCATAGAAGGTGTCGACCTTGCAGACTTCGAAGGAGTGGACCCAGCCGATGCAAACACAAGTGAATAAAGACACTTTGGCGGAGCTTCCCGGAATGGTGGCAAACGTTCAGGATGCGGTGGTAAAGTTTGCCAAGGTGGAGGACTACACCACGTTCGTGGCCGAGTACGCGATGGTTGACGGGGACATCATTGTCCATTTCTTCCCGCCTCGAGAACAGTTCGTCAGAGTGGAGGACGGGTTCAAGCTACTGGATGAGCACATGCTCCGTTGGCAGCGGGCATTCCCTCAAGTGTTGAGCCCAGTGGCGGAGAAGTTCTTTGCTGCCACGCTACCTGTGATCATGGCGCAGTACGTGCCCGAGATGACCAGTTGGTACTTCAAGGCTGGCGGGTTTGCGAGGAGGCTTGATCCGGAGGCTTTTGTTCTTCGGTTTTTTTCGGTTCTTGACCAGGCACTCGACGTAGCCTACGGCCATTCCACTTCTTCTTAGTTTTGGGTGGCGAGTACTCGGCTAGCATTTCGATGTAGCCACGCTTGTGGACGAGTCCAGTCACTTTCCAGTGGGATTTTCTTGCGTAGCTATGGATGTACTTGGCAGCAATTTTCCAAATAGATGGGTCGATCTTTTGAGCAAGTCGCAATGTAATCTTGAAACCCATCCCATCCGGGTTTACGGTTGCTTCATCACCCCAATGTCCATCTGCAGCTCTCTTGAGCGACCCCCACATGTTTTGAGTCAGTACCTGCGGGTTCTTGGTAGGTTCTGGGGGGAACATAATGGCCGCTGCTGAGGTTTATCCGGATGATCTTTCGGAGCATCCTGACGATACTGGGGTTGATGGTACCCCGTTATCTGAGGAGGAGCTACAGAAAATACAATTTGGCGGATACTGGGTACCAGAGGCTGAGAAGTACGAGGACTTTTTCGAGGATGAGTTTACCCCGAGCAGCGTCATCGAAGCCCCTCCGCAGATTCTTCCATCGAGGTTTACCGAGTACGCATTTCGCATGCCCACTCCTGATGGGTATGAGAATTTCTCGTTTGAAGGACGCCGGCATCTTCGTCAAATTTACGACACTCCGATCAAGCGTGTTCTGCTCATGTGCGGGCGCCAGGTGGAGAAGTCCACGCTACTCGGCAATCGATCTCTAAGTTATTGCTGCCTCATTCCGTCCTACAAGGTCTTGTACGTCAGCCCTTCGGCGACTCAGACCAAGACGTTCTCCAATGACCGTATCAAGGAGCCTATTGAAACCAGCCCGGTGCTGCGGGCGTTCACGACGCACATGCTCTCGCAGAATATCTTCGAGAAGCAGTTCATCAATCGCTCGAAGATTACGCTGCGCAACGCCTTTCTAAATGCTGACCGTGCCCGCGGTGTCCCTGCCCACATGTTGGACATCGACGAGCTGCAGAACATCCTGTCTGACAACATACCTGTCATTGAGCAGTGTCTCTCCCATTCACCGGAGGAGATGAAGCGATACGTCTACTCTGGGACGCCGCTCACGCTGGACAATGTCATCGAGGAGTATTGGTCGAATCGCTCCACGCAGAACCAATGGGTTGTCCCTTGTGAATGTACTGGCGGTGAAGGTGGCCGCTTCTGGAACATTCTTGGGGAGAAGAACATCGGGCTGAAGCACCTCATCTGTGAGCGTTGCGGTAAGCAGATTCACCCGATGACCCCTGACGCGCAATGGGCCTGCTCTGTCGAGCATGATCCAGTGCACACTCCATTCGAAGGGTTTCGTATCCCGCAGCTCATGGTTCCATGGCTCGACTGGGATGAGCTCCTTTACAACTTCGAGCATTATGGGCGCAACAAGTTCTACAACGAAGTGCTTGGTATCTCGTACGACACCGGGTTACGTCCTCTCACGAGTGCGCAGATTCGAAATTGTTGTAACGAGAACGTCTTCATGGCAGACGCCCACAAGTACCAGGCAATGGGCTTTGGGCAGGAAATCTTTGCTGGAATCGACTGGGGCACAGGGGAGCACAGCTATACGGTGCTCAGCCTTGGCACATACATCGGCAGCAAGTTCAGGATCTTTTACATCCATCGCTTCGTGGGAGAGGACACAGAGCCTGAACGCCAGCTGCAGAAGATCGAGGAGATTTGCCGGGCTTACAATGTTCGAATCATCGGGGCCGACTACGGTGGTGGCCACTACCCCAACGACTTCCTTGTGCGTCGTTTCGGCCGCGAGCGCGTCATGCGCTACCAGTACGCGGCACGCTTGTCCGCCAAGGTCCGCTGGGAGAGCAAGCTCCAGCGCTGGATAGCACACCGCACTGAGGTAATGAGCGCCATCTTCAACTCGATCAAGCGCGGCACTGTCTTTGAGTTTCCTCGTTGGAAAGAGTTCAAGGCCCCTTATGGCCAAGACATGTTGAACATTTTCAGCGAGTACAACGAGCGTATCCGCATGATTCAGTACGGTCACACAGCAGGTAAAACCGACGACGGCTTTCACTCGATCTTGTATTGTTTCTTGGCCTCCATGATTACGAAGCCGCGCCCTGACGTTATTGCCCCGAGCAAGGATGCCAACGCTGTGGGGAGTGTTTGGTCGTCGTATTCGGGCACAACCTACCAAGGGTGATGGCATTTAGGGTAACTTTGGTGCTTGACACCTAGGTAATATGCAGCATACTCGTCTGTATGCAGGCTTGTGCTATTTGCCAAACGTCATTCAGCCCCACCAGTTCATCAAATGTGTGCTGCTCCAGGGGATGCTCCAAGGAACTGAACGGGGACTTTGTCAGTAGATTCTGGGCCAGGGTCAATAAAGATGGACCAATAGCCCCTGGCATGAAAACGCCATGCTGGCTCTGGACGGGTCGACTAGAGAGCAACGGGTATGCGCGGGTAAAGCGGCAGGATTCCAGAAACCAGGTGTCAGTGCATAGGGCAGCCTGGGAAATGAAGCATGGTGAGGTGCCCGCTGGGATGTGCGTGCTGCATAGATGTGACGTTCGAAACTGTGTACGTCATCTGTTTTTGGGCACGCAGCGCGACAACATGCTGGATATGCTGCGCAAGGGGCGAGCAAATAAGGCGAAGGGAAGTACCCATGGGATGTCCAAACTATCTGAGGAGCAAGTACTGCGTATTTTGAAGCTTCGTGGAAAGGGTATTTCGATTGCTGACTTGTCCTATGATTTTCGGGTGAGTTATATGCAGATAAAGAGAATTTGTAGCGGCGAGTGTTGGGCACATCTGCAAGTGGGTAGCTAAGAAAACAAGGGGCATCCCAAGTTTCTTGTGGTTGCTTCAATTACTGTTGCCGCTGGCCTTGGCCATTAGTTGAAGTACGAATTCACCAACATACATTGCTGCTTCGTGTTGGTCGTTCAACACGACTACTCTTTCTTGAAAGCTTGCAACGTCACGTTGTACCGTATTGAGATTTTGTATTGCTTTCTTCATTCCATTCATGAGCTTATGCTCCTTCCACCTTTCTTATCCCCGAAAGTCGGAGGTTTTAGTCGTTTGGCTCGAGGCTCACCGGGTATAATTGCGCGACCACCGCGTTGGTGACTTCATCCTTAGTGAATGTCCTGCAGGCAGCGGTGTACCCACGCTTTCGCAGAACGTAGAAGTAAGCGACGCATCGTAGGTTCTTTCGCGCAGCATCCATGCAAGAGAACGCAAAGTCTGTATTGGGGTCAGTGGCGTTGACCCGACATAGCATCATCTCGTTTGCCAGCTGGAGGAAGAACTCCCAAGGGCTGTCGCCTGTGGTGTAGTGCTCGACCAATGCCAGGTAGGCTTCGTCGATTGAGTTCAGAGTGGCGGCCCATTCCATGATGGCGCCGGTCTTCCACGTGCGGAGATCTTCCCGTAGGGCTGCGCGCGTGCGCGCGTAGAGTGTGAAGATCGACTCTTCATCAGCGCCGGGACCCCTGTCATGGAGACCGAGCAGCTCGCAGATTTGGGACAGCTTGTCGTGTACAGATCTGGTAGAGGCTTGGGCCTGCATGGCCATGGCGGCGATGGACGGCATGTCGAGTCGACGCATGCGCAGTTCGACCAGGGCGTAGACCTCATCTTCTCGGAACTTGGCCTCCACCCGGTAGTCCGCCGTCTCGGCTGGGAAAATGAATCCCTTACTCACCATCCTCCAAAGGGTACGGCGAGAAATGCCCAGTATTACCGCGGCTTCTGAGTGAGTGAGGAGCTTGTCTTGCCTTCCCATGGGCTGAACCAACGTGCTACTTCTATGGAACGATGTATTGTTGCTATGGAGAGAGGCCAACGCCATGAATGACGCCCCCTTGCAGACCGTTCTTCAGCAACGTGATGCGCGCCCCGTTTCCGGAGAGCACCTCGAAGTTCTTGGTAAGAAGGCCGCTCAGGACTGGACACTGGGAAAGTACGCTTCGTTGAATGATGCCGTCGTGAACACCATCCGTGGGGAACAACTTTCTCCAGAGCAGGTGCGCCGCGTGGTTGAGTTCACCAACAGCGATGCCTACCTGCAAGAATTTCGTAAAGAGTCGAGTGGTCACAAGGTGGTGCATTTTGATTGCGGGCCAGCTTCCCCAGCTCAGGTGCTTCAGGACTTGAACGATGGTGGCGGGGGTTCTCTGACAGATCGGGGAACGCTGGACTATTCAATGCCTCCATCGATGGCGAAGCGAGCCTCAGTAGAGCGTGGCACAACTTCCATGGAGAAGACAGCGGCTGCTGAGGGTGAACTTCCTGAGTTGCCCAAGACTGCCTCGAGGTACGAGCAGCATTTGTGGGAAATGCTGGGCGGTGGACGTGAAACCCCCATGGCATTTGCCGAACCTCTGCGTCCTCTCATTGACTTGAGGTACAAACTGGCTGGCGCGCGCGACACGTTGAGTACTGATCTCGATGGACTCGAGGTGGACTACGCTGACGTGTGCAATCGGCTCTATGGCCAGGTGAAGCAGGCGTCTCTCGACGGGACCAGCCTAGGCGACATTGTGAACGCTTGGGCAACGGTCACGACTGATCCCGTGTACGTCAAGGTGGCATTCGGCATGCTGACTCCGCGGTTCCAGCGGGAGCGTCTGTTTGATTCTTTGGATTCCATTGGTGCTTCGCTCGAGAAGCGCGCGGCGCGCGGCGTGGTGAATCCCGAGCATGAGCTGGTGACGACTTATGCCGAGTTCGTCGACACTCTCAACAAGTTGGCCTCTCTCAGAGCTGTGCGGGATGAGCTCAACGCCGGTGCTGAGACGACGGAGGCCTTGCTGAAGCAAGGGGGAGGTGTCCTTGGGGCAGCAAAAAAAGGCCTCTCCATGGCCAGCCGGGGTATTGACGCTGCGGCCAAACCTGTCGCTCACGTACTAGTTGGCGCCAAGGATGCCAAGAATGTCGCGCCCATGCTGGCGAGGGGTACCAAGGCTGTCGGGCTTATTGGTACGGGGTTAGCGGCGAATGCCGCCCTGCAGAACGTGACAGATCGTCCCGCAGTGCAGACCACATTGCAACACGTCAAGTCGGTTGTGCCAGGCACGGCCGAGTATCAAAATCGTCGATACCGTAACATGACAGGGCAGTGACCATGACGAACCCAGTTGAAGAGTTCCTTCTCACGAAGCAGGCGTTGGGGATCAACTTGGGGGGCGTCAAGTCTGCGTTGACTTCCCCCACGGCGAAGCGCATTGGCGCTGGTGCACTGGGGGCCGTGGGTGCAGGCATTGGAGCCGCTGGCTTTGCTGGCGCCGTTGGTGCGACGGAGAAGCTGTACTTGGCTGCCACGAAGGCTCATGACTTCAGGCAGATGATGGCGGCCAACCCTGACCTTCATGGGCATCAGCAGGCAGATCCGGCAGGCTTCAATAGGATGTTTACGTCGCTTCGAACCTTTGCCCCCGATTTCACACGCGAGCCGATGGTTGCAGGTGCCTACATGCGTAACGCCATGGAAGCCCCGGAGGATCAACGGGGCATGCTTGGAGTGCGCGCCATGGGTGAATTGAAGCAGCCTCGGCAGAACGCAGTTCCAGAAGCAGCTATGACTGGTTTTCATAAAGCGTTGGCTACGAAGCAGGAGGGCAAGAGGCCACTGCTCAGAGGTCAGCGTGAAGAGGTGTATGAGCCCGGAAATGAAGGGTCTGTTAGCCGGGTGAAGTACACTGAAAACCAGTACGAATGATCAAGGTCAGCTTATTTCAAGGCAGCGAGGAGTACGGTCCCGCAGCGATTCCATTATTTGGGGCCGCTGACTCGTACTTTGAAAAGACTGCATCCGCAAACCTGCTGCCCGAGGTTGCTAACTACATAGCGCAGCTTCAACCTCGAAACGACTCGCAGTATGTGCTTGTGAACGCCATGGGCGCAGGCGAGTACTACGGATCGAATATCAACGGTGACCGATTCTCGGAGGCGGCGTTGGTGCACAGGCCTTCTAATTGGAGGGGTGTACCGATCATCGACAAAGTTCTTGGGTCCAAGTGGTCGTACGGATTTCCCACATTCTATCGAGCGCATGTGTTCCCCCATCATAGGAACAAGGATGCGACCAAGGCTTTGGGTCTCGTTGAGCTAGCTGCCTGGAACAATCACATGAAGCGAGTCGAGCTTGTGACTCGCCTCGACCAGAAGTTGTGTCGTCAGTTCGGCGGGGATGGCATTTGGGACAAGCTCAAGGCTGGGGATTACCCCGATGTGAGCATGGGCACCAAGGTGCCATTTGATACGTGCTCTATCACGCTGGACCGAGAGTTGTACTTGAAAGCGTGGGGGACTTACGACCCCCAGCGGCACAAGAGCCCTGGTGAAGCCATCCTAGAGTTCCACAAAAAGCTCAAGGAACGTAACGGAATTGGCATCTGCGGGCTGAGCATTACGCGCAACGACTACTCCGGGTACGCGCGCACGATGATGAATCACATCCTCCCAGACGGGCGCAAGGTCTGGGTGGACAACGATTTTCCTTCGTTCTTTGATATCAGCTTTGTGTTCATTGGCGCCGACAAGATTGCCAAAGCGATGCTGAAGATTGCCGACAGTGGCCGCGTGTACAGCATTGGTTCCGCTGAGTTGGCAGAGAAGCTGTCAGAGTACACAGGCATTTGGGTTCCAGGGCAACCACAGGAGAAGGTTGCTGCAGTAGCTACGTTCGACGATTTGCACGCTTGGGTGGAGAAACAGTCTAAAGCCAAGGCGGCGATGACCAAGGACGTAGTCCCTAATCAGCTTGCTGGTAAAGCGGTGCCATTGCTAACGGAGCGCGAGCCGGATTTGCCCGATGACGTGCAGCGGCTGCTTGGGTCTTCAGGGATTGACCAAGCATTGGCTACGTCGGCCGGATTGGGTATGGTGCTGCGTCCTCGGGAGTTTCAGCGGGTAACACTCATCAGTATGGGTGAGGGTAATTTGGCAGATCAGCTGGAGTCCATGGGCCAAGTGTTCCCCAAGACTGATGAAAAGACCGATGTACCGATGGATTCGAGTTCTTTTAGCCCCGCATTGGCTCAAATTCTGGCCCCCTTGATGGCAGATCGCTCAGCGTTCGGACCCGTCATTGAGCACCGCGTGGTAATAATTGCTGGTACCCCACCTAGAACTTCAAAGCCAAGTACTTCCCATTCCTCGGAACTACTCCGTAAGATTGGGGCAGCCTACAACGGCTACCGAGAAAACCTCATGCAGTTTGTACCGAACGCACAAGACTTGATCGAGTCTTCGTTGTCGAGAAACGACAGCGCATTGCGTAAACTCGCCGGTGCTTCTGCTGAACAACTCTTTACCCCATTGTCGTTTCAGTACCTGTCAGGTGCCTTCTTGGATGAAGTACCTGTTGGAACTCCAGGGCAAGCGGTGGTAAAGCTATCAAGCTACCAGGCTACGGCCGGCGTGCAGAGGGCACTCCCCTTGGTGACCACGCGATTAGGAACAAGACAGCATTCCAATTAGGAGTCAACCAACATGTCGTCAATGAGCTCTCTACTCGCAGATGTATTTCAAACCCCTACCGCCGCGGCACATTCTCAAGAAGACCTGATCAAGCAGGCCGACTATGAGTTCTTCGGGGCACTTTGCCGACGCGAAGGCATTGATGTCGCACATCTCGATGACGCCAAAGTCGAGAATCTCTTCAAGATCGCCATGGAAATCAAGACCGCTGAAGAGGGTAAGGGCGGACACGAAGCCGGAGAGACCAAGGCTGAGGAGAAGGCCGAGGAAGATCGCAAGAAGAAGGAAGCTGCTGCTCGTGCCGAATATCAGGAGAAGCGCGCCGCTGCTGTCAAGACTGCTGAAGCTGAAGCGATGGGTCGCATCATGGCCCATTCGTTTGTCGACGAGCTCGGTCTGATCAAGTCCGCCATGGATGACAAGGGTGGATTCCCGTTCGGCAAGAAAGAGGAGAAGGGCGAAGGCAAGGACGGCAAAGAGGGTAAGGACGGCAAGAAGGAAGAGGCCGGTGAGAAGGAAGCTTCTGTCGCTCGCGCCAATGCGCTCATTGCTGCTTTCGAGCAGGCAAAGACCGCCAGCGTCCCCGGTTCTACCAGCACCCCGACGTTCGATGAGTTCGCCGCGTGGCAAGCTATCGATATGCTGAAGCATGCCGGCGTGGAGGAGAATCTTGCGTATGCGCGCGTCAATGCCGCGTACACATTGGGTCTACCTGAGAGTACGAAGATGGCTTCTGCTGCAAGCGAAGCCAAGGCCCTCGAATACCGCGCGCTCGAAATCTGTGACGCGGCAGGCTTCCAGGTGGATTGGAGCCAAGTACAATAAGGATGTCGCTCGCTTTTGCGAGCGTGAGTTGAGACGGAATAGTTGAAAGATGCAAGCATGGGAGCTTTTATCGCAGTTCAGGAAGGTGGCAGATGCCCCTTCCGTGCCGCTCGCCGATTCAACGGCGGGCGCAGCTGCGACAGCTCCCTTGCCGGAGTTGGCAGTGGGGAACAAGCCGGCGCCAGGACTCACTGGTCCCAAAGGCTTGGCCCCACGCACCAACTACTCACGCGTCAATTCCGGATCACCACCACCCGCGGATTTGGGTGCCTCCAGTCAAAAGGGGCTGCCAACAGATCCACAAGGACTTCTTCCACCTAAGGTAGCTCACTACGAGGTTCCTATGTCTTCGATGACCCCACGTTACACGATCCAAGAGATGATCAAGGCAGCCGCACAGGGTGCTTCAGATCAAGTTGCAGTTTCTCTTGAGGGTACAAGGCAGCTCGCCAACGCTGGCGAGAAAGTTGCGTCAGCCAGCCCGGCTGCCACAGCTGGCATTGAATCCATTCCGACGCTTTACGTCGAGAAACTTGCAGCCGCCGTGACTTACGTCGCGGATAACATGAAGCTTGCAGAAGAGGGCGCCGGTACAGGCCCCAATGCACTTCACGTCATGGAAGCCACGTCTTCCAACAATGAAATTGAAGCCGGGCGCGGAGGGACTGCGACTAGCGCGCATGTACCTCCCAAGAATCCTGGCGAACACAAGCCGGCTGAAACTCCACACGGTCCTGCCAATGCGCTCGAGGACAATGCCTCGATGATGCACAAGGAGCAGCCCGTGAAGCTCAGCGCCGATCATCTGGCTGAGCTTCGAAAAGCTGCAGGAGCTGGCTTCAATACCGTCAAGAAAGATTTGGCTGGTATTGGCAAAGCTGTAGTCCATAGCCCAGTGTCACATGCTGTGACTGGTGTGGCTGGGTTATCTGCCGGTGCCGCTCTTCAGAGGCACAAAGACCGGAAAGAGCAAGAGTCAAAGGAAGCCTCCGTCGCTGAACTGCGAAAAGCCGCCGCATTCCCCATGGGTGGCGGTGAAAACAAGGACGATCTCGAGCGCGAGCCCAAGGCGGAACAAGCTGCTGAGAAGAAGCTTGAGGGCAAAGAGGGCAAGGCTGGCGGAGGCGAAGGCAAGAAGGAAGCTTCTGTTGGCGACCCCCGCTTGGTAGACTACTTCCTGTCCATGACGAAGGCCGCGGAAGACGCCATCAATCCTGCCAAGATTTCGGCTGGCGCAGCAGTGCCTCCTGAAACCTCCATGGCGGGTGAGTCCGGTGGAGCTCCTGCGGGTGGCATGCCGGAAGGTCCCCGCGGACTGGTTAGCTCGAACGAGTCGGCCATCAACTACCAGAAGCGTGAGGCGAAAGCGCCGATGAAGGCGCAGCTGGCACGTGTGCTCACTGAGCCTGCGTTGTCGGCCGCACACGATCACATTCTGGAGCAAGCATTCGACAACACCGGCAAAGCTGGTGTCAAAATCGCCTCCTCAGTTCGCGCCATGGCCGCGCGAGCTGTCCTCGAGAAGCTGGCCGAAGAAGCCTGCGGCACCGATGGCAAACCTAAAAAGAAGGTAAGTGCTGGCATGGGCACCTTCCAAGCTCCCCAAGTTGGCGGCGTGGCCAGCTCGGCAATGTAATTGGAGAACAACGAAGATGAACAAGCTAAGTGCAGCAGACCAGCAGGCAGTGCTAGCGGAAGTTCCCGGTACATTGCGCAAGCTCGCCGCTGAACGCGATTTCTACCGAGACGCGTACCTGGCGGGTCAATCCCGACAACGAATTGAGAAGATTGCCTCCACGATGATCGACAAAGGGATTCGTGACGGCAATGTTCAAACCGTGGCTGATGAGTTGGAGAAGTCGGCTTCGGCCGGTTCCGTCAACATTGACGCCATAGAACAGGCTGTGGAGCTCGTAGGGACGGACATGGGAAAGCATGCCGCCGTGTCTGATGAGCTCTTGAGTTCCGCAGGGTCCAGCGACCTCGAGCGGTTTTTGCTTGGCTGACAGAAGCTGACAGGAGGAAAGTAGTAAAATGTCGACGATTCAGAAGGTCAATTTTGAACCCGTCAGCGACATTCTGCCCATCTGGAGGAAAGACCTCCCGCTAGCAGACCCGTCGCTGGCTGATCCCACCAACGCTGTTGCCCTAGTGGACGGCGAATGGCTGACGATTGATACGAACTACAAGTGGGTTCGTGCGTCCGCCGTCGCTACGCCCGGTAACGCTGCCACCATTCGAAGCTTCATCTGCTTCAGTGAACGTGGCCGCTCGGACCGGATGGGCATGGCCGAAAAGAAGACCACGGCCCTATTCCGTGGTGAGTACGAAGGCGACACCCGCGTGTTCGACGCGTCCGTCACCATCGGAGCTGGCGCCCCCATCACTGTCCCCTTGCAGCCCCTCAAGGTTGCGACCATCACCGCTGGTGGACGCAACTACACTGGCCTCGTTGGCCACGGTGGTTCAGCAGATCCCTCCCCAGTAGTGGGGTACGTCACTCGGCTTCCCTCCAGCAATGGTGGTAAGCTCAGATACATCTCGGGATACCGCAGCTAACCGCTGGAACCCCGTAGGCAACAACAAGGGAAATACAAAGGAGATACCCAATGTCAGTTCCGGCGAGCGTTATGAACGAGCTCTTTGCTTCCAAGCTCAGTACGAGCGAAGGCAAGGAAAAGATCGCCGAGTATGGTGGTTCCTACATTCGTGACCGCCTCCGTGAGGTGAGCTTTGCCCGCAAAGTCATTCCGCCGGAGCAGGTTACGCGTGCCGACTGCCAGCGCTCGGTAAACCACGACACCCTGGTCAAGATTGTGGACATCGAGCCGCAGTCTCGCGCCATGTCGATCACGTTCCGAGGGCAACCCCAAGCCCGCTTCATCCGAGGCGACAAGGCCGAAGTTGCTTTCTACACCATCAGCTCTGAGATGTTCCAGAAGACGGAGCAAGAGCTCTTGGCGTATGAGATGCCCATCACCAAGGTCATCGAAGAGAACAGCGTCAAGGACATCCAGGAGATTGAGGACCGTGAGTTCACGATCCACATCGAAGCTGCGGTGCAGGCACTGCAAACCGAAGCCAACGGCGGAACGCCCGCGGCTTTGCACGTTGGAACCATCGGCGCGACCGTCGAGTTCTCCGTCCGCAAGGGCGAGCTCGCACGCAACGCCTTGGCCAACAGTGCTGAGGTGCTTCCAATCCAACGCCCCGACCTCGTCAACCTCTTCAAGATGTTGGACGGGAACCGACTGCGGTCCGAGCGCATGCTCATGACCGAGGTCGATTGGGACGACGTCCTCCAATGGACGGTGGAAGACGTTGGTGACCGCGTTCAGTCTGAGACTACGGTCGACGGGTACAAGTACAACACTCTGCTGGGTCGTTCGTACATTCGTACCATCAAGACCGACATTCTCCGGCCGGGCAACGTCTACATCTTCACCAAGCCTGAGTTCTTCGGGAAGTTCTACGTTCTGAACAACACGAAGTTCTATATCGACAAGATCGCGAATACGATCACGTTCCAGGCCTGGGAAGACATTGGCATGTCGGTGGTCAACATTGCTGCAGTCCGAAAGCTCGAGCTGTACGCTGGCGATGCGAACCCCACCACGGACGCCGATGGGCTGCTTACCAACTTCATCCCGAAGTCGGAAGACGCACTGGGTGCGGTAAACAACCGCGTGGCCGAGGGATTGAAGTTCCCGCAAGTCTCCCAGTTCTAGTCTGCAATAGCTGCGCAGACACGCGGAAGGGCGTCGGTGCCGTGGGCCCGGCGCCCTTTCTTAGTTCTGGGAAAGTTGTATGCTCAGCGTGGAGGTACAGATGGAAGATCGAAGAGAGCCGCCTCGAGAAGCCAACGGCTTGTTGAAGCGTCCGTGCATCGAGGAGTTCGTGGCTGCCGGCTACAAGGCGGAGAACTACGACGCTTACTTCGATGCTGAGGAATGGGGCCCTGGTTGGAGTAATCCCAGGTGGACGAAGGAGGGCACCAAGTACGACGAAGAGATCGACGACGTGGCGCGGAAACTAGAGCTGCCCGACATTTTCATGGTGCACAGTCAGGTACGCAAAGTCTCCACGCGCACCGTGCGTACGCGGCAACCTACCCGGCATAAGTTCAAGCAATACCTCTTGGGTGACCCACACAAGCGTCTGACACGTCGCCGTCCGGTGGCTATTACTGCACGCGACCTCCTGCGTAACCTCGACACGTTCATTCAGGATGAGTCGATAGGGAAGCTCTCTGTGCATACCCGCGATGGACGTCGCTTGGATTTGAACCAGTTGAAGGTCGGCATGCCCCTTCTTTCCAATGCGCCCCCAGTCCCTGCTCTTTACAACCGTCGGTTGGACTCGCTCCAACACGACAAGCCTGCAGGCATTCCATTGCCTGTTTACGTCGATGGAACTTTCCCCGGCGATCCGGCGGCGCAGCGCGCTCTCGACCGAATGACGACAGAGAAGCAGGCTGAAGCGATACGGCAGGGCGCTACTGAAGAGCCCGTGATCACTGAGGAAACAACTGAGAATGCCCCTGAAATCGAGGCCTCGATTTCGGAGGTGGAATCCGTTGAGACTTCACCGGAGACCACTGAGGTTTCGGGAAATGAGGAAGGTCAAGACGATCCAGTCGACGTTCTGCCACCTCCATCAGATCCGGAGCCTATCCCTCCCTCAATCGCGGTCGATCCTGCTGCAGGAAGAGTCGCACCACAGCAGGGTAAGAGACGGAGGCGTTGATGCGCGTCTACAACCTCACTGATGTACCTACACCCACGCTGGAGCGACACGGTCTGGTCAATCAGAGCATCGTGGCGCATCGGCGTGTAGTGGCTCCTGGCGAGTACGTTGAAGTTGAGACCAGCGAATCCATGAAAGTTCGCTTGTCCCATCTGCTTACGGTGGGGGCAGTCTCGATAGACCAGCTCCCTCCCGCCTATTTGAGAGCCAGGCAGTTGGCAGTTCCCTCGACTGGCCATCTCGGCGTTATCCCTGTTCGACACTTGGACATGCAGGAAACACCAGTGCTCGGTGTGTCCAAGGTTCCTCCCCCGCCCCCGGTTACTACCACCGCACCGACTGTGGTTTTGAGGAGTAAGAAAAAAGGCCGGTCATGACCGATGTAAACCGCGACACATTGCAGGGCTTGCCCGGAGTCACTCCGATGTTCCGGGCATTCGTGCAGGCTGTGCGGTTGTACACGCGGGATTTTCCTGAGTTGAACAGGTTGCTCTCTGGTGAAGAGTCCACGGATAGGCAAATCGCTTGGTCGGTGTTGGACGCGATGTCGGACTTCAACGGAACTCCGCACTTCACCACGTTGTCCTTAGAAGACTTGCTTGGGCGCAACCAGCAGTTTTTGATTCTTCGGATGACGGTTATCTCGCTCATTGAGCAGGTAGGCCTGCTTCAGACCAGGAACCACATCAACTACTCAACCGGTGGCATCAACGTTGGCATCAACGATAAGACTCCGCTCTTGATGAACTGGCTTCAGTACTTCAGGGCGTTCACAGACCAGCGCAAGCAGCAAGTGAAGGTTGCGCTCAACATCGAAGGCATTTTAGGTCCCACGAACTCCGGGGTTTTCAGTGAATATTGGGCAATAAATAGTACTTACGCCGCCTTCTAATAAGCATATTGGGCATGCTACATATGCCCAATGTCAGGGCGTAAACCAGGCAGTAAGAACAAGCACAAAAAGATTTCAATCACAATGATGCCAGAACTCATAGATAGATACGGAAAAGGAGCTAGCACCGAGGAGTTGGGCGTCTGTGTCGGTGCGAGCGCTGGTACTGTGGCGACTTATTTGAAGCGAGCAGGAGTTGAGCTGCGCACCCCTGGCTTTCGTAAAGGCACAGACCATCATGCCTGGGCAGGTGGTCGTCATCAGGGGGATGACGGATACGTCCGTGTTTGGTTATCCGCGGGTGACCCATTTGTGGCCATGGCGCAACGGCATGGAGAGTGCGCTGGTGGTTATGTGCTTGAGCAACGTCTCGTGATGGCTCGCAAGCTTGGGCGTTTACTGCTTGATAGTGAGACGGTGCATCATAAGGATCTGGACCACGGCAACAATGACCCTAGCAATCTTCAACTGAGACAGGGCAAGCACGGAAATGGGGGAGCTTTTCGTTGTTGCGACTGCGGTTCCCACAACGTAATTGCTGAAGAACTGGAAGAACCATCATGATTCAAATCAACAAGTACGCCACGGTCACCGAAGCCAACTTCAAGATCCGTGGTGGCATCATTGGAGGGGTTCCGACGAATCAACCATTTGAGAACTTGGTTGGCCTCGTTCTTACGCTCTCTTCCCCATCAGGGAGTTGTACTTTCACGCAGCCTTCTGGCACTGGCTACTTACAGCTGCGCTTTGCAGATGTGAAGTCCCAGATTGAGGCAGCGATTGCTGATGTCGAGGTCTGTACCATTGATAACAAACTCGGATTGGTGCGGAAGACTCATGGGGATAACATTGCTATGGCAGCTCTTGATGAGCCTGCCCGAAGGATTCTCGGCTTTGCCAACAATGAAATTATTGTTGGACAATTCTTGAGTGGGCCCAGCGGATCAAATCCAAAGTATCTGGAGTTTGTATCCGAGTTCGGCGCTATTTACATTTCCATCGAGGTGGACTAATGGACGCATTTCAAAGAGGTTTGAGTCGACCGATCCCCCTGGAGAAGGCAGCTTCGTTCTTTGTGGGGATGAAGACGTGGCAGCAGCCTGCTCCAGTGCATGCGCGCGGCATGAAGAAGGCAGCGGCTCAATCGATGGAGTTGCCGCTTGATCGTTTTCGGAAGGTTGCCGCTGAGAACGAAGAGCCTATTCAGCCTGGTGCGGCGATGTCATCACCCACCCCTAATCGTGCCCCGGCGCAAGAGGAGTACTTGGCCAATGAGGCACAAGGCTTGGAAGCCGAGAACAACTCCGCAGTTGAGTACTACCAGAGTTTGCTCGAGCAACTGCGTGGTGAGGCAGCGACGGCGCAGCAGACTGCGCAGGAGGCAGAGGAGCGTGCTCAACAGCTGGAGGAAGCACAGGCCGAGCATGACAGTCAGGTGGCTGCTGCCCAGCAAGAGGGGCAGATCGCCCAGCAGGCTGCGATGCAGCAGGTTCAATCGGCGAATGCGGCTGCATCCACAGCTATGCAACAGGCTGTGGACGCAGAGAATCGTGCGCTGCAGGCTAAGACGACTGAAACTACGGCCAAGATTCAGCAGCAACAGCTTCGAAGCCAGCTCCTCGATCTGGCCGCGCAAGGTTTGCCGGGAACAGAGCCCGAGCTCGGTGATGAAGGAAATGCCGCCGAGGGTTTGGCTCCTGAGCAACCCCCGGCTACTGGCGCAGAGGCAGGTGCCGCGACGGGGGCAGAAGGTGCTGAAGGACAGGAGGCGACTGCCGCCGCTGGACCAGGTGCTGGAGGCTTGAATCAACAAGCTCAGGCGGCGAATGCCGAGGGCATGCCTGGCCAAGAAGCGTCTCCGGAAGCAGCCGGTGCCGCCGCTCCCGGCACGCAAGCTCAACCCCCGGGCGACACCTCTGGTGGAGTTGGTGCAGGATCAGGGGCTGGTCCCCAGACCAATACCGATGGGCAGCCGGCGCAGCCCGAGCAGGACCCCACGGCGAAGCGGCAAGGGCAGGTTTCCATCAAGGTGGGTCACTTCGGGAATCCCAACCTCATCTCCTTGCTTGACCGCTTGGAGGGTGAGCAGCGTCTCCCTTTAGCCGCGGGCAGGTAAAGTCTGCCGGCCTCGGTCAGTACATGCGCAATCCTCGCGTCATCGGCGCGCTAGCCGGTGGCGCCCTTGCCGGTGGTGCGACGGCGCTCGAGGTATCTGGTCACGGTCCTTCATTGGATAAGCTGCGTGACCGCATCGCCGAGAAGGACACCAGGATGAAGCAGCCTGGCTTTCGAAACTTCGCACGCGTCATGGATCTGACACAGGATAAGGCGATGCTGACGCTGGGTGAGGCAGTTCAAGCGCACCCGTTTGCTTCAACGGCAGCCATGGGGGCCCTTGGTGCGGTTACCGGGGCTACATTGCCAGGGGAATTATCTGGGCTTTGGCGAGAGGCCAAGTCGTACCATAGAGGCTAATTGGCCATGTCTGTAGCTACTAAGAAATGTCCTAAATGTGGCGACGATAAACCAGCCACTGTTGACTTCTTTTACAAGTTGAAGTCAAAGAGTCAAGGGTTGCGAAACCGAGATGGGTTACTTCTATCAAGCTATTGTCGTGAATGTACCAGGAGGTACAAGGCTGACTATTATCGTAAGAATAGAGGTGATTGGGAGGTTGTTTATTCAGCTAGGAGGCTTGCTGTTAGAGGACAAACTAATGAGCAGGCGGCAGAGTATCGTAGGTTGAATGCTGACAAAGTTGCAGAGGCTCAGAGGCAAAGTGCTAGGAAGCACCCTAACACACGCAAAAATGGGCATCTGCGTAGAACTTATGGAATTTCAATTGATCAATATCTGCAATTAGTCGAAGAGCAGCAAGGGACTTGCGCCATTTGTCTAGTAGTCCCTAATGGAAAACTTCAAGTTGATCACGATCACAACACTGGGAAAGTACGAAGACTTTTGTGTAGAGAGTGCAATTTGGGCTTGGGTAAATTCAGGGAAGATCCAAATTTGTTGATCAAAGCCGCAAGGTATTTACGTGAACACGTAGAAATGAGCACGTCTTCTGTGCTCCATATTGTAGGAGGTAAGGCGTGATGTTCGACCAATGGGTAGAAGTTGCATACAGGCACAACCAAACCAAGACAGCCTCTCGCGAGCTCATCAACAAGATGAAGCTCTTGCCCCTTGACGAGCTCATCAAGGCGGCCGCTGGTGATCCGACTTCGAAGTTGGCCTACGTGGATGGGCCCGAGGACAAGCAATGGATCGACAAGTACAAGGGCACTCCCTTGTTCGAACAAGCTGTTGGCCTTGAGAAGGAGCTTCTCCAGATCGACATGCAGGAAAATGAAGAGCATGCCGCTCGTCGCGCCGAGGAGAAGGCTGAGGAACCTCGCACCAACTTCTACGACATGCGCGATGCCCTCAAGTTGAAGCAGCGCATGCTCGATCTCGAACTGGCGATATCCCAGGAAGGCGGAGGTGGTGCCGAGGCAACACCTGCTGTCAGCGTGGAACAAATCGCACCCCCTGCCGCCGCTGTTGGGCAGGCTCCAGCCCAACCCACAGAACCCGTGACAGCACCCAAGGTAGCGGGCCTCAATCCAAAGGCGCACGTTATGCGTTTCTACACGGATCCTGACTACCGTGCCGCTTGTGAGAAGACGGCAGGTAGTGCGACGGGAACCTTCCTTCCTGAGACCCGCAGCACTGGCAAAACTCCCACGGATGACCGGGTACAGGGTGCCGGAGCTGGTAACTACACGCCTGAACCGTCTGAGACGGTCACTGGAAACATCCAGGTCGACAAGACTGCAGCAGCGGCAGATACCTTGAAGCGATACGGTCAGTTGGTTACAGGCAACAAGGCCAAGGAACTTGGTCAGACCGCTAAGGGCTGGACTCGTGCTGCGCGTTTGACAGAAGGTCGTCCTATCCATGATCTTGCGGCCCGTGCGGCAGAGCGTGTTGGATCCATGGCAAAGTCGGAGCGACTCAAGTCGCTAGGAACTCAAGCGGCCACTGCGGCTGGGGCCGGCGCAGCAGCGGCTGGGGTACATCATGCGGTGCAGCGTGAGAAAACGGCTACTCCATATGACGACTACACAAAGACGGAGTTGGCGCAAAGGCACCATGAGCGTAAGGCCAAGAGTGAAGAAACTCATCCGACAAGAACCCGTATTCTTGGGGCATTGGGAGAAGGTGCACGTCTTGGAATACCGTTAGGGTTGGGAAGCGCTGGCGCTGCTGCATTGTTGACGCGTGATCCTAGATTTGCGGCAGAGCAGGGACTGAAGGGCTTAGCTGTAGGTGGAGGTCTTGGCGCGTTGACTGGTGCGATGCGCACCCCTGGCGCGTACGACAGAAGTATGTCTGAGATATACAGGGATGTGCTTTCCCCAGAGTCTATTCAGCAAGACGCTAACTTCACCCGGGAACTGGGTGAACACGTCAACAAGCATCCAACTCAGATTCGAGTGGCCAGAGGTGTGGGATTAGGAGCGGCTGGTGCCCTTGGCGGAAGGCTTATCGGTAAGCACTTCGGTCATCCGGATTTAGGAACTGCGATAGGGGCTGGGGCTGGTGGACTTTTGGGGGCATTGCCAAAGCCCAGCGGCAAAAAGCATATGGAGGATGCTGCTGAGATAGAAAAGTACATGCAAACGCGCGGCATGCAGCCTGGAGCAGAGAAGCAGGCCAATGTACTTTTCACTACGGCGAGGGAGCACAAGGCCTTGAAGAAGGCTGCTGCGCTAACCCCCACGGATGAACGGGCGGCGGTCCACAAGGCTATCGCCGAGAAACATCCGGGGCTGGTATCTAAGCACCTACCTCCGAAGATAGCGGGTATTGGTGATGTGGTGAGCGCCGGCAAGAATCTGGCAACGAGTGCATTCAAGGGTGGTGGCATTGGACAAGTGGCTAAGTCCTTTGGGAATGTGGCTGGTGGTCTAGCCAAGGCGCATCCTCTGGCAACTGCTGGTCTCGCCGCTGGTGGCGGACTTCTCGCCGGTAAGATGTTGAGCCGCCCACAGCAACCCAAGCTGGCAGCAGTCAATTTGCGCGGCGTGGCGAAGGGCGCGCGCCAGCTCCCTTTAGGGTAAAGGCCTTGGCGCACGAGGCCTACAAGAAGGGCGGTGTGCCAGAGGTCATAGGCACCTTCGAAGACAAGGGCATGGACGCCCTGCTTGGCTTGTCTAAGAAGTACGAGGGTGCCACAAAGAAGCTGCACAGCTTGGCTAATGCCACGAATCCTTGGTTGTAATGCCAGTCCCCATCGAACTACGCGATCTCAAGGTCACCTCATTGGATGTGGATTTCCATGAGGTGTCTTGGGCTATCGCGCCCACTACGGTGGACGTACTGGACTTTCAATTCGAAGTACTACGTTCTGAGTCTGTGGAGGGCCCATACGAGTCTCTGGCAGGGCCGTTTGAGGATCGTTACTCATTTGTCGACAACATCCTGCTGATCTTGCACCGGTGGAGGACGTACCAGTACATCATCCGTGTGCGTGAGAAGACAACCAGCGACTTCAAAGATTTTGGACCGGTGTCCCATGAACCAGAGCCAGACATTGTTGCCATCGAGCTCCGACGACATATCCGAGTACTCTTCCAGGAGTTCGCAGGGAGACGATGTATCGTTCTTCCCGTTCGCACTTTTGGTCAGCGTTGCCCTGATTGTTGGAATTCGGCACTTCAGAAGAGGACCAAGAGCGGGTGCATAACTTGCTACGACACTGGGTTCAATCGTGGGTACATGCATCCCATAGAGGCATGGATCCAGGTGGACCCCAGCACGAAGTCGCAGCAGCACAACAATCCCGGTGAGACGCAGCAGGACAATACAACGATGCGAATGGGGTACTACCCATCCATCAAGCCCCATGACCTCATCGTTGAGCCAGAGAATCTCCGCTGGAGAGTTGAGGAGCAGACGCAGACGGAGCATTCACGGGCAGCGGTACATCAGGAGGTGAAACTACATCGGGTTCCTGAGAAGGATATTGAGTACTCAATCCCAGTGCATTACGCCACCGCTTTGAAGAACCTGTTTTTCACTCCTGCTCGTAATTACACGAACCCTTCGAATCTTTCCAATTTTGAGGCCAACGAAATCCCTGGTATATTCGATTTGTACTCAGTGAAAAGGCGCCCATGATTTCTCGAGTGAACCTGCAGCAGCTTCCGATGGCTAGAGAGTTCTTGAAGATTGCAGAACTCCCCGAGCCTCCGCCGGATTTTGGTGAGGTTCCACAGGAAGAAGTTAGGTATCCCGTTACAACCCCGAAAGAGGAGATCAAGCACCCAATTTTGCATGCGTTGAAGGCTGTAGCATTACCAGCCGCTGCGTTTGGTGCAGGGACGATAGCAGGCCACTATGGTCAGCGAGGCATTGAGAAGGTCTTGAATATGAGTTCAAAAGATGTTCCAGCCTGGCGTAGAGCTGCAGTCCCTGTCTTAGGTGGCGCGTTCGGACTAGCTATGCAGCAGTACAAGTCTCGCGAGAACAAGGAGTTGCACAATGCCCTCGAAGCCCACCATCGTCAATCCGCGAGGCGAGTACCCACCCAGTAGCTTCAAAGACGAACCTTTGATGCAGCTGCGTGTGCTGTACAACGCCTTCGTGAAGGGGTTGTTTGGGGCGCAGGTCAAGGGCTCGTACCATTGGAGCGAAGGGGATGACTCCGAGATTTGGGTCACTGACGAACATCCAGTAAAGGCTGCAGCTATTGGCGCGCGCCCTGCGGTTAGCTTCACTCGTTCTGCCGTGCAGTTTTATTCGCTTGGCCAAGACGACATGCTCGATTTCAAGTTCGAGACAGGCCGTAAAACGAAGAGTGTGCTCATCCCTGGCGCTATGAGCATCAACTGCAGTTCTCGCTCCGATCTTGAGAGCGAACGTATCGCTTGGGTAATCGCAGAGCATTTATGGTTGTTACGTGAACGACTCATGGGTCTCGATTTGTTTTTCGAGATTGGGCGTCAAGCTCAAATCTCCCCACCCACTCCGGCCGAGGGCGTGGTGGTGATGGACGCGGGGGACGAGTGGTACTGCACGACAGTCACTTCCCCCTTCCAGTTCCCACGTACGTCTCAAGTCACACCGTTGAACCGTCGGATTGCGCAGCACATTGAGCTGCAGATTCGAATTAGGTTGCTTCAGCTGAAATCCATGAGTACTGGGGGCCCTGTGGCGGGTCCCAATGGGGTAGAGCCTGGTTTGCACACCTGCGAAAAAGGGCCACCCGCATTCTTCCCGGCAGCATCGGATGCGCGAGGTCGAACCCCTGACCCGGGAGGCAGGCTACCGCCTCCCCTGCAATACTCAACTCACCCGTTGGATCCATCGAGAACCGTCGTGGTGCGAGCCATTCATCCGTTCCGACCGGGCCTACGCCCACCGTCAATGGGCGGTCGCGCTATTCCCATAGCCCAGAGCTGCGTGGAAGAATCGAGCTCGACACTGCCTTTCAAGCTGAAAGTATAAGGAAGGAGCCTGTTTCATGGCCGCAGAGTTACCCCGCCCAGGCGTTGAAGTAGTCCAAGTTATCCGCACAACTACCCCCTCGGTGGTTACTCCTACGCTCGTTCCTTGCGTTGTTGGAGTCGCCCGACAAGTCGTCGACCTGTTGGTTGATGACGGCAGCGGTAGCAAGACGTTGAATGGAGATGCCCTCATTAGTTTGCCGGCATTCTTCCTTGCCAAAGCTGCGACAGGGAATCCTGCCGTTTACACAGGTTTGGATGGATTGCACCTGGTTTTCTCTCCGAACAATGGCGTCAACGTCGATGTGTTGTTCGCAGATACTACGATGGCTGGATTGACTCCGACCGCTGTCATCAATGCCATCAATAGGGCATTGGCGGCCGCCGGTGTGACATCTGCCGTCGCTGAACTCATTGGCACCACCCAGTTCCGTCTTCGAACACTGGCTACTGGGCAGTATCAAAGTATCTTCATTGCTACGTCCACAAGCCCCGCAGTCTGTACTGCCTTCGGCATTGGCCCAGGTCGTAGCTACGATGGAGTTGATAACTACAATCAGCTCGAGGAGTCGATTCCAGAGGTGAATTTGCCCGATCCGCGGGGCAATCTGGACGAGTTGGTGGTTGAGCCTGCCAGCATCCGTGTATTCTTGGCGATGTCCGCCTCGAACTTCATTGAAGTTCTTCGCACAGAAGCATTCTTGCGCAACGGCGCCGTCGATGGCCCCGCTGTACTAACCGGCACAGTGGATTTGACCACTCTGGACCTTGTACTTGGTGCAGATGTTGCCGGTAAGACCTTGATCATTTCCGTCGACAACACGGCAGCCCAGACAGTGCTGTTTACCACGTCGGAGACTTCAATCTCCTTGCTATTGGCAAAGATCGCCGCTGGAACCACGGGAATTACGCCCAGTGAAGACCCAACGACGCATTACTTGGTTCTCACCGATGACTCGACTGGTGCTTCCGCGAGTTTGACCATTGGCGCGGGTACGGTGAATTCTACGTTGGGCTTTACCAATGGGGAAACCACAGCTGGTACTTCAATCGAAGTTATCGATGACGGAAATGGCGACAACTTCTCCCCGCTCATGAAGTTCCCGGGTGTGGACTTTACTGCCGTTGGCATTGTTGCCAGCATTGTGGGGACAGTTGATATCTCAGGCCTCACGTACCCATTCGCGGGGCTAGAAAATAGGACGTTGGAGATCAGCGATGGTCAGCAGCTGCAGACTATCGTGTTCCCCGCGACTATCCTGGCTAACTCGGCGGCGCTGCTGGCAGTGATCAATGATGTGATGGACACCTCCGCCGGCGGACGCCTGATTGCGACGTTGGACGGTGTCACTCACTACTTGGTGCTGACTAGTACGGATACGGGAGCCGATGCCTTCATCTGGGTGAAGAGCGGAACTGCATTGTCTGTTCTTGGTTTCACTGCTGATACTCAGGCGCACGGATCTTTGGGCCATGCCGTTGCCGGCGATGAGCTGTTTGTCGACGGTATCTCGGCAGGGACCATTGTGGCTGTCGCGCCGGGCGGGCACGTGGACACGCTCAAGCTGAACAACCAGAAGGCATTGACCCTCGATTACGGTATGCACTGGTACATCACCGCCAAGAACTTGACGGGCACTGGTGTCGACCGACCTACACCGAACTTGGTCGTGGACGCCAACGTCATGACCACCCTGAAGAACACCCTTCTTAGGGACACCAACGGCAATCCGGTCAGTCCCACTCAGGCGCGCGCGCCGGTGTACCTGTCCTACACGGCCATCCGTAAGGATGTGTCGGCGTCGGCCAGGAACGCCAGCCTTCTTCGGATCGACAACCAGACGCAACTCGAGTCGACATTGCCTCCGCTTACCACGGTGAACCCGTTGGGATTGGGTATGTTCTTCGCGCTGGTGAATGCACCTGGCGTTCAGATCACGGGCTTGGGTGTCGATGGAGTGAGCGCGGACGAGCCGTACGGCACCGTCGAGGCCTTCAACAAGGCTGCAGAGTTCCTCGAGTCGTTTGAGGTCTATGGCCTGGCTCCTTTGACGCATTCCCCTGAAGTTGGCCAGCTGTTCAATACGCATGTCAACTTTATGTCGGAACCCTCTGAGAAGGGCGAACGCATTGTGCTGTTCAACTCGGAGCAGCCCACCAATGCTCTCGACACGCTTGTCGGATCGGGCGGCAACGGCAACAGCGTGGGCACCGGTGGGTTGTCCTTCGACACGGGCATCCCAAATCTTTCGGCGCTGCTCCTCAATAAGGGCGTGAATTCGGTCGGCTCCATCGCCACCTCGGCCGGGGTGTTTTTGGACATCGCAAGCGATGCCAAGAACTACTCCATCCTACAGGTCAATGGGTCGGTTGTTACCATCGCCATTACCTTCCTCCCGGGTACGAACGACGACGATTTCTATTCGACCACGCCGCTCAATACCCCACCGCTGCCCAGTCAGCTCATCCAAGAGGCCTTCGCGGTTCGTATCCGCGGCGCAGCCTTGGTGACTGCCGACGGCAGCCCGGACAAGAACGCCATCGCCTCTGCCTACGCAGCGGTGAGCCAGGTCTACGGCAATCGGCGCTTCTGGCACACCATGCCTGACCAGTGTGCGTCGACCATCGGTGGAGTTGAGCAGGTGCTCGAGGGCTTTTACATGAACGCCGGCATCGTCGGCATGATTGGCCAACAGCCCCCGCAGCAATCCTTCACGAACTTCCCAATGGCCGGTTACACCCGTGTCATTGGGTCGACCAACTACTTCTCCGAACGCCAGATGAACGTCATGGCAGCGGGAGGTACCTACATCATCGTGCAGGACGCGCCAAGCGCACCGCTCATCGCGCGCATGGCCCTCACCACCGACATGACCTCGGTGGAAACTCGCACCGACTCCATCACCAAGGTGGTGGACTTTACGGCGAAGTTCCTACGGCGCGGCCTGAAGAACTTCATCGGTCGGTTCAACATCACGCAGGCCTTCCTCGATCAGTTAGGCACTGTGATAGGCGGCCTAGGTGGGTACTTGACGGAGGTCGGTGTCCTCGTCGGCTTCAACCTCAACAACATCATTCAGGACGAGCAGGCACCCGACACGGTGCTGATTGACGTCCTCATCGATCCGCCCTACCCCTGCAACTACATTCGAATCACGCTGGTGATCTGATGGGTGACCGTTTTCACGACGCCGTGGTTCAAGTTCGGGCCGAGCAGTACTTCGAAGAGAAGGCTGCCTCGGTTCGGGGCGGTCTCGACCCCGTTTCCTACGCGTTGTTTGTCAAGTCTGCGGCCGAGATGAGCAAGCAGGCAGAGCCCCCACCGCCTGACGGGGTATCCGTCAAAGAGTGGGACCGGACCTTGAACAAGAAACCCCGGCAGTCCTGAACTGCAAGTTTTCATCGTGATAGACTGAGACAAGGAGCAACACAACATGGCTGGCAACTTCAGTGACTGGTCGCCCTACACGAACTACGTGCAGGCTGGTTTGGTCGATGGCGCGTACGCCAACGCAGGGTTCACCATGCTCGCTGCTGGCCCGCCCCGTATCGCCAACATTGGTGGTGCTGCCGCGTTTGCACAGGCAACGAGCGGTACAGGCCAGAACGCGAATCAGATTGTACTGCCTGTGGGCATCGTGCAGAACTTCCAGCTCTCGCACACCCGGCAGTTCAACCGCATCTTCGAGATTGGCTCGGAGCGAAGCTACTTCATCACGGGCCGTACCGTGGGTCAGCTTGGTCTAGGTCGTATCTACTACCACGGTGCGTCGCTCCTACGCACGTTGTACGCGTACTACCAGGACCTGCTTCCTCCCACGATTGTGCCCGCCATGTTCCTCAATGCTGGTTCCGCCAGCATGTCGAACCCGCACAATGTGGTCATTCCGCCCGGGTACGAGAACATCTACATCAACCTGGCGTCGGACCTCTTTACGCAGCCAGTGGGCTTGCTCATGTACGTCAGGGACATCAACCAGGATGCCCTCGGCGCTGTGTACTTCGAAGCCTGCTACTTGCCGAACCACACTTGGGCGACGGACGCGCAAGGCGTCCTCATCCAGGAGTCGGTGGCGATGCAGTTCGAACGCGCAGTGCCTGTGGCGATCTCGGCACTCACGCTCATTTCAAGCGCAACCAACCCCAATGCCGGCGGAGCCAACGCTAACGCTACCTTCCTCGGGATTCCAGGGTCGTAATGGCTGCTTCCACGAATCCGTTTCAGGTGCAGGGCACGCTGAGCTATCCTCCTGAGCAGGGCGCGCAGCAAGTGGCCCTGCCTTTCGGGCTCTCAGGAGCGTTCACATCGCTCATGGATGTGCGGTTGGTCATGGTTGGGGCAGGAACGCAGGATGTTCCATTTGGCTCCATTGAAAATGCCAAGCTGCTTTTGCTTGAGTACGAATCAACGACTGGGGCACTCCCAGTCCTTCTGCACATCAATGGATCTACGGACGGCCTTGAGCTCACCCCCGGAGGGATGCTTCTTTACGGGAGTCCCAATCCTTTGGCGGGCCTAGCTTCGCTGGGAATCGAGCGAACTGCGGATGCAGTAGTGCGCGTACGGGTACTTGGCTGATAAGCTAAGGCAGCGTGGCTGCCGCACCCCCTCGTAAACCGCCGTCGCGTTCAAAGAGCAGCGACGATTTGGATGCCGTGTCCTTACTGGATGCGGCTGAATCGCGTGCACGCGCCTCACTTCATCTGGCGGAGGAGGCTTCGGCAAGGGTCGAAGAACTCGAGGCCGCCTTGGCCAGGGTGCGGGATGATGCCCAAAACGTAGATAATGCTCAGCGGGTAAGTGTGGTGGACACCGCCGCACTCATCGCGATGGCTAAGGGAGCACCGGCGAAGCCGTCGGACAAACCCATCTCATTTTCCCCGCAGGCGTTGACCATCCGTGGGCGCCATTGGAAGTTTACAGTCCCTATCGCCTTGTTGGTCGGTTTGATCCCAACCGTCTGGGCATTGGTGAGCGACTACCTCCAGTTGAAGCGTGATCTCAAAGTACAAAGTGACGCATTTGGCTCAATCTCTAAGCGTATCGAAGAAGTGGACCAGCGTGTAAGTAAGCTGGCTGAGTCTCTCAGCTCTTTGCGGGAAACAGTCGCGGAGCAGTCTGGTTACATTGCGGCAGTACTTCCCAATGCTGGAGTGAAGGTGCCAGGGGCTGCGCCTGGAGCCATTCCTGTCATCGTGGTGGCAGATCCATTACCATTGGGGACAAAGCGGCAAACCCCAGTGACTACCCACACGTTTGTACCGGCGCCTAAATCCCCATGAGTTGTCTTCCCGGCCTAGTTGAGCGTAGGATGGAGGTCACTGTGCCAGAAGATGACAAAGAGAATAGGGTCTCCATTGGGCCTGGTCATTACATCAAGCTTGCCAACTACGGCGGCGTTGTAGTTGGTTTGAATGAGTGGCATCCTGACAAAAGAGATCCATCTCGAGAATGTCAGGGCTTTGTGTTTTTCGACGTGCAGACTGAGGCCAGGTGCAAAGACACCCCCATCTGGCAGGTTTTGTCTATGGAACCACTGACGCTGTCGCCTTCTCTTCTATGCAGGACTTGTGGCAACCATGGGTTTATTAGGGAAGGAAAGTGGGTACCGGCATGAATAGGGCAATTGCTGCGGCATTTGGCACAGATAAGTTGGCTGCCCAAACTGAGTGGAAGCCCATGAAAGGTGGTCTGCCTCTGGCTGCATTGGTGGGCGGCGCGCTGCTGTATAGTGGGATGCATCGTGGTGCAAGGCAGGACGCGGCGCAAAACGAGGCTAAGCAGGAGGCAAATCGAGCCTTTGAAGCTAATCGTTTTGCTGGCACCGACGCGGCGCTACGTGGCGGGGTACCGCTTAGTCCAGTCGGTAGCTCGATCTACAACAACGAACGGGCAGACAGCAATGTGCTCGGCGACATGTCTATGTTCGACAAAGGGGCCTCGGTAGCGGGGACTATGGCGGGGAAGATACTGGCGAAGCAGGCTGGTATCGGAAGTGCCATTCTTGGAGGAACCAAGGCTTTGGGGAATGCTATCAAACCAGGGTGGAAGACGAAGGCATTGATTGGCGCGGGAGCATTGGGCGCAGGCTACATGGCTACAAAAGGCCTTCGGGCGGCCAACAATTTCATGCAAACCCCTGCGGGTACGCAGGAATTGGGTGGCCACAATGCAGCTCTCCCTACGGGCGTAAGTCAATTCGGAGTTCCGACCATGGGTTGAGGTAAGATAGTTCGAAATCTGGGCCGTACTGGCCCGCAAGTTCCGGGCAATGTATCGGAGGAAATCATGACAATCGGTTCAGGTTTATTCAGTCAGATGAAAGCGCGGCTGACCCACTTGGTGAAGCCCGGCAGTGGTTTTCAAGCGGAGTTTTTCAATCTCCGTAAGGATGTCTCATCCACACTGGGCGCATTGGCAGCTTTGGCCGTAGAAGAGATCACTAATGCAGTTGGTACAGCCGCCCCTGGTGCCGCTGCTTTGCTAGACCCAGCCGCGTCCGTGGCCGCCCCTGTGACGGTTCTTGCCGCTGCTTTGAAGGCAGCTGGTCTCACCCAGTTGGCACTATGGCCTCGTGCGCTGTCGTTCACGACGGCAGGTACGACCCCTGCTGACGCTCCTGCGACGGCGACTATCACTGGTCTCGACCAAAATGGTGCGGCTCAAACCGAAGTCGTCACTCTGGCACAAACCAATACTATCGCGCACGGTGTCAAGTACTGGAGCGCCATTGTAAGCGTCGCGTATCCCGCTGCAGATGGTACCGGGGCTACCGTGGAGATCGGCATCGATGCCGCAGTGGTGAAAGCTGCTACGGCCACTGTTGCCACGGCCGTGACGCTAACTGCCGCTGACCTTGTGCAGACGGACTTGGTGAATAACCCGCGTGCGTTGATCTTCACAACGGCCGGTACAACCCCAGCGCATGCCCCTGCCAGTTGCCTGATTACTGGTAAGGACATCAATGGTTTGCTCATCAGTGAGACCCTGCCGCTGGCACAGACAGCAACCACGGCGACATCCGTCAACTCGTATGCCAAGGTGACTTCGATTGCCTACGCTGCCGGTGACGGCACAGGGGCAACAATCGCGATCACCTTCGCGGCACCCATCGGCCTGCGCAAGACCATCAAGTCACGTGCCGGATACCTAGGTCTCCTCAAGGAAATCGCTGGTGGTTCTGTGGTTACGAACGGTGTTGTGACGGCTGCCTCAACGGCTAAGCCGTATGGTTCCTACGCGCCGAATACCCCGGCGGATGGATCTACGGATTACGCCATCTACTACGAGTACGACGCTACGAAGGACTTGGACGCAGTTTCCTAAAGTAGCCACCAGTACGCGGGAAGCTCCGTTACCGGGACATCAATGCCGGGGCGGGGCTTCTGCGCTTGTGCCCTCGCCTTGTTGAAGAGTCCTGTGCGTCGACGCGGCTTAGACTGCATGCTCGTCCCAGGCTTCTTGATCGTCGGTGGCTTCTTGGGTGGGGCTGCCTGATGGAAATCGAGAGTAGCCAGATTCAGCAAACGTCTGTCGTTCTGGCTCAATTGCTCGACGGATAAGTTCCCAGACGCCAGCCGTTGCAGAAGATCGTGGCACTCTTCCCCGTACTTTTCTGGGTACTTCTGGAAGTCTTCGATCAAGCGGGTCTGGTCCCCTAGAGTTCCATCGAAGAGGTCCGAGAGACGATGATTCCCCGTCTCCCTCGAAGTCATTGCATCCAGGTCTACGAGCTCCTGGAAGGTAGGAAATCGAGGGGCCCCTTGGGGCTGTAGCTCTGGCAGCCTCTTCAACTCCGGATGCAATTCTTGCTGTTGGGTAGTTGAGCTTTTTTCTTTGCGACGTTTCTTGGTAATCATTGATGATCCCCGAACGGATGGCTAATAAAAAGTGCGAGCAGATTGCACCCATCACTTTGATCTGGCTGACTTGTGGAAGCCCCTGAGACTTCAACCTGTCGTTGACTACGACAGTGTACATCTTCAAGAGCTCCCACACTTCTGGAAATAGCACTGGTCCCCAGTGACCGTAGCGCTGTTCAAGTTGTAGCATCCCATCAAATGTAGCATCAATCAGGCTACCAGTTCAAGTGTGGTGCGTTCTTCCAGCGTGGTGGAGGCCAGGTTCCTCGTAAGACCATGACTTTTGCGACGCTCGTCCTTTGGTCCCCAAAGGAACCAGGAGTAGTCACTAGAGTCTCCTGGCATGAGCTTCCCGCGCAGTTCTACTTTCTCGAAGTCCATCGGGTATCGGGGGAATTCACCGTTGACCATAAACTTGATGCGGTCTGGTAGCGGATAGACGTCAGGTGGAAACTCACGCAGGAAATCGTTCTTACCACTGTTCGATCCCCCTCCTAGCCAGTCGGTGCGCTGCAGCATGGCTACGTGTTCGGAGATGGCCAGGCACTTCGACAGCACTTCAAATGACTTGGAGAATGGCGGGTTTGTGATCGCTACATCGAAGTAGCTGGATCCAGTCAATGGTCTGTGCTCGTGCGGGTTGAATCCTTTCGTGAACTCTCGGGGGCATTGGACTAGGCGAGGATCGATCTTTGACCTGCCCCTTGCAAGCATCTGCGGACCTGCCAGCAGCAAATTTGGCAGACACTCTTTACGTAGCTCCACTGCGGTGAAGCTGATGCATCCGGGGCGATCCTCGCAAACTGCTCGGATGATTCGTCCGTTTCCCGCGCACGGCTCGAGCCAATGCCCAGGGGGCAGCCATACCTCCTCGAGGAGCCTACGGACTACCCAGCGGGGGGTTTCGTAGTTCTCATGGTGAACGGCAGGGTTTCTGTTGGTGGATGTCATGGTTCCTTGCAGGTGTGGAGTCGAGCGTCTATGGGGTGAGGTATTTCTCTTGTACCGATACCTGCCTCAATGTTGCACGCTTCGCAATTACCTTGGTAACCAGGTTCCCGTTTAGGGCCAAACACCTTCTCCTTGATGAACTCGTCCAGGACGTTGCCGTCGTACAGCAAAGTGCGAAGCCTGGTTGCCTCCATTGGCATCATTGCCTCGAGGATCCATGTCCGGAAATGGGTCCAGATGACAGGTTCCTTGCAGCGATTGCATCCGAATCCCACGACTCTGCCATCTTCGTCGTTCGTGTCGTCGTAGCCGTCTAGCACCGCTCTCAGGTTGCTGGTCCCTATCTCCAGAGACGTGCGCCCTTGCGCCATGGCCACGTGTAAAACCAGCAAATTGTTTTCGTCTTCGTCTTCGAACCAGGCGTGGCAGTTGGGACAGCTGGTGGGAAGATCTACGGGTACTTCAACGAACACCGCATGATTTACGTGAACTTGTGGCATGTTATCTCCTGTTCCATTCAGCTCTAGCGAACCCCAGTGAGTCGATGATGTACTCGTAGAGGATCGGCCGTAAGTTTGATTTGATCCATGCGGAGGGGATGCTGGGCATTGGTCGATTGAACTTGAGTGAGTTTTCGGTGCGTTGTGCCAGCTGGTTTATTGTACGTGGATTTCTAAACGGGGTTGAGCCTTCGGAGATTAGGACTTCAACTATTTCCGATAGCTCTAGGCCCCCATAGCAAAGTGATTTGCCCCATTCGTTCACCGCGAGCTGTGCCAGATCGCTGAAGTGGAAATTGTCCACCACGCAATTGGCCAGTGCTCTGCTGTGCTTCATGGGGTCTGGTTCCCGTATGGAGTAGATGGCGTCTGTGTTGACGTCGTTGTCGCATGGAAGGCAGTGAAGCAAGCGGTTCAAGTAGTCTTCGACGTAGTCAGGTAGCGCGGCTACGGCTGCACTGGCTTTGTCCGTGTACCAATTGAAGCCTGCTCCTGCATAGGACAACGTTGTTGGCATGTTGTACGGGTATGTTCCGAGCGGCGTTTTGACAAAGCTGACGGTATTGGGTTTGTTCAGGTACTGTACCCGATGGGAATAGATGCTGAAGCCTCGAGGCATGTATTGGTTTAGGCGTTCGTGGGTAGTTCGGCTGTACCATCCTTGGTCGTTGATGACGAACGCTTCCCTGTGAAATACAAGGATAGGATTGCCGAATAGCTTCAGCTCGTACTCAGGTGCCCCTGTAGCAGTGAGTTTGGCGTCAACGAAGTTCAATGTAGTTTTGTTCTCCAAGTTCCTTTTGATCGGGCTGGCATTGGCCTTTACGGCGCCGTGGCTGGACTCCACCGCGGCGCGGTGCTGGTCCATGATGTCTTTGGCTTGTTCGTAGTTCATGTTTTCTCTAGGCTATTATCCCTGCTAGGCAGCTGATTTTATTGTAGCTGCTACAATACTATTGACAGCCGTGGCGTTCGTGCTTTCATTGACCGGAAGGTAATCTCAAGGAGTCTCAATGCGTCACTTTGTATATGCAATGAATGGCAAAGCCCCCGCACCCGCCGCTGGCGGTGATACGGATAGTTGGTTTTTCTTCTACAAGTGGGACACAGGGGGTGATGCCTTCGTCCCAATCCCCTCCTCTTTAGGAAAGAATCTGCCGGTGGTGGGGGATTTGTTGTGGTTTGTGCTGGACCTAGTTCCCATAGGGTTTGTGCCAGTCACCAAGATAGAACAGATGGACAATGGGGACTACGAGGTGCACTACGACACTCAGAAGATCATCGGACCTGGCAAAGTAGTGTCGAGCTTCCTCTTTCAAGACCCCACTGGGATCGTCAAACCTGCGTCAGTTGAAGCTCTTCAGAGGCTTCAGCACCACTACACCGTCACTTACCCGCCTCGAGGCAGTAGCGCTCCTCCTCCAGTGCCGAAGGCTCCTCCCGAGCCCACCATTGGAAAGCCAGTGGAGCAGGAGCCAGTGAAGAACTTTCCCAAGCCTATTAGACCAGCTGGTCCCAGGAAGCCAGAGCCAAGTAAGTCTTGAGCCAAGTAAGTCTTGAGCTTGTAGTTTTGCAGTATCCAATGCCAGCTGGCCGTAGCTAGCTGAATCAGTTACGTTTTGTCACAGCAATTACCAGGTAGGAACACAGTCATGAGCAGCTATCAAAAGTTCACTCTCCAAACCATCAGGGACAACCTCAAGTCTGGCAAGTACGCAAATGCCACTGGGGCGAATCGTGCAATCGGCAAGACCCAGGAGCTGTCTGAAGCAGACAAGGAAAAGGCTAAGGCCTTAGTGGCCAAGCACTTTGGTGTTGATGTCAAGCCTGTAAAAAAAGCTCCCGTGAAGAAGGCCTCCGCGAAGAAGGCTCCTGCAAAGAAGGTTCAGGCGAAGAAGATCATTGCCAAGAAAGTCGTTTCCAAGAAGGCTACGGCAAAGCCGGTCAAAGTTGCAAAGACTCCTGTCGCCAAGAAAGTTGCTAAGAAGGTCGCTAAGAAGTCTGCTGTAAAGCCAGTGAAGGAAGTGTCCGCAAAGGTCAGGGGTAAGAAGACCGCGGCTAAGGCAGCTGCTAAGCCGAAGAAGGCACCTGCAGCAAAGCGTGCCTCGAAGTCCAAGGCTGCGCAAATTGTTGAGGCTGTTCCTGTTCTTCAGGAAACGTCTGCATTGATAGAGGGGGCTTCCCGTAAGCTCGACAATAAGCGGACTTCGACACTGAAGAATACGGAGACAATCGGGTACGTGGGCAAGATCATTGAAAGCCTCCACCTGGCCATCAAGACCATGGAGTCTGCCAGAACGTCTTTCCCAAAAGTATCGTTTGACGAGGGCGTCAGCACTGCGCAGAGTGCAATGACAAAGGCCGTGGCGCTGTTGCGGCGTGACGTACTTGGTGGAGAGGACACCACTGCCAAAGCGTCAACGGCACCCCCTGCGGCAAAGACGTCGGCCAAGAAGGTACAAAAGACCAAAGGCGGAGCGGCGGTACCCAAGAACGGTAAGAGCAGGCAGATCAATGGAGTGACTATTGATCAAGATCTGTGGGAGACCGCCGATGTCTCGGATGAGGACAAGTTGAGTGCTCAACTGGCTAGGGAACATCGTCCGGCCAACGAAGCCTCTCCAGGCAATACTGCTGAAGCCTAATTAGCTTTCCAACGGACGCCGATTGATTCGGTATTGTCCTTGTAGCTCGGTTGACCGAGGATACTGACGTCTCCATGCTTCTTGATGGGAAAACGCCACGTCCTTGTCCCTTGCTCGCTCTCCAGGATCATGCGCACGGCATCTTCGAGTTGCTCCGTCAGGAGTAACCCGTAGGCGTCGCACGCTCGAGCCGCTTCGACAATTTTGGCGCGTCGTTGTCCCGTATCCTTCGGGAGATCGACCGTCACTAGGGTCGCGGTCTTCCCCTCGATGGTGGTTACCTCGTGCGCTGGCCACAGCAATAGGGTTGGTTCAATGCTCTTGTGTTCCCTCCATAGGTCAAAAACGGTAGGGATGAGACTCGCCGCCGTCATCAAAAGTACAACGTGTGGGCCGCTCATGTTTGGTGTATATTCGGTTGGCACATGCCAACTATGAAACGGGAGGAGCGTCTCTTGCAACTGTTGCGTGCGGAACTCACCCGGCATACCCCCTGGCTCAGTCAAAAAACCGGCGCAGTTGTGACGGTTCAGCCATTGGGGCATGGTAACGCTTTTACTCTGGTGGCGGTGTGGGCTGGCGGCAGGCACGGTAAGTTCTTCAATGAGGACTCCGTGAAGACCCTGGGTGGACGTGGCGGTTGTGCAGCGCGAATGGCTGAGGCGTACATCGTTGAAGTGCTTGAAGCGAGGAAAGGAACTACATGATTATCGGCATCACTGGGTGTTGCGAAGACCCCGATGGCCATCGTCGGATTGCTGGAGCTGGCAAGGATGAAGTGGCCAAGCGCCTGATGGAGAAGCACAAGTTCACGTCCATCGCGTGGGCGGACCCACTGAAGAGGTACTGCCAGGAGGTATTTGGTTTTTCGGATGAGCAGCTCTGGGGTAGCAGTGATGTGCGCGTGCTACCCGATACGCGCTATCCGCGCCCCAAGGATAGGCCACTGGACGGCTCGGCTGACGTGACCGTTCATGCCCTTGAGTACTTGACCCCAAGATATGCCTTGCAGACGTTGGGTACCGGGTGGGGTCGTAACTGCTACGAGAGAGTTTGGGTGGATTACGGTGTGCGCCAGGCAAAAGCCTTGATGGCAGACAACGGGCTGGTGTATTCGCCACAGCTAGGCGTAATCCCTCGTCACGAGCAGACCAGTCAGGGTGAGTTTGAATCTATCGAAGGGTTCCCTAACCCCATAGGTGGGGTGGTGTTCAGCGATCTCAGGTACTTCAATGAGTACTACGGGGTGCGAGACCAAGGTGGGAAGGTCATGCGCGTCAAGCGCTACGTGACCACCCCATTCGACATGAAGGGCATGGACCATACGCATTCGAGCGAGCGTGAACTCCTACTTTGGGATGATGAAAAGTTCGACTACGTCATCGACAATCTGGGGACTTTGCACATGCTGCAACTTATGGTTGACACGATGGTGGATGTATTCAAAGGGAAAATCATTCCGTTTGACGAGGACCAGGTGGATACCCCGCCCTTCCTGCGGAAGAAGTCTCCCGGTGGTACCATTCAAGGCAGGTGATACATGCCGTTCCCAATTACCCTGCAGCAAAGCGATTACGAAACGTTGGTTGAACTTGCCCGCCGCGGCACTCTGGACTCCAGCGGGCAGGTCATGCCTGACAAAGCGCGTGATCTTGATTCTTGGCTGAAGGATCTTGAGCTTGCGAACGACATACACCGGTACGCGCTTTGGGTGCAATGGCAGGAGCAAGAGGCACCGCTGCCCCCTGGCACTCAGTTCCCTGAGCGATGGCCGCCGGAAATGAGGGCATACTTGGCCCTTACTAGCAGACCCATTGCCCGCAGTGACGTGGATACCTTGTTAGATTCTAAGGCCAGAAGTCCCACGAATGTATTGGTCACCAGAGATCCTGGGGCCACGGTGGGTTGGACGCAGGTGGATGTTTTCTTCAAGTAGTTCAATAGCTGCCAGGATCAAGCAGCAAGCTCAGGCGTACGCGCCACAGGCGAAAGAAGTAGAGCTTGATCGATTGCGGCAAGAGCACGGCCTTCTGCAGGCGCAGCACAAGGCCACTGTGGAGAAGAACACTGAGTTGACCCAACGTCTGGCTCTTTACCTGCACGGACTCGATGTAGCATTGGACTTCATAGCGAAGAGCGGAGTGGAGATTACGGAAGATGTAGCCGGAGTCATCGCACAGCAAGAAGAGTTACGTATCGTTAGGAGAATCAGGTCGGATCTTACAAGAGGCAAACCATGAATCTAGTCGACGTTGCCATCGAGAACAACGAGGGTAACTTCTATCAGTTTTTGTACGTGTCAGAACAGACGTTGAGGGGAGCAGTATCTCGCTCAGCGTCTGACGGCGGTGCTCTCTCCATGGTGAGCTCCGACAACAGTGCGGCCCTAGTGGTGCCGTGGCACTCAGTTCGAAAGGTGCTCTACATCGAGGTGCAACGAGAGGCACGCGGTGAGAGTGAATGGACGATCCTTTGGGACAGGGACAGGGATCAGGCGGCAGTGGTTCCCAAGAAAAAGAAGCGTGCGCGCCGTACTAAGAAGGTGGAGCATGGCTGACGGGCTACCCTGCATGAACTGCAAGAGGCAGGTGGATCCTGAGCAGGCTAAGCTGTTCGCGGAGGTCTTCGTTTGTGAGGACTGTCATACGATGGCGGTTCATTTTTGGGATCGAATGGAGCTTGAACTTCGCTACCTGCTGACCATGGCGAAGGAATCTATCCGGATTGCACTCCTCGAGGGAAAGTTTTCTTTCCCCGAGGGGGTGGCACAAGAAGTTTCAAAGACTGATGTGCTGCAGGCCATCCTGCAGATGCATGAGGCTAGGGAAAAAGCTCAATGCCGTACCGACAGCCAGGACCAAACGACGCTCTCTACGGAGAGTACACCGCTCATTGCACCAGAATTGGGTGCGCAGGAAAGCGCATCTTCACTCACGCGATCACCGCAGGGTTGAAGCCAGGTGACTTGATCCCTCCGGATGCATCGCGACCGGAGTTTGGAAAATGTCCAGTTTGCAAACGCTACTCGATGAAAATACGTCTCGCGCCAGTGCCAGATCCCCCTCCACCCCCGAAGGGATTCTCGAAGGTGCCGGAGAAATAGAGTGGTATCGGACTGACTGGGGCCGTGCCGCAGGTACTATGCCGTCGTACTCGATGCGTCGCATCGCGCATGCGAGCAGATCCATCTCGTTCTTTTGGGACCTCGTAGAGATTCCAGAGTTGTACTTGTGCCACAAGGCGGCACTGCTTCTACTTCAAGGGCAGAAGCTTTCGAGTATCCTCATTCCCAACCATGAGCTACGCCGGGGGGTTTACCGTTCGGGGGACCCCGTGGCTCATGTACTTCTGCGGGTGGACCCGTGGGATTACTGCCTTCCGAGTCCTGTGCTTACGGGATTGAAGTTGGCACATTTGTCGGAGATTCCCGAGGAACTGGCCCCCATGGAGGTGCTGGAGATCCTAGTGGCTGGCTCGGCTACTTGACCCCGGCCTTTTTTCTAGCTACCTATTAGGCGTACGCTGTACGCCAGGAGTGATTCTGCATGAAGCGAACACCAGGAAGTGTGACGGATCCAGGCGGGCCAGGTATTGCCCCAACCACCTCGATACGAGACAAGAACAACCCCACACAGCTGGGTCCTGACCCGCGCGGCCCGCGGCAGCCATTCGTCGATCCTGCGGTGGCCGACCCGGTGGCCATCAAGTATGCGCAGGGCGCAGAAGGGCGTCGACGCAATGCTCCGGCGCCGATTCCACGCTATTCGGAGCCTGTAGCCGGTGGGCCAGATCTGCCCATTCCTCATTTAGGAAGTGACGCCACGGATGGAACGATGGCCGATCAGGCGCGTCGACAGCGCGGGCTCCCACAGCCTGGGCTCATCCCTGATCTCAACTCGGTGTTGGCCACGATGGGCAATGAACCAGCATTGCAGAGGGGTGGCCCCGGGATTGTGGCGGGTGATGCCCATCATCAAACTCCCGCAGCACCCAACGCTTTGTCGCAAAACCTTCCTCCTAGCTTGCGTCGGGACGACATGCTGCCGGAGCAAGCCACTAAGGACCCGACCTTCCAACAGGGTCCAGGCAGTATGTACGCGGCGAACCAGCCCGCATTGGCTCTCAAGTACGGTGTCATGCGCAACAAGCAGTTCATTCCCCCGCAACAGCTAAAGTCACCGGCGGTACCGGGTGGGCTTCGAAGTGAGACCGTAGCTGGTCTGCAGGCGCTGGAAGAGTTTCAAACTCAACGTAGGCAGGTTGAGTCTGGTGACGCCGCGGTGGATAGGCAAATCGCCAAAGAGGCTGCCGCTGGCCCAGCCGGTGGCGCTGGTACGACGGAAAAGCCTCTTACCGACGACGACAAGAAGCAGCTACTCGACGATATGGACGAGTTCCAGCTAAGTCGATTGAAGAACGCTCTCTTCAAAGACATGCTCAATAACGATGAGCAGCGCGCGATCATTGAGGCACGGCTTGCCCCGTTGGACCTAAGCGACTTGATTGTGACGGGTCGCTGCTCTCAGCTTGTTCCCATCCATCCAGGTGTATTTGAGGCGGAGTTCCAGTCGTACGCGTCAGAAGAAGATCTCCGGGTCAAGCGCATGATTGGAGAAGAGGCCGCCTCGTTGCGCCCCAGTGACCGTTACTTGATGGACAAATACCATTTGATGGGGCTCACCATCGCTATCGCCGCCATCAACAAGCGGCCGCTTCCAGACTATCGAGATGCCAAGGGTGACTTCGATGACGACAAGTTCTGGGTGAAGTACGGGATTGTCGCTCGGTTCAACTACCACATGATGGCCAGTTTGATGGTCAATTGGTTTTGGTTCGACATGCGCGTGCGAGAGCTGTTCCGCGCGGAGGCACTGGGAAATGGATAGAGACCCCCGAGGGCTGGGCGCAGGCAAATCTACTGCTTGCGACTCTGAGGGAGCCGCCACCTCGGGGGTCTCTTCAATCTTACGTATTGCAGGCTCTCCTCATACGCAAAGATCAGATCGAGTACATGCGCACGCGCGCAGTCGTACAAGCTCTGGTGAACAAGGACGAAGCGCAGAAGGCACTTGACGCATATCGCGATGCCCAAATGCCCTACCTGCAGGGAGTTCAGAAGAATGACAGACAGCAGCACATCAAACGCCTCATGGACGAAGTCGCCAAAGGTGCGATCAGCGTTACGCCGATCATGCCCAAGCAGGTGCGTAGTCGTCTCAAGACGCGTGTCGTGCAGCGCACGACTGAGGAACAACTTGCCCAGTCACGCCGGCTGTCGAAGCAAATGGGAGGTCTCTTGTGACCGATAGTAAAGTCAGGTTCTGCCCGAGGTGCGGCAGCGCCAACGTGGAGTTCTCTGAGCTGGCAGGTGGTGGCGCCAACTGCGGCAACTGCCCGTGGTCTGGGACTGTGGACGATCTGTTTGTAGTCCCTTTCAGTCATGACTTCTTCAGCGATGAGGGCATGGTGCGTGGCCTGATGAACGATCTCAGGTCGATGCTGTCAGGAGAATTGGGGCTCCCCTACTTGAAGTTTCTGGTCAAGTGGGGGTTCGTCAAGAACCCAAATGGGGTCGTCGACAGAGTTGTGTTCACCCGTTATCTAGTGGCCATAGCGAAAGCGTTGCTCGTTGCCATCTTCGAGGAGCGCAAGAAGCTTTCGGTCGAAGCTGCACCGCAGGTAGGAGCAAACGATGCAAACTGATGCAGTCAATCCAGAGCCCTCCGAGTCCAAGCCATCGCTGGCCTGCTACAGGGATCAGCCGCGGGTGTGCGGCCCAGACTGCATGGCGCACCTGCCACAAGTCCCAGACGGTCCGGCTTATCAAGGGGAAAACTGGGCACATTGCCTGCTGCTGGTGAACTCAGAGCGCGTGGGCAAGCACCTCATCATCTTGGCGGATCTTCTCAAGAAGGCGCAGGCCAACGCCGCACGAAACCAGCAACCTCCAGGAGTTTAGCAATGCACGCAAGAATTATTGGAATCCGGCAGGAGCTGTCCTTTGAGGACGGGGAAGCTGCCAACTACATGGTGATGGAGCTACCTAATGGCTCCCGCATTCAGGCGCCAATCGATGACGAAACTCTCCGCGAGTTGACTGTGTCGTTCGTGGACAATGGAGGTGTCGCTGCTGAGCAGGCAGTGGCTCGAGCTCGTTCTGAAAAGAGAGGGCCTGAGCACACGAAGATGTCCGCAGAGCAGATGAGGCAACAAGCCGAAGCTTCCACGGCGCACCCGGCGTTGGTGAACCCCATGGGTTCCCCCAATACAGCGGTAGATGATAGTCACGCCCCTCTTAGCATTCAAGATGGGGGCGAGGGCGATGCAGGTGAGTACGTATTCGGTGGGGATTATCAGGGGGGGACTGCTGATGAGGAAGAGGAACTGCATAACTTACAGCAGCAGTTCCATCAGGCGTCTGAGCGGGTACACCAAGCTGCGAGTACGGGGAACTTGGGGGAAGCAGTTCAGGCTCTCAGTCAGCCGCAGTCAGGCACGCTACCAACGCCTAGTTGGGCGGCTGAGGTTGTAGCTGCTACTCCTCCTAGAACTAAGATGAGGCGGGTCAGCGTGGCATCCCCTGTGGCGTTGGCGGCCGTACAAGTGAGTGCGGACTCAAAGGGTAACCCTATACTTCGAGGGGAAGGGTTGGTGGATCCTCTCGAGTTGACTGGTCAGACCGACGAGCAAGGTGAGGCTGCCCAGATATGATTGTAATTGCCTGTAGCAAGTGCAGTCATGCTCTTCGCGTCAATGGCGAAGTGCGTGATGTGGACTCTCTTGTCGGTCAAGGTAGCGAGTATTGGCCGGACAAGTACCCTTGCTACAACTGTGGCGAAAGGGCTTCAGGTTTTCTTACTCCAGAAGTGAGTGTATTGGCCATGCAGGCCCTGCGCATTACTGACGTGAGCCCAGAGGAGGCTTTCGCTGCGTTGAATGGGTTAGGTGTTCCATCTGAGCGAACTTGTTGCGAGGAGGTCATCCTTCCGTACTTTGAATCGGTTGGAATTCAGGTGAAGGGCAAGCAGATGCGTGGGCAGACCCGTTTTATCCTGGAGGAACTCACGTTTCCGGATGGGACACGCATGCAGATTGGGGCCAGTCCGCAAGGGGCGATCATTTACCGTTTGGTGAAGAAACACTCGTATGTGAAGACGGTAGAGGAGAGTAGCGATGCCGGCTGATGTGACGATGACTTATCGTAGAGTGGGGACTGAATACACCGGAGAAATCGATGGTGTGCCGTTCACCGGCAAGACGTTTGCCGCGATGATGACCCTCGTACATCTTCGTCTAGTTGAACATCCAGACCTTGGTTTGTTGCTTCGAAGAACAGAGCGTCCTGGGCTATTGACTGTGCGTGTTGACGGGGACAAGCTGGATTTACTGCGGACAGATCCAGCCAGGTACATTGAGATGCACACCATTGCCCCAGTCACCATCGATCTGTCCGGAGGCAAGAAGGGTCAACGTGGCCTGGCCAGAGGGGAACGAACTACAATCCCCAAGCACAGTGGTATTCGCGCTGGATACGACACTATTGCCGAGGCTTTTGGCAATGTTGTCTATGCGCGCATCCGTAACAACAATGTGGAAAGTCCAGACACTGGCAGGTGGGTTTCGCTCCAGGTTCTGGAGAATTGGTTGAATGCAGTCCCCGTAGAAGTCATTACACCAGCGCTGGGTTGGGTGGGGATTCGCATCATTGACTTGTTACGAACAAAGAACTCCAGGTTCTATTTGCCCAGGGAGTGGAATCCGTATCAAGGTTGGATAACCAAGGAACAATTGAGTGAACTGCTTGAGCAGTTCGAAGAGGAGAAAGTACTACTATGTCAATCGGCGGAAACAGTAACAACGTCTTAGCAGCCCGCATGGCCGGGGTAAGAGTGGCAACCGACGGGACCCCCGCGCAGAGAGGGCAACCCAACAAGGTCACGGGGGTCGTTGAAGCTTCTGTGGTGTTCGTCTGGCATAACGACATGCGAGGCAATGCGGCTCTTGCCATGTACTTCAAGGTCGGCAACGACTACTACTCCACGCCGGATACAACTGAGTGGTGCGACAAGCTACGCCCTATGGCGGAGTGGATGAAGAAAGAAATTGCAGCCAAATCTGCCATGCAGACCAGTGCTGAGCAGATTCCGAAGACAGATTCCGTCGACGTACTCGGTGAGGGCGAAGACGAGGTCGGTGCAACTACAGGAGAAGGCGATGAAGTTGACGTTGTTGCATGATTGGGTGCACATCAAGGTAGATCCTGCGCCCACTCAATCTAGTGGCGGGATCCATCTTGTTGGGGCTGTGCCCATCCGCATGGCCACGGTGCTGGCTATAGGCCCTGGGAGACGCAACAAAAAGGGTGTGCTCATTCCCATGGAGCTGGTGGTCGGTGACCGTTTTCCGTTCTTCAAGGCTGTCACTGAGACCAAGCAGGGTCACGCCTTGGGGCTGTTGCTCGAGGATGATGAGGCTCTCATTCGTGAGAACGATGTACTGTTCATCGCGGATGAGGAGGTTGCGGTGACGATGTGAGGTTTGTAGACAGAACAGCCCCCGGGAAGCTTGAGCTCAACTATATGTGGTTGCCCACCTGGATCGGGATGAATGAATCTTTGATTCGGGAGTTGGAGGCAGAGTTGAGCAAGACCATTGTTGGTCAGGCTTTGACTGATGACCTGCTGGATGTTGCTCATCAGCAACTATTGGGCATACTTGTCGAGAAATTCCCACTCCAGCGGGGGCTCTTCGAGTATCTCGATGGAATCAAGTTTGTAGGTAATGATGGCAACCAAGCGGGATAGATCAAGAAAGGGAGGGCGGTTACACCTGCGTGTGGCTGCAGACGTAGTAGAGCAGATGCATGACTACGCGAAGCGCCACCACACGGACTTGACTGCCCTAGTGACCACGCATTTCCTAGAACTCTTGGCTGCAGAAAAAGTTCTGCGAGTCCCAGAGGCTGAACAGATTTAGCCATGCCTAACTACGAGGAAGAAGAGAAGAGTATTGAAATTCCCCGTGCCGCAGGGATCAAGGCGTACCTGGTGGTGATGGAGAAGATACTCGAGTTGCCGATGGTCAAGTCTGTGTCCATTCACATGACCCCCGGTAACATCACGTACCATCGGTTCAAGAGCCCTGGTGAGCCAGAGGCCACAGTTGGCATAGACTTGGAGTCTTTGCTCCCGTATGCCGTCATACGTTCTCATGATCTGGCGGAGCTCAACCCATCAACTAAGATTGCGGCGATTGCCATCGCGCAGATGTTGGCGCAGGCGCATTTGGATGGGCTGAATCCAGTGGCGTTCGCTAGCGGACACGCGCTAACCCTTCGTAAGTGGCATGCGCACACCACTGGGATTGTACTGCCCCCCGATGAGATGTACGGCCTGCCGTTCTTAGCTGACAAGCAACTCCCTACAGAGGCCTTGTTTCTCTGCGCTGCATACGGGAGAAATGCTGCACTGGTGGATACGGTGCGCACGTACAAGATCACCATCCCATGGAGTTCCAAATGAGCGAATTGACTAAGGCTGTAGTACTTTCAGGCGCCATCGACTCTGGGATGCTTCAGGAGTTTGCCAAGTGGAAACTCCCTATTGAAGTACCGAGCGATGACTTTTACGATAGTCCCGAGGAGGCAATAGAGGCTATCGAGGAGGCCATGACTGGGTCTGACCAGGTGGAGATTCGAACTACGGATCTCGACGCATTGAAGCAGTTTCTTCGAACCAAGCGGAAGGGCAAGCTGCACTTGACCACTAGCAAGGGTAGCGGCACCATCGACGTAGAGTTTGGCGTATCTGCCATGGGTGAATACATCGTCCCATGGAATGCTGACTCCATCGTTGAAATCATGACGAATGGGGAAAGCTACATACTAGATGTACGCCGCAAGGTGTTCGTAACGGATGTTACTGAACTTTACTTTGGCGGGAACAAGGCCTTCATGCTGTGCACTCCACGCAGGGAACAACATGCCAAATCAAACGACAAGAGCTGACATCTACGCTGCACTGGCAAAGAAGTGTGCCTTCGAGGTGGTGCAGGACAATGAAACGGCTAGGCAACTTCGCATCGTCGGGCGTTGTCACTACGAGAGGTGGCCTTTTCTCCTGCCAGTGGTCCACACGTTACTCTCGCATTCTGTGCAGGATACTGTCCCTTGGACGTGCGATATCTCGAAGCAGTACACGATCAGGGATGGGAAAGTTCTTTATGGGTGGCGCATCATTTTTCAGGGCGACGCTTTGTCTAGGAGCTATGAGCAGATTGTGGCGGTCATCAACTCTGCTCAACGTTCAGCCAGGGTTGAGCTTGAATCCGTGCTGTTACCTGGGTACAAGCCAGGCCAAACACGTGGTGGGGTGAACGCTAAAGGTAAAGGGGCTTCTTCTGCAGGCTCTGTCCCAATGGCGATTCAACGCTTAGGTGGGGGCGTAACTAAATGACCGCGGTAGAGATCACTCGCGATGAAGCAGAGCATGCCCTTCGGTACGATGACGTGCGTGGTAGCCCTTTGATCTTGACTGCGGAAGACGCCGAGAAGTACGAGAAACAGGTGACCGCACTCAGGAAGCTACTTGGTGACAAGAAGATTGTAGCCAAGTACAAGCTTGAGATCTTGTTTGGTAAGGCCAGGTCGAGGACGGAGTCAACTCCGGGTGTCATGAGCTTTTGGCATAGCGGTGCACGCTTTCACGGTGGGGGAGACGACAAGCTCTACATTTGCCCGGGGGCTTCTTTGAAGAAGAGTAATTGCCACGCGCTCATGCAGGAGTCGTACAACGTCACGGAGGGCATTGTTTGCCCGGCTTGTGGGACTATTTGGGCACATGAGGCTGTGATCGGGGAGCTGTTCTTCAGGCTGCCTATGCAGAAATGGGCCACCGCGGTGTATCGGTACTTCCGCCTGTTGGAGTACAACTGCGACATCTATTTGAAGTTTGCTCCAGAAGATATCAGAACTGTCGCATTGGCTCAGGCAGACAGACAAACGTTCAAGGGTAGCCGCCAGCTGGAAGGTGCCAGAGCGAAAAGAGCTCGGGCTATTTACCCCCTGCACAATATAATCAAGGATACCTCTGCTGGCGCAGACCTCCTCACACGTATCTACGCATTCCTGGTAGCATGACAACTCCCGCCTATGTCCGATTAGCTCACGAACGCGCAGCGCTTATGGCGTTGTCGCGCATAGCTCAAGAAACATTCCTAGCCATCGAGGGGGTTGACGATCCCCAGCGTACGGTGGAATGTGAGGAGCTTCCTCGGAATGAGAGTGAAGTACCCAGGGACGTGTGGATCGATGTAGTGGCCAGACTTGGTGTCATGGCTGGTACTCGACTAGAAAAGATGGGCAAATACCAGTTTGTCTCCACGGAGGAACGCAATGAGCAGGAATGGGCAGCAGCAGCGAAAGATTCGAACAAAGGTAGTGAAGAAAAAGCTGGAACGACGGCAGGTCAAGGAGCGGCAGAAGGTAGCTCGCCACATCCTAAACCTGCAGCAGCTCGGAGAAGCGGACCAAAACCCGGTAATACTCGAGCTAAGGCAGCAGCTAGAAGCAAACCGTAAGGGCCACAACGAGCTCGCGCAGGCGTTCAACAAGAACTTTCGAACATATTCGGATGCATTCCAGCATCTTGATGCCCGCATTGGGTCGTTGATGCTTGTAACGAATGATCTTGTTGAGCTCTTGCACAGCAAAGGTCTTTTGAACGAGGATATCCTCACGACCACCATCGTCAAGGGGATCGACGATAAGGGCGTGGAAGCTGAGAAGCATCAGCCCTATTGGGAAGCGTATATCTCTCACTACTTGAAGTTGGTCAAGGTGGCTGCCGATAACGCGGCTGAGGCCGAGAAGGAGGCACAGCCCCTGATAGAATCAACTTCTAGCGATTCAGATTCTGACTATGCCGACACAACGTTCGGCGGAGAGGACACACCACATGTCGAAATTAGTTCCGGGGGAGAGGCGAGCCCGTCAAGTTGAAGGCACGCCTGTGCAAGTAGTTCATGAGTCGGCCCCGGGTGGTATGCGTAAGATGCGCTGCCCAGGTACCCATCAGATTGCAGTACCTGATCGGGCACCTGATGGAAGTCAGATTCTCAAGACCCCCGGGGGTACGAGGTACAGAGTCAAGAAACTCGGTCGTACCTAAGAACCCAACCATGTCCCTCCTGCAGGCGCCCGATGACTTTGAACCCATTGCGTAGGTAGAGCCGTAGAGCGCCTGTATTGCTCTCTCGAACTGTAAGCATGACTGGTTTTCCCAGGCTTTGAACGTAGTGCAAAAGGTCCGAGCCGATGCCATGGCCTTGATACTCTGGATGGACTCCTAGCCTGAGCAAGTCGTAGATTTCACCTCCTCTAACCAGCGCGTAGGCAACGATTGTGCGATGGATCCATTCCACCCAGCAGAAACCCAGCTCAATTTCCCGGGCCAGGGTCGTTTCATTGAAGCAGTTCTCGGGGAATAGAAGTGCGTCCAAGGCCGCAAGCTCATCTGCTCTAGATGAAGTGACTTGTTCCATGCCGCGTGTTATAGCAGGTACATGGCTCAAGTACATGTGGTTGTGGGTGAGAGCGTGTTTGTGGACACTGACCGAGAGATTACCGACCCTAAAGAGCTTGAGTCTGCTATCGATGTTGATATCGCCAGCTTCAACGACTGCTTTCAACGGGAACTAGGCAATGAGCCCCTCGTGCGGTCTGAACTTGCGATTCTCAAAACCTACCTTTGGTGGAAAACTCATTCGGAGAAGTTCAATGCCCCCCAAGAAGATGCTGCAGTACCAGTGTGACCGTTGCCCCAGTGTTTGGTACTCAGAAGAGAGTAAACCCGAGCCCCCCTGTGCAATCGAAGTCAAAGCGGACTTTGGTGATGGAGGATCGGCACTTCGGGCGAAGTTCGAGTGTCTTTGCCCCAGCTGCCGGCAGACGGTGCACGCGCTGGTAAAGCAAATCTCCAGAACCCTCCAGAAGGCGAGTTCAATTCGAGTAGCTAAGAAAAAGGTCAATGGGGTAGGTGCTGAGACGGCGGATAAGGCTTCCGCCTCATCCGCCGACCCTACTAAGCCGTCAACTCCTGTGGCTTCGCAGATTTCTGCGTTGACCGAGGCTTCAACTCCCGTGCGTCAGACACCATCGGTTCCCGCGCCCGCCGCGACGGGAGCCGCCGCTGGCAAGCCTCCTCAAGTAATTGCGCCCCATCCCAAGAGATGATGAAGCGTTTGGGCCTTCCTGTGAAGACTTCCAGAGCTGCGGCTGGCCAGCATACGAACAATGCTGAGCCCGGTTCGAAACAAAATAGTTCTCTGGTGTAGCCTAGCCCTTCGAATCCTGCGATGTGCTCGGGAAGTTTTCTGCCCCGAGCTTTGTCGATCTTTGTGCTGCCCAGTTCTTGGTCCACGCAGCGATCTACGAATACCAATGCTCTCCTCTCTGCTATTGCCTCATTCTCTGGCTGTTTGACCAGAGTGCGCCCGGAAGGGGCATGCTTCAGTGCTGCTCGATACAGCGTGAAGACCCCGTCCGAGTCATCGGGATGTCCCATCCATCTTGAGATGGACTTTCCTACCGGTAGCAGAATGGTAGTTCCGTTGGCCTTGTTGATTCCCAATGGAACCCCCACGCAACCTGTTTGCAGTACAAGCCTTACGCCAGGTCGCACACTATCGGTGACTTCGAACAACCACATACAGCGCCTCCATCTGGAAGACCCCACGTCTCCCACATGTTTCTTATCTCGCATGCTGTAGTGATTTTTGCAGTCACCCAGCGAGGCGCATTGTGGCCTTCATTGAGTTGATAGCATCTGCCAGCGCTTTGATGGTGTACCTGCGCACGTCGGCCACGCCCTCGTAAGCGGGGATGTCTCGTACCGTAAGCAGTGCAACGCGGGCTGTGTCAAGGGACGTGACGTCCAAGCCTCGAAGGGATTGAACTACGTCCCCATATCCTGCCCGCTCGTACTCTTCACGGCACAAGTCCAGCATTACCTGGGCATTTTCGAGCGCGAAGGGGCTCTCGAAGATGGTTACCTTGTTCATGGGATTACCTGCGGGTTGGGGTTTCGTTGTAGCGTCTATAATCATTTTGAATGAATTTGCAAGTACTTCAAGCGAATTCAACGTGGCGGGTTGTAGCCGCCTCATGTACGCCACCCATTACAACCCTCAAATGAGGGGCTAGGAAAAGAGGCTTGGTTGTAAAAACCAGCGTCTTTCCCACTACTTCACTTCGCTATCCAGCGCTTATTCACCCACAGCACCCCCAGGGCTGCAGCGAAGAAAATGGGCACGGTGACCGCCGCTTTCTTTAGCTCCTGCTTGGCGATTCCCCACAAAGTCTCCTGCTGGGAGAGGTTTCGCAGTACTCGTCGCGCCTGGGTATGCTCGGCGCTTCCTTGTCCAAGTTTCTCGTCAGCTCTCTGTTCGTTCACAACTAGCTCCAATGCTGGCAGGAATTCTAGGCCTGCCTCCTTCTGGTTTTCCCTACGTTGTTCTGTGGACATGCCGCTTAGGTTCATCGCAATCGTCCTTCAGCTCGCGCTTTTTTGATGTCTCGCATGAACTTATTGTGGATTTTCAGCGGCATCTTGATGAGAAGTTCGATGCCAAGTAGCCCCATTGCAACCAACATCGTCTACCTCCTTCATTCTTCTTATCCCTGAATCTGCGCGGGAATTACGCCGTGTATGTGCAGCACCAGCAGTGTAATTGCCGCTCTGCGGGAGTCGCTCAGGGTCTTGTTGCAGCGCTGCGCAGTGGCGCATTGAGATTTTAGGATGCAGGATTCCCTGAATGAGGAGCCCATACATTCCGCTGCTTTTTTCGAGTGCATCACACCGAAGCAAGCAGGAACCTCTTCTTTTATGCACATGCTAAAGTCCTCCACACCTCTTATCCCTGGTTTTGTCGAGGTTTATAGGGGCTAAGTGAAATACCATCTAGGTAGTGGCACCTCACCGGTAGCATCCAGGAGAACTAGGACACCGCCGGTGAGGTACGTGGGGAACTGCCACCCGCCTTGCCAAAGGGCGAGCCAAAGGCACTGGCCAAGAAGAAGGAGGTGCGCTCCATGAAGAAGAGGAGAGCTTCCAGTACCTTCAACTTTCTTATCCCCGGTCCGCCCTTGTTTTTGCGTGATACGATGAAGAGGTAATGCCGCTTTCAAGCTCACAGATTGCTCAGTTGAATGGCTCGTTTCAGCAGCAATACCTGATGCAGCAGCAATTGTCGCAAGGCATACAACCTCCCAGCTACAACATCGGCGGGTACAACACTGGAGCGCAAAACGAGGGACTTGCCGGGCGCGCGATGAACACCGCCACTGCCGTCGGTGCCCCCATGGCCACGTTGGGCATGGGCCTATTGGGCGTCGACCCAATATCCATGGGGGTCAAGTACGGCATGTCCGCCGGTGCCTCTGGTGGTCTTGGGGCAGGTCTGGCCGTGGGCGCGGGTGTTGCCGGAGTCGGCATGCTTGGTGTTGGCGCCGTTGGGTACATGGGCAATCAGATGATGCAGGGGGCGCAGCAATCCCAGCAGTTCAACCAGGGAATGCGCTCGAGCTTCGCCTTTGCCAATCCTCATGGGCAGCACGGCCGTGGCTTCTCTGAAGGGGACATTCACCAGATCGGTGGATCGCTGCGCGGCATGGCCGCCGGCGGCATGAGTGGCGCCAATTTTGGAGGCACGTCGGATCAGTTCCAGTTGGGTCCAAGCTTCGCCGAGCTAGGCAGGTTGGCAGCCAATATGGGCCGTATGGGGCTCGCCGATGGCGTGCGAAACGCCAAGGAGTTCACCGACAAGTTCAAAGAGATGATGAAGTCGGTGAAATCCATCGCCGAGGACATGGGCGCCACTTTGGAGGAAGCCCAGAAGACGATGGCCTCTATGAAGGGGTCGGGAGTCTTCGGGCGGCAAGCGGGAGTGAGTCACGCGATACGCGCGGCGGCGGTCGGCGGCGGGTTGGCGACCACCGAGGTTACAGGGATGATGAACATCGGCTCTCAAATCAGCCGCATGTTCGGTGGAACTGGGCGTCAGGGCGCCATGGGTGGCATCAAAGCCATAGAGAATGTGGGCGCTTCCATCCAGACTGGTGTGCTGAGTGAGGAGGACATTTACCAGGCCACTGGATTGACAGGCGCCGAGGGGCGGCAGGCAATGGCTCAGCAAGGCCTCCTCCAGACTGGCTCCTTCCTGAAGTCTTCGAAGGGGCGTTGGCTTGTGGCGTCCTTGGCGGGGAAGAATGGTCAGCTCGATGCTAGCTCTGTGGCTGATTTCATGTCGGGGGGCATGGGTGTGAATGACACCCGTGGTGCGGCGCATCGGAACTTGAGCAAGGTAGGAAGGGCCAACTTCATTCGGAACGAAGGCCGGTTGCGCGGCGCGGTAATGGAGCAATTCGGGGACATGGCCCCTGCGATGGCGATGATGGGGTGGGCGCAGGGCAAGGGCATTGATATCAACTCGATGGGTGATCGAGAGATGCTCTTCATGCAGCGCCAGATGGGGCTCGGTCGTGATGAGGCGGACGCGTTGGTGAAGCGCGCCAAGGCATTGCCCCAGCTCATGGAGCACCTGCGTGAGTCGAAGGTGGAGGACACGTTTTCTCGAGAGCATGGTCTACGCGCCCAAGGCTCCGGCATTGAAGGAATCAAGCGCAAGCTCGAGGCTGCACGAGACCAAGTCAACAACAGCATGCAGAAAGTCGGGCAGGACATCCTCAACTCCACCACTGACATGATTGCTGAGTGGGGCAACAAGCTTTCTGGAGTTTACGAGGAGCGTGAGATTGAAGTTCAAGATCTCAAGAAGTCTTTGCTCATGGGTGGAGCCGCGGGGAAAACTGCTGTCGCCACATTGACTGGAGGAAACCTGGGTAAGCCCCTTGGTGGTGGCGGGCCTCACGAGGATATTGGTCAACGCGCGTACATCAGTAAGATGCAGGACTTCCAGTTCTCTACGAGAATGGCCAGTGCGCAGAGCTTGGGTGCTGGCGACCGAGGCATGATCGAATCCAGGCAGTCCAAACTCTTGGGAGTTTATGCTGCTGGAACCGCTTCGGCGCAGGGGGAAGATCGCTTGTACCAGTTGCGGGAAGCGTTCAAGGGCGACACTGAAATGCAGAAGTTCCTGCATGGCAAGAACCAAAAGGACACGTTGATGCGCATCCAGGAGATGGAGGCTCAGCTCAAGATCCCTCCCGAGCGCAGGCTGAGTGAGTCCTTTGACATTCCAAAGTTGCCAGAGTTGGTCGGTGGTGGTGCAGATCACACTGATGCGCGTGTCCGAGAACGACTCGGGCATGGATTGCTCGCTACATCGACTTCAGAGGAACGGCTCAAGCAGGTGTCAGATCGTAGTCGTCAAATCGCAATGGCTGGTGGCGGCATGGCTGGCGGCATGGCCCCTGGGGGTATCGGCCTATTCGACATCATTGCCGACAAGTTTTTCAACAGAGCAAAGGATGCGCAGGCGCAAGCAGCGGGGGCGCTGTTTGATAAGAAGGAAACCAGGGAGCTGGCCTTTGGTGTACTTACCGGTGCAGAAGGTGCCAATGATCGCATCAGCAGACGACTTATCGAGTTGAGTGGTGACAAGAGCGATGCGGCCATAGGTGAGCGGGGATCCCTTGAGGCAATACAGCATGCTGGCTCTGTCATGTCCGTTGCTAGCGAACGCGGCGGAGTCAATAATTTGACTGATGCTGATTGGGAAGGTTTGGCCAAGAAGTCTAAGATGTCAGTGGAGGCGATGAAGGCCCAGTTCAATACAGTGCGTGGGGGTGCCGCGCAGTGGCAGAAAGAGGCTAAGCAGAAGATTGCTGAACAGATCACGCGCACCACCCGCGAAGAAGGTGAGTTCATTCAAGCGGGAGGCATTGCCAATTACAAGAATGGCGTGTTCAGTCTAACTGAGACAGCAGAGAAGTCTTTGATGAAAAAAGGCGGCAAGGGCGCAGTGCAGGCGGCGCGCTTGGCCATGACCGCGCAGACAGCGGCGGCCAACATTGGCCCAGAGGGCGAAGGGATTGTGGCCATGGAGTCTGCGAACAGCGACTTCATGAAGGCCATGTCTGGATTGAGCACCAAAGAGATACGTGCAGTTGCGTCCTCATTGGCAGGAACCTCCCGTGGTGGGATTGCCTCAGAAGCTGTGATGCGTGGTTCGGCCATCGACGCGAGTAAGGGTAAGCGTGGGGTGGGCGGAGCCTTCGCTGGGGCGATGGGCATGGACTTGACACCTGAGGAGATGGCGCAGTTGAAAGGGGCTGCACCAGAGCAGGCTGCCCGAATGCTGGCATCCAAGCTTGGGCTTGGGGACGATAAGAACCTTATGGGCGGACTCACTGAGGCAATGAAGACTGCTTCTAAAAAGGGTGGGGGTGCCGCAGGTAGTGTCCTGTTGAGCCAGACTTTGCAGAACGACCCAGAGGCTAGGAAGAAACTCGAGGAGCTTGCCAAGGGGAAGGGTTCCCCCGAGGGGAAGATCATCGACAAGATTGGAGAGGGCAACAACTACTTGAAGGCGCTGGTACAATCCAATGATGCGGCCAAGGCCCAACTTGCTGTCATTGCCGGTAATACTAAGGACTATTCACCTGACGGCGAGCAGCACCAAACTAAGAAGTGATTGAATGGCTAGATCTCTTTTGTATCAACCGAGTACAACCATGCATGTACCGCCTGGGTGTGGGCAGTGCGACCGCGTTGAGATCCCAGTGTCTCTCCGTAAGAACGGGCGTATCTATCGCTTTGTGCTGCGCGACAAGATTGTTCCGGAGGATCTTGTAATTGTGATGATGAAGGCCGCGGCGTTCGCCATCTCCCAAGGTGAAGCCTACGCTGGTACGCCTCCTGCAAGGCAGCTTCGAGATTTCCTCATCAAGCAAGATACCGTAATTTGAGGGGCTAGTTTTGGGGCACGGCCCCGTCGGGCCGTGCTGTGCGCCGTTTAGCATCATGCCTCTCGTCAAAGTGCTTATGTGCTCCCATTGTTTGTCTTATCCCCGGAACCGCTAGTTATTTTTATGAAGGTATGATAGATCCCTTTTATGCCGGCATCGAGGCCATTGGAAGAAAGGTTCTGGGAGAAAGTCAATAAGCATGGGCGGCTAATGCCGCACATGAAAACATGTTGTTGGGAATGGGCCGCGTCTAAGGACGGGAATGGCTACGGGTTGATTGGGCTAGGCCCAGGAAAGCCGCTCGGTAAAGCCAATCGAGTTTCTTGGGAGTTGAGGCACAAAAGAAAGATACCAAGAGGTAAGTGTGCGTTGCACCACTGTGATAACTCTTCTTGCGTGCGTCTATCTCACTTGTACCTTGGTACCCAAAAGCAAAATGCGGCGGATAGGGAGCGGCGTGGGCGCATGCACCATGCAACTGGGGCTGCTCATGGAAGCCACACTCATCCAGAAAGTTTGAGGAGAGGGGATGATCACTGGACTAGACAAGCGCATCCTTGGGCCGGTTCCTCCAACTGCAAAGCGGTGCTTACGCCTACCTTGGTACTGAGGATACGGGCTGCGTTCAACCCTGCTACAATGGAGTACGTTGACCTAGCAGGTAAGTACAACGTGTCTCCATCCACTATAGGCAATATAATTCGCAGGGAAACCTGGGCGAACATCTGAGGGAATTTATGTGCGCAGTGTTCGTAGAATTGACGACGGATCCATTCGAGGCTAACTACAACAGGCTCAAGAGCAGGAATGATCCGGCGCTCTCCCGCAGTGGGCGCGCTGGTCTATCGAATGTACGTCGTCCCTTGCGCGGTATGGAGATCAAAGAGGACACGTACGGGGCATTGAAAGTCATTCGATCTGACGGAACTGAAATTCCGTTTCTGGATTCGAGCAATGCATCAGGGGAGTCCACTTCGTACTCGAACTTCATTCTGCAGTCGGTGCAGGAAGCACGGATGGAGAAACATCAGATCATCGAGACGTTCGGGGACGCTTACATTTACTTTTTCGGAGAGTCGCCTCGTTTCTTAGAGGTGCAGGCTGTTCTGCTCAACAGCAACGATTTCAACTGGCAAGCAGAGTGGTGGGCGAACTGGGACAGGACATTGAGGGGCTCAAAATCTGTAGAGAATGGCGCGCGCACATACCTTTTCTACGACGACAACGTAGTTGAAGGGTACATGCTCATGGCACAGGCCGTCACTCTGAGCACCGAACCTTTCTTGGTGCAGCTCAGTTGGCGTATGTTCATTTCCAGCTACAGGAATGTTTCATTCGTGGGCGACCCGAATTTCCCAGTGGCTGAGTCTGTTGTACTTCCTCCAGATGTTTCGCTGACTGACGCAGATGCATTCAGCAAGCTTTTGACCGTACTTTCTGACGGGGGCAGGCCTTTGGATGACACCTCATCTTGGCCGGACGAGGTAGAGAACAATTCTACAGGAGACTTTGGGACTGTTGGGAGGCTAGTTCAAACGTTGAATCAAGGTGCGCACTCTGTTGCATTCCCTGCGTCGGTGCAGGCATACATAGATGGTTTGCAGGAGCAAGGGTTCACAGATTCTACTTTTGAGTTGTACAATCAGAAGCCTCTGCGTGGCCTGATCGCGGATAACTCTGACGAGTACACAGGGTCGGGGGTAATCACAATTGATCCTTATCATGGGGAAACACCCGACTCCATAGATCCACAAGTACGCGGCGCACTCGAAGTCGATGACTTGTCCCAGGAAGCCATCAGCTGGATGGCGTGCTTTGGCGCAGACATCAATAGCTACCAGGCGTTGAACGGCCTGGGGATGGGAGTCACCTTTGGCGCAGGGATCGGTGTTGGTATTGGCTTTGGCGCTGGCATTGGCGCTGGCATTGGGTCAGGGGCCACGTTTGGAGCGACACCCAGGGCTGGTGTTGGTTTTGGCGGTAGTGCTGGTTCTGGGTTTGGATTTGGTTCAAACCAAAGATCCAACTTCACCGCGGGGGCATTTGCAGGAGCTGGTGCGTTCGGTTTCGCAGGGGCAGGAGCTGGACTGTCCGCAAATGGATTCACTGCTGCAGGAGTATCCGCAGCTTCCTATTCTGCTGGGTCCCTTGCCTCCATGCAGGACGATGTCCTCTTCAGCTCGGGAAATTCATCAATTATCGCCGCAGCTGGCGTTGAAACTGGGTATGGTGATCCCGTTTACGGATACGACAGCCCTTATGGTGGACCCGGGTACGGGAAAGCTGGCTATGGTGACTATGGGGGACTTGGCTTCGGAGCAAGCTTTGGTTCTATGGGAGACCCCGGGTATATGGCTCCAACGAATCTCACCCTCGCCAGAGTCGAAAACCAAAGCAGCGATTTGGAACGACTTCTAACGCCCAAGGCTGGGTATGGCACAGGATTTGGAGGGGTTGGTGCTGGTGACAGCTACGCTGGTCCAGGCGGTGGCTCCTCCGTCTCTGTAGGAGGTGTTGTTAGCGCGTTTGCGATTTTCGCTGCTCCAGGTACCTTGATGCCCGATGGAAATGCGCTCACTTCCACGGGGCGTCGTTTGGGATTCACTCCGACTAACCCATACGGTGTCCCGTGCCTTACCCAGTCAAATGCCACAGGCATTGACCTGTTGAGTCTTCTCTGACATGACCGCCCATGCTCTGCGGCTGAAGCTCCGAATGTTCCTTGAGGGGATTGAGGTCCCTATCGTAGGAATACAACTGCAATGCTTGCCGAATGCCCCCCTGATGGCTGCTATCCAAGTGCCTCCGGTGCCGGAGGGCACAAGGCTAAAGCCGCGCACGTTGGTTCACGTTTTCTTCTTGGACCCGTACGAGGAGGAGAGTCCACTTTTGTCGGGGTCTCAGGCGGGCACAACATCAAGGAGCATGGATCCATCGTCCTATCAAAAGGTGATGAATCAGGATGAGACCGATGTGAATGGAGGTCTAGGGCTAGTAGTTGACGATTTGACCCGGTACAAGCTGTTCTTTGGAGGGGAGTATCTGGGCTTTGAGTGGAGTAAGGATCAAGCGCAGCGCGCACTCATCATGCAGTGCGCCGACTGGTCCAACTATTGGGATTACGCGTACCAATGGACGAACACTGACTTGTTTGGGCCCGGCATAAAGGCGTTGTTTTCTGGGGGTTCCACCAATCTGTTCACCGACTTCTTGTCCAGCTCCGCGGAGGTCATTACGACGATACTCAGGACCCCGTCCATCACGTTCCCCAAGTTGAAGGGGCTCGCAGGAGGTATAGTTCATCTCCTCGAGTCCATCGGCGGTTCGTATTACTACGACAAGAAAATTGCGGGACAGAACATCTTTTTCACGCTGGCCGAGCTACGCCTGCACATCAATCAGATGATCATGGCCATCGAGGATGACCCAACCACCTCGAGGCTGCTGGCTCTACAGGGTTACACCAGCATGATGAGTCGTCTGCTGGGAGGCATGGGTGGGCAAACCTCCATTCGGCAGAGCATTACTGCGCTGCAGGGTGTTGTATTCCATGAGACTTACGCGCAGCCTTGCCCCAAGTACATCCCAGGTGTCGACGGGACTGTGAGTGGACAAGTTCGAAAGAAGCTTGAACAGGATCCTGGTACCGTCTTCATTGTCAGGAATGCCATTGCGGTTTCGACTGAGCTTGTCTCGATCATCCAACAGCTGCATGTGGCAGACAATCGCCCTGATGTATCGGTGTTTTCTACAGAGGGTACGGTGCAGGCTAGCCTTCGAAGTCAAATAATCGCCCGGCTTCGTAGGCAACAGCAGTTCATGAACAGCACCATCATGCAGTTACGGAAGGTACGTCCTCCTGTGCCTTCTGCGTCATCCCTGCTGAATACTGCCGCGCAGAAGATTGGTATAGCAGCCACGAAGACTGTGAAGTGGAATGCCAATAATCCGAAGTCTATTTCTGACGTAGAAGCTCCTCTCAATGAAGCCATCTCCAGCTTGAATCGTGTGGCGAATCTCACAGTCGTTACTAACTCAAGTAAGAACCGTCAGCCTGCCAGGTTGGCGCAACAGATTCTTCGCCCCGACGTGTGGTTCAGTGCGCCTCCTAGGTGTAATGTCCTCTTCCCCGAGCACTACAACAGACTGTCGTACAAGCGCAGCTTCATGGAGGAACCTACTAGGTTGCTGTTGAAGACCAATGACGAATTCTTCGGGGAGGATGAGCTATTTGACCGTTTCTACTTCGCGCCCAAGACGTCGAGCGTGAAGAAGAGCAAGGTCAACCTGCAAGCGCTGCTGACGAATGACTTACTTGAGCACGAGCTCTTCACTGGTATTTTGCCTGTATTCGAGAAGATGGGAGAGCTCAACATTTTTGCCGCCCGTGGTGGTGTGGTCAACGACCGGGTGCCGCAGGTCGGCCTGGCGCAGCGCTCCGCAAACTTCCTCTATTTCAAATACCGTTTTGCCGCTCGACAGATGACGGTAAGTGGGAGATTCAATCCGTACGTCGCCGTCGGTTTCCCAGGCTTGGTGCTGGACAAGTACGTCGACATCGATACGCTCAACCTTTACAATGAGCTTTTACAAAAGTCTGGGGCTCCTACGAGGGACATCAACAAGCTTCTGGGCACAGCCTTCCTAGGGAATTTTACTCAGGTCACGTACACGGTGAATCAGAGCAGCGGGCAAATGGACATCGTGATGAGTTACCCCCGCCAGCCCGACGAGGGCGTTGAGTATTTGGGTGCCACTGACAAAGAGGAGACTACAATCAGCAGAAGATTCAACGAGGATGTGACGCGCGTGACCGACGTGGCCTCCATCGGTCAGCCCTCTGTAGAGTCGCTAGGCCCTAACCTAGGCAGAATCACTAACGTCGAAGAGGTATCGTCTCTGTACAAAGGCAGCCCAAACGCTGTGTCTGTGCGTGATGCGGCCAGCAGCAAGCCTCTGCTGTTGTTCAGCAGCCAACTTGGGAAGAAGCCTAGGTCTCCGTCTGACCGCAAGCGTGCCAAGGTTCCTGTAGGAGTTGAGGTGGATGCCCGTGACATCGACAAAGATGTTCTGCGGGAACTAGGTATGTTGCCCACTGGTGGTGGAAACACCTCGTCCAATCAGGAGGCTTCTTTTTACACTCAGCCTAGGCCCGTCACCATTAGGGCGTATCGACTGCAGGAAGAAGTCCCACGCTACTACCAAGAGACGGTGGACTTGCCGGCAGAAGAGTACATTCGCCCTGGTTGGTATGGGGACATCTGGCATCCAGCCAAGATTGGGGAAGCCTACGATACGTTCTTCTCGACAGGGGCTATTACTGATCCGCACACCATCAATGATCCCAGTGGTGCTCAGTCCCCGGCCCTGAATAATGAGTCCAGCGATGCCGTAGCTTCCGCGGCAGAGACCGACGACCCGAATGACCCCCGAACCACAGCCCCAGTGGCATACCAATTGGCTGCTGGAGCTTCCATAGAACAGGCTGTTGCGTTCCTTCAGGCTACATACAGTCACATCAAGCAGTCGGGATTGGATATTGAACAGTTCATTCGCTCCTACACTTGGCGGCCAGTCGCCACTTTGATCGACATGTTTGGTACAACCGACCTTCAGCTGAGCCCCGATGGTCAGTACATCGTTCAGGGCATAGAAGGGTTTCACTCCAGGGCTTTTGGACCTTACAACGACTTATTCGGCCTGGTGACGGCCGAGCTCGAAGAGGTTGTTGGGTTGCGCCGTGGCACCACTGCTGCGCAAAAAGGCGACACTCGAAAAGTGAAGCAAGACGCGGTGAAGGACTATCTGGCGGGTCTTGGCATCGGTAGAGCCATACTTGGCTAGTTCCACTTGGCTCGGCCCCGTGATAAAACTGATGGCATGGATAGTCCCTCCGTGTACCCAAGTTTCATCGACGAGTTGCAGAAGATTGGGGCAGGCAGAGGTGTCGGAGAACTTCTGTCTCACTTGGCAGAGCGTCAGGGAGTCCGTCCCTCCATGTTCCCCAGCATCCAACAGGTGAAGAATGTGGCCACCAAGGATCGTAGAAGGGCCGCTGAGATTGCTGGCAACATCAGGGCTCACTTGAAGTCAATCAAGCAACCAGCGATGGCGTGATGAATCCCTATCTCTTTGCACCGAGTAAAAGCCTTCTGGAAGAGTTTCAGAAGTTGGCTGCTTCAAAGCAACGAATGGCCGTTCCTCAGACTCGGTCAGGTCGTCGCTCAATGCGCGTCGACACATTACTTAGGAAAGACCGAGACGGTACTCTGTTCAAGAAGCATTGGCACGACCATCTGCCGGGAGGATTGGCAGACAACAAAAAGCCACAAGACTTTGATCCCAAGGCGTTGGCGCAAGGGCAGAAGGTGGAAAGCGAGCACACAAGTCGCCCTGAAATAGCCGAAGAAATCTCGATGGATCATCTTACGGAGGACCCGCACTACTACACCAAACTACGAAAGATGGAAGCGGGTGAAGGCCGAGAGAAGAGCGCGGGCCTGGGTGACCTTTTGAAAACCCCTATCCCTGGAACGCGTGATTGGGTAGTGAACACCAGCCGGCGTCCACTGCAGGGAATGGCCACCATAGCCAAGAAAGGTCTACAGACTAGGCCTCCTCCCAGCCTGTCGGGTACATTCAGGACCGCAAAACAGTCCGTGAAACCCGGTGCAACACGCACGATGAGCGGGGTCACCCACATCAGTGAGGACGAACTGCAACGCTTGGGTTTTGGCGATTTGGCGAAGACGAGCTCTGTTGCATTGGTGGAGCGGCTTGTTGAATTTCGTAAGCTTGCTTACACGCTGCAAGGGCACACGCAGGTGCAAGGTTTGCCCATTTACATCGAGAATCGCAAGGGTTCCGTTCGTAAGGGCGTAGACAAGGACGGCAAGCCTTGGAAGACCAAGTTCAAGATTCCCTATGGCTACATCACGGGTACCGAGGGTAATGACGGGGAAGAGATTGATGTTTACGTAGGGCCCGATAAGAGGGCTCCGAATGCTTTCGTGGTGCATCAGCGCAAGCTTACGGGTGGAGGCTACGACGAGGACAAGGTCATGCTTGGCTTCCCCACGGAGGAGGCAGCGCGCTCAGCTTATCTAGAGCACTACAACAGTGTAGGCAAGAAGCTGCTGGGACCCATTTCCACCATCACCGTGGAAGAGCTTCGTCGACATCTTGACGAGAAGCGCAAGCACAAGAAGATCGCCACAGTCGATCCATCGAATACGACACTCTACGCTGACCGTGTTGGTGCGCAGCAGCCAAAGAAGCCCGGCGACTTCCCCGACATGGAAGGTAGCGATTCCCCCACATCGAAGTTGGCCTGGGACGGGGTGGGTTCCACCGGCAGTCCGCTGACCAGCAGCACTATGGCTCGCATCGATTCTGATGAGAAACCTGACCGCGCAAAGAGGGGTGACGTACCATCAAGGGATGGCACCAGCCCCGGCTCGGCGATCACTGTCAAACATGAGGCCGGACCCGATTTCATGACCACTGTGCCTACAGCGGCCGCGACTGCAGATGCTGGCTCTCAAACCGGTGCTACCACGAGGATGTGATGGATTACACGGAGGTGATGCAGGCCGCGTTCTACGACGAGCTTCGAAAGATCGCGGAGGCCAACGGCGGAGTGCTCCCCGGAATGGAGAAGATGGCCGGGTTTCTCAGCACAGCGCTGACGAAACTGCGCCCTGCGGCACAGTCTGCTGAGCAGGCTGCCATGCGTAAGAGCCCCAGCATCTTCCAAAGCATGGGACAAAGCATGATGGAGGGTGGCAAGGGGCTAATGAGCCCTAAGCTGGTCGGTCCTGGTAGGTTTGCACCAGCAGGACCCGTTAGCCGCACTGTCGGGGAGGTAGCGCACAGTGTTGGGCATCACTACGCGAACAAGAGCACCTTTGGCAACCTTATCAATCCCTTCGGTGGTGCGCTCGGGGGTACCGCTGAGGGGCTTACTCGGGCAACTGGACGTGAACTTCATGGGGCTGGTACCAACATCGCTGGTCGCACAGGGCGCGTTATGCAGGCAACGGGGACTGGGTTGCAGCGGTCGGCCAAGAATGTCGGACGTGTAGGTGAAGTGGCTGGGCTCGCAGCCATCGGTGGGGCTGTGCACGCTCCTATCTCATTGGCCGGGATGGTTGGCCATCATCTCGCAGGGGGAGCGGCAGCGGCGGCGCCTGCGATTGGAGAGGCGATTCACGGCTTAGGGGGCATGGGGGCGCATGCGGCGCATGACGTCATTGGCAACGCTGCGCATTCGGCTCTTGGTAAGACCAAGAATTTGGCGACTCGAGGCCTGTCTCAAATGAGGCCTCAGATGGGACTGGCGGCATGACACTCAGCGATGAACTTCGTGTGTTGAAGCTGGCATGTGCCCGTGAGCTTTTGGCTCAAGGGGCAGTTCTGCCGCAGCAGGCGTTGGATCTGGCCAAGTACGCCGAGGTTTCTCCGGAGCACGCGCGCCGTTCTCTCGACAGGCTTGATGCGCTCGAACAGAACAAACCCACAAGAGGCCAGGCGGCCAGGTATGGAGCCATCGGGGCGCTAGGTGGGGCCGGCATCGGAGCCATTGGGCATTTGATTGAGGGAGGTTCCCCGGTGAAAGGGGCAACACCCAAGGCCAAGCTGCTCAATTTGGGTGCCAATGCGGCGAAGGGCGCTCTAGGTGGAGGGGCCATCCCATTGGTGCGTAACACCATGGATCGCCATGCGGAGGCGGGTACGCTTCGCAAATACATGAAGGAAAACGCAGGAGTCAATCATGCCTGAGTGGATGCATAATCGATCTGAGCACATCTTGGCGAAGAACCCATCGATGCCAAAGTCCGAAGCCTTTGCTATTGCCACTCAGCAGATGGAGGCCGGTGGGCACGGCCCGAAGAGTTACGGCACTGCCCACGGGCGCCATGCGGCCAAGGTCAAGTACAACACTCCTAAGAACGATGAGGAAAAGTCGAATCCTGGTGGGCTTGAGTCCCCGAAGATGAAGCATGCGTCTGTAGGTTCCATGCTTGTTGACATCCTCACCAAGATTGGATTCAATGCGTCTGCCTACGGCGGACAGCCAGCGCAGAATGGCCCTGGTATGAAGGGACAAAGTCAGATCCCTCCATTCGTGGCACCGCCTATCGCGGTGAAGTCCGCGGGCGCAGGTGTTGGCGCAGGTACATCTACTTCCCAATACTCAGGCCCCCTTTCATTTGGACCCTTCAAGCAGACCAGTCAAATTCCACCATTTGTGGCACCTCCGATTGAGCAGGCAAAGACCGCTGCCCCTGCTACGGGGGCTATGGGAGTGGCTGGGAAACTTCGAGCAGCACAGCGTGTGGCCGGGCCCAAAGTCACCGGGTTTGCTGGACCAAGTATCTCTGAAGTATCCAAGCCTAAGGGTTTCGGTAAACCGCTTTCCGGCACTTTGAAGAACCAGCTCTGATGGACTTTGAGTTTTCCTCCATGCGGCGTGAGCTCGAAAAGGTTGCCTTGCTTGAGCGATTGGTGCGTTTGGGGGCGACTGACGTACCCAAGACCCCACGCTTTTTGATGCGTCATCGAAGCCCGGGGGAGCTTGCCGGCCTGCAGCATGCAGTGTCCAGCGGGTGGGACAAGCGGGTTACGGATCCCATCATGCATGTTGCTGACAAAGGCCTGAAAAAACTCCCCGAAGGGAAAGTGAAGGAAGTTGTGTCTGGGCAAGTCCGCAATGTAGCCCGAGATCCGTTGGGATCTGTTGCTACGAATGCCGTACCTATGCCTGGTGCAACTCTGGCTTACCAGGCTGGAAAACGTGGCTTGGAGAAGTTGATTGATCGTGTAGCCCCCCTTGCAACTACCAGTGCACAGACGGCATAAGAACTACGAACAACCCGCCTTTGCGCTAGGAGGCTACATGAACGCAGCCTGCCCTGTGGTCGAAAGTTATTTGGTGCAGGTACGTAAGTACATGGAGGAAAGCACTCTCCTAGTTGCCAACGCCTACCAGTATCGACTAGGGTGCCTTGAAGGACTACTACAACAACATCGTTTCGGAAATACAAGATCTCGACAACATCAACGGGCATTTTTATGCGTCGAATGGATGCTGTATCGATTACCGGTGTGCTTGCCCACGAACACGGCAAGGCAGCTAGAGATGTCCCCCTGGCCAAGATCTCGGGAGGGATTGACCAACTTGATCACGATGTTGCGTGGGGATAACGAAGAGCTACTTGGCGTTATGACTGAGCACTCATTCTCGTTAGGGATGGTGTATCAGCCGGAAGATCCCACTATAGTAGCCGTTCGAGTGGGAGATGGAGCTGATCAGATTTATCAAGACAACCGACGGCTGCTGCAGTATGTGTACCGTTATGCAGGAGAATCTGCCGTCATTCTCAGGCAATCCTTGCGTAACCCAAACGTGAGACTTACCCGCATAGGCACCAGGTTGGCTAAGTCTGCCATCGTGGCGCGCACCGGCATGGCGGGGCTACTTGAGTTAGCTGAAACCTTACTCGCTCAATCCGAGGATAACGCTCTCCGAGCTTGGGAAATACCAGTGATGTGAAATGGCAGAGCTAAAGGAAGTTGAAGACAAACTCCCAGGTTTGCGCTTCTACGGTGTGAGATCTGAGATTCGTTCGAATCGAGTAGGAGTTCGCACCGGTACGATCACGATGTTATGCGAGGTTCACGACGAGGCCCTTTGGGAGATGGCCGTCGAGAAGTTCGAAGAATTCAAAGTCTTTAGTAGCACCACGGAGGAAATGCTGTCGGCACTGGGGGATGCCTTGACCAGCACGGACACGGAACTGCAGGAGGCCAGGCATCACGAACAAGAGGCCTGGGCAGCGGTGCAGGAAAAGGTGACAAGAATCGAGGAATTGGAGGCAATCCTGGCGTCAATCGGCGCAGACCTGGGCATTACGCAATGAATGCCGTAGTATTCTGGGGACATGGCACTCACCGACGACGTCCCCATTCGCATTACGGCCGAAAACTACACGACCGCTGCCAACAGCGAACTCGCCAGGTGGTTGGCGAAGGAAGCGGCCGCTGGTGGAGGAGGTGAAGTACCAGAAACGAATGAGTCGGCTGGTACTGCCGCGTACTCGGACTTGTACGATGATCCCAAAGGGCGCAAAGACGTGAGTAACGTCGATGGGCATTGGGGGAAGAAGACGCACAGCTCAGAGTCCAAGGTGGATCCCCTTCATCAGAATCGAGGCACATTCAACGTTTCTCAAGAGGAGCGGCACATGGTTACTAGTCGCGCACTGGACTCGTTGCCATCGGCTGAAGCCAATGCACAGGCAGTCCTTGCCGAGAACTTTGACCACGTGAGGTCTGGCGACTTTATAGCGCACTCCTTGTTGCTTCAACCCAAGACCAAGGTGAGCTCTGTGGGGTCACTATCGGAACGTGTTCGAAGAATCGTAGAACAATTTTGAGGCGTCATGGATGAGAATCCAGCCCAGGAGTTCCTGGGCTTTCAAACGAAAGAAGCCAACAAAAAGGCGGAGGAAGACCTTCGCCTTTGGCATGTATGGGACCAATCAGGGCGTACTCCAGAGAACCTTCAACCACTTATGAAGCGTTACGAGCCCCTGTTGTCCCGTAAGGCACGGGATTGGAGAGCACCCTCGGTAGAGCCTTCGGCATTCAACTCTGAATTACAAAGGCAGTTCATACAGGCTGCGCACACTTTTGATCCGATGCGCGGAGTTGCTTTCAATACGCATGTGCAAACCAGATTGCCAAAAGCACAACGGTTCAATGCCCGCTACCAGAATGTCGGGTACATCCCCGAAGGTCAATCCGTAAACATTGGCCCAATGGATCGTGCCCACGAAGAATTGCTGGATGAGCTTGGAAGGGCCCCTACCCCTGGGGAAATAGCCAATAGGATGGGGCTGCCTGAGCATAAGGTAGTGAACTTGATGAAAGCCCGAAGGAAAGACATTCCTCAGACGAATCGCGAGGGAGTGTCTGAGTACTTGGTGGGTTCAACTACTTCCAGGGAGATGGATGTGATTAGGCTTATGCAGGCGCGGCCGCACGAATATCTCACGCCGGATGAGGCGAGAGTGTTCAACCACATCTATGGTGTTGGTGGCGCCAGGAAAATTACCGATACAACTGGGTTGGCAGCCCAGCTTGGTATTTCACAGCCAAAAGTGTCCAGGTTGAAGACTTCAATCGCGGGCAAAGTCAAAAAGAACATGTGATGTGGTAGCTGTCATAAAGCACGGGCATACCCGCGGCTACAGCACGTCGCCCACATATAATTCTTGGAAAGGCATGGTGCAGCGTTGTGCCAATGCTACTAGTTCAGATTTTTCCAGGTATGGAGGGCGGGGCATTGCAGTATGCAGGCGTTGGTTGCGCTTTGAGAATTTTCTGCGTGACATGGGTGAAAGGCCCAAGGGGACCACGCTAGACAGGAAATGCAACAGTGGAAATTACTGCAAGAGCAATTGCCGTTGGGTAACTCAATTAGAGCAAGCTAACAACAGGAGAGATAACACCTACCTAACTGTCGGAGGTACGCGTATGAGTATCGCCGACTGGGGCAGGAAATATGGGCTTAGGAAGAGTGTCATATCGCAGCGCCTTCTGCACGGCTGGTCCATCAAGGCAGCCGTAACCACCCCGTCACGAGGGTATAAGTGCAGTACACGGAGACTTGTATGAGTTTTTCTGAAAAAGATTACGAGATTATTGAAGATGAGCAAACCAGGGCGCAGCGGCAGAGGCTGCTTGCCTACATAAGCTTGGGGGCACATGAGCAAGCACGGTTGGTCCGTTTTTGTGCCGATAATATTCCGACAGACCGTTACGTACACCCGAACCTCATGTCCTTCTTCGTTGAGGGTAGTTCTTCTGGTGATCTCCGCGCGACTGTACGTGTTCTCTACAAGATGCGACAAGGTCCGCCGGAGTCCAAGGCGATCCACCCCCATGCTCTCAAGCAACTTAGCGAGATAGCGGGGTTGAAGCTCCTCTACCTGAACTTCCTAAACGAGGACACGCCTGGCGCATGGAAACGTAGGCTTCTGGTGGTGAACCTCAACACTTTGTACGAAAAACAAGTGTTCTTGAACAAGTTGAAGCGGGAAGCAGAGTTCCTCCACCGCACAGTGAAAGGCCAGCTGCGCGCGGTATTGACTCAGAGTTACAACCGGCATCTAGTGAGCGCCGCAGTGCTGCAGCCGTTCTTGGAGGTGTGCCAAGAAGTTGGGCTTCAGCCGGCCAAGGCGCACATCACAGACACTCGAGTGCACCTGCAGACGTACTTGCCCTACGCGTTTCAGCCGTTCCCAGGAGAGTTTGTTGCCATCGGCACATGCTGGGGAAACAGCGACTTTGGCGAAGGCAAAGTGAAGATCAGCCACAACGTGCTGCGCCTCAATGGCAAGGGCAGTTTCATCACTGGAGATGCCTTCAGCCGTATCCACATCGGGTCTGTAGTGCAGGACACGGACATCAAGATGGATGATCGCGTTGCCGTGAAAGAGCTCGAGGCAGTCGCAGCAGCGTCCCAGGCAGCCGTACGTGAGGTGATGAAGCCAGACTCTATCCAACACCTGCTGGACATAATTGGAAAGGCGCACGCCGAGGACATTCCGTGGGTGAAGCTCAAGGATCGCCTGAACAAGGTGTTGTCGAAGGGGGATGTGACTACCCTCGAAGGCTTCCTGACGGATGGAGTCATTGACCTGCCTAAGCCGGGCATCGGCAGCAATGGCGCGCCTTTGCCGTCAAAGTGGTGGGCGGCTGCCGCACTCTCCCTATTGGCGGAGAACCAAACGGACGTGGCCAAGGGCATGGAACTCAAGGCTCTTGCCGGTACGTACCTGTGCTAAGTAGGCGGGACCGGCGCAAGCTTGAGCGCTACGTAAATGTGAAGCAGGAGAGTCCTATGGCAGATGAGAAGAAAATCTGGAGAGTCATCCTGGATGTGCCCCGCGAACAGCTGGAGGACACATTGAATAAGCTGGCTGACGAGGGCTACCAGATTCACAGCAAGGATAGGGTGTGCACCGAGGTTGGCGCCCTGGGAGGGAACACCACCACTGTGTACACATACGATTTGGTGGCGTTCAATCCTCAGCTACTAGGTGCTAAGCACGCACAAAGCATGGTTGCGTCAATGGGCTTTGGTACCTTGGCGCAGCAAATGCAGCCTGGCCCAGGCGTGGGCAGCAAGGTTCCATGAGTCGTTGGCTGGAGTTGTACACGACTTCACCAAGCGGAAAGACGATGTTTGTGTGCAGGATGTGCGGCGTCGTGACGCCGGTACCAATGGCGGAGTGCCCCTCACCTCCCCAGGTATGCAGCGATAAGCTGGCCATGTCCTGCGCCATCCTCGAGGAAATCGAGAATGCCTTGGTGGACGTCGGGGAAGCTCATGTGCCTTTGAACTCCAAGATGTGGCTGTTCAAGCAGGGCGACAAGACCATGGTGAGCTGGGAGTCTTCTCCTGGGAACGTGAAGCGTACCGAGATTAGGCTGAGGGAGTACAAGGACAAGAAGTCCAACCAGAGTCTTCCACCAGTGATGCTACGTACTCCCGAAGGTCACCTAAACAACTGCGCCCTGGCTAACGGGGATGCTGAATCGAATTGTCAAGTTTGTGGCGGTAATTGTCCAGATAGGGATTTGTTCACATGAGCATTGAAGCAGACGCAATCAAAGGAAAGTACTTTCGCGTGCTAGACCATGGCTTCGTGTCATTGGTCGATTACATGGGGGATGATGCGGCCGTGGTGCAAGCTGCCCGAGTCTCGTACGGGGCTGGGACTAAAACTCCCAAAGATGATCGGGCTACCCTGCGTTACATGAGACGGCAAAGGCACACTAGCCCCTTCGAGCAGGTGGAGTTGAAGTTCCATGTGAAGCTGCCCATCTTTGTGGCTCGCCAACTCATCCGACATCGAACGGCCAATATCAACGAGTACTCCATGAGGTTTTCCCTGCCGTTTATGCAGTTTTACATGCCTAAGCCTGAGCACATGGGCACTCAATCAAAGAAGAACAAACAAGGTCGGGCGGAACCAGTGAGCGTAGAACACGGTTCGCGCATCTTGGATAAATGGGCGCATCTGCAGAGGGAATCTGTGGAGCTGTACGAGCTCATTACGGCCAAGGACGTTGATTTAGCTCGAGAGCTTGCGCGAATGCATCTACCGGTGTCCATCTACACCGAATGGTACTGGAAGATTGACATGCACAACCTGATGCACTTCCTTTGCCTGCGTTGCGATGGCCATGCCCAATGGGAGATTCAGCAGTTCTCCAACATGAAGGCTTCCATGATGAAGCTTGTGGCCCCTGTGTCTTACGAGGCCTGGATCGACTACGCTTTTCAAGCGCGCACGTTCAGCCGCATGGAAATGGTGATGCTGCGTAGGATGCTGTACGTGCACAGAGCCCCTGACGTGGCACCCTTTGTAACTCCGTTGGGTGGCTGCGTTACCAAAGAGGTAGCCGATGGAATGGGTATGACTGCACGTGAATGGGATGAGTTCGTAGAGACATTTGACTTGAAGACAGACCCAACACGTTACGAGAAGCCCATCGACTTCATCCTTGATGTAGCATCGGCGGTTCCTGCAGAATTGCTGCAGCAGGAAGCATTGATGAGTGCCCCCAGAGTGCCGTGATGGTGACGCTGACCTCTCGACAGCTGCAGGAGCAAGGGCTGCGTAAATTGCAGGATCAGCACTTGGACTTCGTCATCGGCATCGATGAGGTTGGGTACGGGGCGTGGGCTGGGCCAGTCGTGGTATGCGCCGCGGTTGCTCCAGCCCGTTGGTCTCATCCAGAAGTCAGGGATTCGAAGGACTACGGCAGCGACACGCGCGTCGCCAGAGCCACCCGAGAATCCCTGACCAGAAACCTCCTCATCCCGCCGATCATCCCTTACCACCTCATCCTTTCCTACAGCAGCATGGAAATCGACGAGAAGGGGCTGTCAAAAGCGAGGGACTCTCTGGCGCTGCGCGCGGCGCGCCGGTGCGCTGAAAAGTACCCGCAGTCTTACGTGGTCATGGATGGGAATACCAGACCGGCTGGCATGCCAGACAGGTTTATCTGCATGCCGAAGGCCGACAGTTTGGTGCCCGCTGTGAGCGCGGCCAGCATTCTCGCCAAGGTTTACCGGGACGAGCTGATGGAGGTCTTAGCTCTGGAATACCCGGGTTATGACTTCGAAAACAATGTCGGATACGGCACCCCCAAGCACCAGGCGGGCTTGGTCAAGCATGGGGTTTCGCTGGTACATCGTAGAAGCTACAGGAATATCCGACAATTCATGGAGCGTTCCGCAAAGTAGTCGCCATGTTGTGCTGTTTCAGCTAGATTTTCTGGAATGGCAACAGTCGCTGAACGCAACAAGCGGTTAGATGCTCTTCAAACTGCGGTGACCCAGTACGCAGCTCAGCAACGAAAGACGTTGAATCATCGGGTCGATGTGTGCCAAAGGATTCTGCAGGGTCGGACTGGGTCGACCCGGCTGGCACAAGCGGCGGTTAGCCAATCATCAGCCTTGGTTGTAACTTCCATCAATGACTTCCTAACGGGGTAAGTGAATGTCGGAACCACAAATTGAGACTACAGAAATTGATCCGTCTGAGCTTGGCGTACAAGAGGCGCCACAACCCGTTCGCATTGAACGAGAAGACCATCTGGAGTACCAATTAGTTGGAGCAGAAATTTCAAAGGCTCAGCTCCTCGTTGATATGTACACCCGGGAACTTCAGCGCGCTCAAGGAGACTTGGCCCAGCTTGGGCAAAAAGCGCGTGCCCTTTACTCCAAGTTTGAGGAGAAGTACAAAGTCAACCTGCAGCTCAACATGATTACAGACGATGGCGTGGTGGTGCCGAGACCCATGGCACAACGAGACGCCTTAGTTCGCCAAGCTCAGTCGAGGTGACATGGCTAGCATCGTAGTAAGCCCGCTCAAGTCCGAAGAGGTTCCTGCATTCGAAGTAGTGAACCTCGAGATACTCGTGAAAGATTCCGACTTCGAGGGATTCTTCGACCTCATTGAAGTGTGGAGGTCGCGCAGCACGGCGAGCGGGCCTTACGAGGAGTTGACGTCAGACTTTTGGCGTCCGGCACGGTTGCCAAAGACTGGTGGTGACGCGCCTGTAGCGCCTGTAACTGGACCTTCGGTGCAGTTAGTAGGCAAGACTTTGGAGCTTGTCCTGAAAGAGAAAGACACCATAGTGGTGGTGTTCTCGGGTACGGACCCTTTGACGCTGCAGCAAGCGTCTGTACAGATAGCCGCTCAGAGTGCTGGGAGGCTTCGCTCGTATGTGGACGACGCAGTGCAACTCGTAGTGGAAACACTAGAGCCAGGCACTGGGGCGGCCCTGCGTGTCCTACTCAGCGATGCCACCTCAATTTTAGCCCTCCCTTTGCAGTCACCTGACGATTTGGTGTTTGGTAAAGACGCCCGCATTCAGCTCATGGTGGGCGTGCATGTCTATCGCTTCAGCGACATCTCTGGCTCCACGCAGTTTTTCTACAAGACGCGGTTCCGTAATCGCTCTACCAGTGCTGTGAGCGGGTTCAGTCTGCCTTTCGGAGTGGGGCAAGCACTGGGGCTCAGCACTGCACAGCTTGTGTGCGGCTACTTGGATATGGTTGACCTGCAAGGAAAGCCCCTTGTTGGGCGTGAAGTGAGCCTGAGCTCCCAGTACAACGGCACTATAGTTGAAGGCAAGTCCGTCACGGGCAATCCTTTGATGAAGCGCACCGATGCCACGGGGCATGTTGAGTTCAATCTGGTCCGAGGGATGCACTATGATTTGGCAGTTGCTGGGGCAAACCTAGTCAAGACCATAACGGTCCCTACGGACCCAACAGTTACCTCATTTCCCTTGCTGGATCCTGACGTGTCTGAGCAGCAGGACTACTTCCGTGTTCGGGTGCCACAGATTCCTACCTTGTTGAGAAACGTCTGATCATGCGCGAGCTTGAGCAACCCGAGCAGATACCGAGTGGTATCGTATTGGACGGCACAAGCTCGTCATCTGCCTTTCCTGCCAGCAGTGACTTGTTTGTGCCTCTACGTGTAATCCCGGCCGCGCCGGAGCACATGGGGGTCACACCGACGCCGTCGAATCACGTGACTGTCCGCTACATGTCCCCTACTGGGACTCGCGCAGTGCACGTGGGTTGGACGCCATCTCTCAACGTGCAACTCTTGTTCCGTGCGGCACGCCTGAAAGACCCCATTTTCAGGCATGTACCAGTTTTCAAGTATGCCCGAGTCATAGGAAGGCGCAGGGTGAAGCTCAATCACTTTCTGCAGCCTGGGGATGTTCTTGAGCTCAACAGTAGCGACAAGCCCTTCAGGTAACCATGTCACTATCAAGCGTCAACGTTTACGTGAAAGACGATACGGTCGATTCCAATCCCATGCCGGGGGTTGTGGTCCGCATATTTGACGCGACTGGCACCAACTACTTGATGCAAGCCATGTCGGATTCAAACGGACTAGCTGGATTCACTCTGGCAGCGCCGGCGACATACCAAGTTCGATTCTTCAAGGAGCAGTGCTCCATCCAACAGCCTCAGAACATGGTGGTGCCTGACGCTGGAACGAGCAACTACACGGCAATTGGCCACGTGTACGTGCCGCCAGAGGCTGTCCATCCTCGCCTGTGTTGCTGCTCTGGGTTCTTCAGGAGACCTGATAATTCTCCAGCCATTGGGCATCTCATCCACATCATCCCCAAGTTCGATCCCATCCTGTTCGAAGGTGCAGCGATGCTGACCGAGCTTCTGAAGCACAGGACTGACGAGTCTGGTTACGTTCAATTCAACCTAGTTCGTTTCGGTCAGTACGAAGTGACGGTAGAGGGGTTCGAGGATCAGGTGCGCATCATCACGGTCCCTGATGCTCCCAGTGTCAATTTGCCTGACCTCATCTTCCCAGTGGTGGAGAGCATTTCGTTCGATCCGCCAGGTCCGTACTCGTTGGGGAAGGGCACATTCAACGAGCTCACCATCACTCCGACTGTGCGCACGTCCGATGGACGAGTTCTTCCGGGCGTGGCCATCGCGGACGTCCAGTGGGGATCGAGCGACAACAACATTTTGGCGGTGCTGCCTACGGATAAAACGATTGTGCTCCGTGGCCTAACCCCTGGGGTGGTGCAGCTGACGGCCATTCGCACCGACTGCTCCATCATTCGAATTCCCAATCCACCTATTGAAGGCGTCCCAGTGGACGTAACGGTGATTTGATGGAAGTGGACCAGCTCTTACTTCAAGTCTTACGAGAGGTTTCCAATGGTGTTGAAGCCATGCGTTACGCGGCCATGGCTTCTGAGGTGCTGGACAGCACTTGGGTCTCGGCCAAGTTCCTCGATGCGATAACAGCGCCACTTCACGCATTGGATGGGATGTTGGGTGAATCGCCTCCTAAAGCGCGGGCGCGGGCGCCAAGGAAGCTACCGCCCCGGGTGCTGGCGAAAGGGCATGGCAGATGCGTCTCCAAGCGGGCGTTAGGGGTTTTGGATGCGCCTAACAAGCTGCCCATTCCTCCAGATCTGACTGGCCTTGACTTCTTGGCCGGTACCTGGATGGACAAGAGGGTCAGGGCATCCCTCGAGGCCTCGGCGTGCCGAGCACTCCTTCTTGAGATCGTGAGGCGCGCCGCGTTCGACTGGGTTCTTTACCGCTCGAGCTCGAAGTTGATCAACAAGCAGCTGGCCGAAGGTGCGTATCATTGGCTGTTCATTGAGGAGCCTGATTCAGCCACGTGGGCCATACGGCGCAGCAGTGGGAAAAGCATCACTGGCTTTGTTGCCATTTGCGAGCTGCTCGACTTGGACCCTGACAAAGTGCGTGACCGGATTCGCCTGCTTACCAAGAAACAGATCATGAACGCTGGTCGCCCCGCTGAGCGCCGCAAGCACAAGAACGTTTCAGAGGATGCCTTGCACACTGATGACTTGCGCGTGTTCGATGTGGCAGTTGATGATCTGCCTGTGCACGATCCGCTGTACTCGAGTTACTCAACGGAGGGCTAAAAGAAAGGTTGGTTGTACCAACCTTCCCATGTCGCTCAGTGAGCAGCGTTAGCCCGAGCAGACTCTGACTGGGTTCGTACCCTCATGATCACGGTGGCCCCAGCGTCATCGTCGTGGCCGGTCTCCACAACCATGGCGTCAGTGATGGGGACTTCTTGCACCTGCTTTGGCGCTCCTACGAATCTGAGTGCATTGCGCTCCAGGTAATGCATCAAGTCAATTGGTTGTACTAGCGTGTCGGGGCGCAGTTCTATTTCTGTCCCTGGCTCGTCCAAGTCGAAGCATCTGATCATTGGCATGACCTCCTTCTCTATTTCTCTTATCCCCGAGTTGCCAAATTCCTTGTGGCTCTGATAGACTTTGAGGTCTGCGCCCCGTCCGTATGTTCGAATCAACGGAACGTCTATCCAGTGGACATGTAAGCATGCATAGTTGCGTGCTTTCGCGGCATAAGAGGACCAATGGGAGATCTCGTCGATCCGAAACCACCGCAATGGCAGCGCAAAACGACGGAGGACGATGTACGGGAAGACAGTACAATCGACCTGGCACAGAGGCTCATGGAGTTGATCTGCGGAAACATGGAGCCTACGGTGGTTCAATTGGCAGCACTGCGGCTTGTGCAGAAGGCTGTCATTGGGAACTACCAATTATGCCAAGGTCGAGACGCCACGCTCATCTTGCTCGGGCAAGCGAAAGAGCTGGCTGAGGCCTATGTGATTCGAGGGTCAGATGGAACAACGGAACATCAATTCTGATTACGAGCTTACGCAGGTAGAGGCACAAGCGCCTCGAGATACAGTCCCATGTGGTCCACCAAGCATCACTTCATCGTACCCGCCACAGGAGGGTCCACCGCCCATGGCCATTCCGGGCGCACCCCCCGCTACCGAATTTATCTGGAGTGCATTCACAATGAAAAACGTCCTCAAAGTCATCTCAGGTGTTCTATGTCTATTACTGATTGCATGTTGGGCAACCGAGCAGCTACTGGAAGAAGGATTCTTCGATTTGGTGCCAGCCTAGAGGAGATATCGGATCTCGTAGAGCAAGCTCAACGTCTGCAGCACGCTGGCATGCAGTACAAGTTGGCCGGAGACCACCCGATGGCGGTGGTCACGTACCGCGAGCTTTTGCAGGTGGTGCGCCGCCTCGAGGAAGTGGGGGCTTTGAGCAGCCCATTGGGGTTGCCAACCCAGCTGGTGCAGCGTGCTATTGAAATCGAAGAAAGC